AATGATAAAAGAATATTTAAAAATTATAGGTCTTGGTATACTTGCAATACTATTTCATTGGAAGACAATTGCATTTTATGGATTTATGGCGTTTGCTTTTGTACTAATGATGTTAGAACAAGGTTTCGTTGCGGCTCTTATTGTAATACCTATTCTATACTTCTTACGACTTATAGGTAAGTTTCTATGACACCAGAAGAATTACAAGAAACAATTGAAAAGATTAAATTCATACTAGACGATAAAGTTGCACCTAGTGTAGCTGCACATAATGGTAAGATTAACTTTCTTTCTTTTTCACAAGAAGGAGTGTTAACATTACAAATGGCAGGAAGTTGTGCTGGGTGTGCTATGTCTCAACTTACTTTAAAACAAGGTGTTGAAAGTATGATGAAACATTATTGTCCAGAAGTCAAGCAAATCATTTCAGAAGATGATACACAAGCTGCTGAACAAGGTTACACACCTTACGCACCTACCTTAAAATAGTCCAGGTATACAGACTAAAGTTTCTGACACGATACAGCCAGCAAAACTGACTAAACCATAAATCATCAAAAAAGTAATCATTTATTGTACCTTTCATAATGGCTCTTATCTACGCAATAAAAGGCTTTGTGTTGTGGATATTCTTTTTTAGCGAGGCGATGAGCAGATTGACAATTGGGAAAGTCCCCTAGCATCCGCATATCTTTTGATTCAAAATCAAAATAACCGTAGCCTGATAACCAGACTACGGCAACAAAGGATTGTAATATGAATATTCTCCGTTAAGATTATTATTATGAAGCTAACTTCATTAAAGAATAAGGCACGGTCCATTTACCACGACCTTCTTCCATAACTACAGCTTTCTTCGGGTTACATTTAACAATAACTCCGTGATGTTGTTTACCACGAGGTCTGCCAAATATCACTTTTGCTCCGACAGCAAACTTGTTAATGTCTTCGGCTTTTGCTTTCGCAATACAAGCCTCAACAATATAAAGATGTTCTTTATGACTAGGTTCTCTAATCCAGTCTAACACTTTATTTAAATCATTAAATTTCACTTCTGACATAATATACTCCTTCTATTTAAGATATAAAGGTCCAGTCCACTGGATTGGATAGTTTCCAGTAAGAACATTTCCTCTAGGTTGATTTAAAGCAGGTGCATTAAAACCAGCAGGTTTCAATATATCGCCTTTTTTAAAATGTTTAAAGTCTTCTTTTACGATAAATGCAAAGACACCGTTTTCTTGTACAATCTTAATGTACTTCTTACCAGGTCTTACAGATGTTTTACTATCCCATTTATCAACTTGTTCTTTACAATAACCTGATAATTCTTTACCACCAGTAGTAGACCATTTCAAATAGTCTTCTTTGGCACCAGCCATCAAGTTTTTTATTCCATCATTTAAGTTATCAGCAGATTTATCAACTTTTATCATATTATTGGTCCTCATTATTAAGTGTTAAGATAGTTCCAATAGTTGAACCTATCATTATTGCAACCATTATAAAGAACATTGTCCAGTTTTCTTGTCCTAAACAATGACCTCCACAATCTTCAATTGAACCAACTGCCAAAATGGCAGAAAGTATAGCAGTAATACTAAAAAAAGTATTCATAGTGTTTTGTCCTTTCGTTTTATTCATAATATACATACATATTACCATAGTTTAATAACATTGTCAAGCAAAAAATGCCCTAAAATGAAAAAAAATCAACAAAAAATACTAGTGTTCTTGTTTTGTTCTCTATTTTTCTTAAATAGTTGCGGAATTCATTGGAAAAAATGCAAATTTACACCCGATTACGGACGAATCAGCGAATCAATCTACAAGTCGGTAGAAAAAGACAAATTTATTGCGTTTAGAACGGGACAATTTTCGTGTCCTTTTTAATTTTCAACTAAATATACTTAACAAAAGGATTTTATGGCATTACCAAAGTTTGGTGTGAGTTTGTATTCCCCAGGTAAGGGAAAAAAGACTTCACAAGGGGTCAGAAAAAGGATGATAAAAAAATCATCTATGAATAAGAGTAAAAAACGAAGTTGGAAAGCATATAAAGGACAAGGAAAATAGTGGAAGGCAAATTTGTTATTAAAATTGGCAATCAACTACACACTTATACTCAATATGATGAAATTCCTAGTGAGATAGGTGCGGTCATTTCGTTTGAGCCTAAATATCCTGAAGAACCACATACAGAAGAAGAACATAATTTAATAGAAACCTTTAACGACAAATTAAAACAATTAATGGAGAGAGAATGCCTGCGGTTACGAGGATAGGAGATAAAGATGTTACCCATTGTAGTACACCTGCTAGAGCAGTAGGTTCTCCAGATGTATTTTGCAACGGTATAGCAATCAGTAGACAAGGCGATAATAACACGGTACACTTACTACCTGGTTTACCTTGCCCAGCACACGCTGCCCCTATTGCAACTGGTAGTACAACGGTCTTTATAAATGGCAAAGGTTGTGGTCGTGTAGGTGACGCAATATCGGGTTGTACAAGTGTTGCTCAAGGTTCTCCTAATGTCTTTGCCGGTTAGTGTATAAATATTAGTGTTATGGCATTCTACGATTCAAAAGCAAGCACTAGTAAAAAAAGAGTAAATAGGATTTATTCTGATTTAGACCTAGATTTCACAAGAAATCCGGTTACAGGAGATGTGGTTAAACTTATTGATGTAGACGCTGTTAAAAGAAGTGTAAAGAATTTAATACAAACAAATCATTATGAGAGACCTTTTCATCCTGAAATAGGAAGTGATGTAAGAGCATTGTTATTTGAAAATATGACGCCGTTAACTGCTCTTAATTTAGAAAGAAAAGTTGCTGAGGTTTTAATTAACTTTGAACCAAGAGCAAGTATTGAAAGTATCGTTGCAAGTCCTGATATAGACGCAAATAGATACCACTTACAAATTAGTTTCTATGTTGTAGGTATTCAATCACCAATCGTAGTAGAAACATTTTTACAAAGGTTAAGATAGATGGCAAGTACAAAACTAGATATTACAGAACTGGATTTTGACCAGATAAAACAAAATTTAAAAGTATTCTTACAAGCACAACCTGAATTTTCAGACTACAACTTTGAAGGTAGTGGTTTCGCTGTTCTATTAGACTTACTTGCTTACAATACACACTATCTAGGTTTCAATGCTAATATGTTAGCAAACGAAATGTATTTGGATTCTGCTGATGTTAGAGCAAATGTAGTTTCACTTGCTAAGATGTTAGGTTATACACCTGCAAGTGCAAAAGCACCTGTAGCAAATATTGATGTTGTTGTCAATGACGCAACAGGAACAACTTTAACAATGAATAAAGGTACGGTGTTTACTTCTTCTGTAGACGGAACAACTTATAACTTTATTACTAATACAGATACAACAACTTCACCTGTTGATGGTGTATTTAAATTTTCTAGTATACCTGTTTACGAAGGTACACCAGTAACCTTTAGATATACGGTTGACACACAAGACCCAGACCAAAAATATATAATACCTAGTGTAAACGCTGATACAACTACACTACAAATAAAAGTACAAAAGAGTTTAAATGACCAAACTTCTGAAACATATACAGGTGTTTCTGGATTATTAAAATTAAATAACGAAAGTCAAATATACTTCTTATCAGAAACAGATACAGGTAAATTTGAAGTTAAGTTTGGTGATGGTATTATCGGTAAGAAATTAGAACACGGTAATATCGTAATTATGGATTATATCGTAACCAATAGGTCAGAAGCGAATGGTGCTAAACTATTTAATCCTGCTGGTAATATTGGTTCGTTTTCAAATATCACGGTTACTACCGTATCAGAAGCACAAGGTGGTTCAGCACCTGAAACAAAAGAGAGTATTCGTTTCAATGCGCCACTTCAATATACTGCACAAGATAGAGCGGTAACAACTTCTGATTATGAAACAAAAGTAATATCAATTTATCCTAACACACAATCAGTTAGTGCTTGGGGAGGTGAAGATGACGAAACACCAGTTTACGGTGTTGTAAAAATCGCAATCAAACCTACTTCAGGTTCTACACTAACAACACAAACAAAAGCAGATATAGTTTCACAATTAAAAGAATATAATGTTGCTTCGGTAACACCTCAAATTGTGGATCCTGAAATAACAAGTATTGTTTTAAATTCAACTGCAAAGTATAATGAAAGAGCAACTACTAAAGACGCTGAAACAATTAAAGCAGATATTATTAGTACATTAGGTAAATACAATGTATCAACTTTACAAAAATTTGATAGTATGTTTAGACACTCTAAAGTTATCAAAGAGATTGATGATACAGACCAAAGTATACTATCTAACATCACAACATTAAAAGTAAGAAAATCATTTGCCCCTACATTAAATTCATCTTTGAAGTATAACATTTACTTTAGAAATGCAATTTATAATCCACATATGGGACATAATTCATCAATGGGTGGTGTGGTTACATCTACTGGTTTTAAAGTAGCAGGTTCTACTTTTGAACAATTTTTAGATGATGATGGTAATGGAAATATAAGAGCATACTATCTATCAGGTGCAACTAGAGTTTATACTAACTCAACACAAGGTACGATTGATTATACAACTGGTGCAATTACAATTAATTCATTACAGATTACAGAAATTTCAAATATAAGAGGGAGTGCTTCAACGGTGATAGAAGTAACCGTGCAACCTGCTTCAAACGATATTGTTCCTGTTAGAGACCAGATTTTAGAGTTAGATATTACTAACTCAACGATTAAGGTTGAGAAGGATTCCTTTGTCGGAGGAAGCTCGGATGCTGGTGTCGGTTATACTACCACTTCTGCATATTAATTAGATGAAGTTTAATAAGAAGATTACAAACCTTCTGCAAGGTCAGTTACCTGAATTTGCATTAGAACAGCATCCTAAATTTTTAGAGTTTGTCAAAACTTATTTCCAGTTAATGGAATCTGCTGAACTGCAAATTACTTCTTCACAATCTACAGATGGTATCTTACTAGAAACAGAAACAGGTCAATCTAATAATTTAATATTAGACGCAAGTAGACTTGGTTCAGAAGCAACTCAAATAGACGCCGGTTCTAAAGTCTTACAAGAGACTTCTTCTTTTGGTAAGTTTACAACTGGTGAAACAATTAAAGGCGAAACATCAAACGCAACTGCTGTTATATTAGCAGAAGATTTAGTTAACAATAGATTATTCATTACAGCAGAAGATAAATTTATAGAAGGTGAAACGGTTACTGGTATTTCTTCTCAAGCGTCTGGTGTATCAGGAAACTATAGACCTAATCCTGTAAAAACAATACAAGACTTATTATCATTTAGAGATCCAGACAAAGTTATCTCACACTTCTTATCTCAATTTAGAAATGAAGTATTAAATACAATACCTGAAAATTTAACAGACAATCTAAACAAAAGAGAATTAATTAAAAGAGTTAAATCTTTGTATCGTACTAAAGGTACTGCAAAAGGACACGAATTATTTTTTAGATTATTATTTGGTATCTCTTCTGAAACATTTTATCCTAAAGAACAAATGCTTAGAGTATCAGATGGTGAGTTTACTTCAAACACAATATTAAGATGTATTAATTCAATCGGTGATACTGGTAAATTAATTGGAAGAAAAGTTGAAGGTATTACTTCTGGTGCAACTGCGATTATAGAAAACATATCTCGTTTTCAAATTTCAAGTGAAGTTGTATCTGAATTTTTATTAAACCAAGAAAGTATTGTAGGTACATTCCAAGTAGGTGAAACTATTAGAGGTACTGAAACTGATACAGACGACTTGTATATTAAAACAACTATCACAGGTATACCTGGACAATTTACAATTACAAATGATGGTTCTCTATTTGAAGAATCCGACATTGTAGATTTAGTAGGTGGTGGTGCTGGTGCAAATTGTCAAGTTGCTGAAATAGGTGCTGGTCAAATTACAGATTTTTATATTAATGCTTCTGGTACACAATATCAAATAGGCGACAAACTAGTTTTCAATAATGCAAATACAAATGGTGCCGGTGCAATAGCAGAAGTTGCTGTTGTTAATGGTGCAATTGCAGGAGAAACTGGAAGTGGTTACGACCATATTGTATTTGAAGACGCAACAAGTAAGAATGATATTAACCCAGGTAGTAAAATGGTTTTAGAATCTGGTCTAGGTGATATTACAGACATAAGATTAATTAAAGGTGGTTCTGGTTATACTAAAATACCTACGGTTACAATTACTTCTGATAATGGTTTATCTGCTGAGATTTACGCATACGGAAGAGATATTGGAAAACTTCTAGGTATCAATACGGTTGAACCTGGTTTCAAACACGATTTAAGTCCATCTCCACCAACGGTTAAATTACCACAATCAATTCTTATATTACAATCTTCAGGTAATTATGCTGTAGGAGAAACGGTTACAGGTGGAACTTCAGGTAGTACAGGTGTTGTATTATCTTGGGACGCAACAAGAGGTCTATTAAGATTAAAAGATGTTAGTGGTGCATTTATAGGACACGAAGTTATGACTGGTAGTCTTTCTTCGGTAACTGGTCTAATGGCAAAAACAGATTTAGCAACTGCAACGGTTGATGTTGTAGGTACTTCAACAAGTGAAGGTAAATATATTTCAGAAGATGGTCACTTATCAGAAACAACTATGAAGATACAAGATAGTTTATACTATCAGGACTTTTCTTATGTTATTAAAGTAGGTCGTACTATTGATGAATGGAGAGACGCATTTAAAAAGACAATGCACCCTGCTGGTTTCTACTTTACTGCACAAGTAAATATTGAAAGTAGACTTAATGCGAAAAATAGAATGCCTGTTATTGGTAGGGTTACTGGTATTGAGGCAAGTCCATTTATTTCTGTATTGAATACATTGTTTGGTACAATCTTTGGAAGAAGACTAGGTACTATAGATGATGGTACTACATTAAGAGGTACTGGTTCTAACGATAGACAATTAGGTTTACCTGCTGATGTTGTACAATCTGCTCTTTCACCTTTTGCAACTAACACAAGAGACTTAACTCTACATAGAACAAAAATAAGTTTTACATTTCAATTTAAACCGTTTTATAACTTTAGAACGGTCAATACTAATTTTGGGTCAGTATATGCAGGACCAAGATTAAGAAGTTTCAATAAATACTTTCAACAATCAATGTCTGCTTCTGCAATGAATTGGGCAAGAGTATCAGAATTAAAGGCAATAGGTACAAATACTAATGCTGATGGCACAGACTTGCAATATGGTGATTTAACTACTATTGCAAAGACATATATTACATATCCTGCTACGGTTCTAGTGCCTCAAGGTAGATTTAGTAATACACAGAAAAAATTTAGTAGCGGAACAGCGAGATTTGACTCAACTGCTTAAAATCGGTTATAAATATTAGGATAGGAAGATAAAAATATGGCAAAACAAAGTATAGGATTAGGAACCACAGCGAATGACGGCACAGGTGATAACCTGCGTGTAGGTGGTGATAAGGTCAACGATAATTTTGATGAAATTTACACGGCCTTAGGCGACGGTTCGTCATTACAGATAACAACCACTGGTGCTTCTTCTAACCAAGTACTTCAATGGAATACTTCTAATAATAGATTTGAACCAACTGCTTCTGCGGCTGCAGGAGATATATCCGTAGACACAACTCCACAACTTGGTGGTGATTTAGATGTTAACGGAAACAATATTATATCACAAGGAAATGCTGATATTAATATTATACCTAATGGTACTGGTAGAGTTAAATTTGGTTCTTTAAGATTTCCTACAGGTGCTGGTACTTCAACATATGTACTTGCAACTGACGGTGCTGCCGATATGTACTGGAAACAAGTAGGTTCTGTAATTAACTTATCTGCTGATAGTGGAACAAACGACCAATATACGGTAGGTGATGTTCTTAACTTTACTGGTGGTACAGGATTAACTTCAACGGTTTTAGATGACACAATTAAATTTGATATAGATTCAAATGTCGTAACCTTAGCAGATAACCAAACTCTTTCAAACAAAACAATAGACAATCCTGTTTTTACAGGAACTTCTTCTGGTAATGTTCAAATTAGAGCTGCAACTCTTGGTTCTTATATTGCACAAGGTGGAACTGCTCTTGCAGGATTTGAAAATGCAACAACTTATGCTGGTGCGTTTGCTGTTGATACAACAACTTATAAATCTTACTATGCCGCTAACGGTGTATGGAACGAACTTTTATCTTCAACTTCATCTATAGATATATTATCAGATGTAGACACAACTACACAAGCACCTACAAGTGGTCAAGCATTAATATGGAATGCCGGTTCAAGTCAATGGAGACCTACGACATTATCTGTACCTGTATCTTCTGATAGTGCGCCAAGTTTAGGTGGTAATTTAGATACTGCCGGTTATACAATTCAAGGAACTGGTAATATAAGTTTAAGTGGTTCTGGTTCTATTGTTAAATCAGATTTCGTTAACACTGGAGCATTACCTAACGCAACAAGTAGTGTTGGTGCCTTTGCGGTAACAACAAATAACAATCTTGCTCTTTTTGCAACCTCTTCAGGTTGGATAGGATTACTATCTGAAAATGATGGTATTAGCTCGTTTACAGATGTAGACACAACAACTAATCCTCCGTCTTATGGACAAGTATTAGTATATGAAAATGTAGCAGGTCAAGGTCGTTGGAGACCTAATGATTATACTCCTGCTGTTAGAGTATCAGCACAATTTACGGTAACTGCAAATGGTTCAAGTGATTTTGTATTTAATGGTGATGGTTTTCCATCAGCACAAAATGACCCAGTTTTATACTTAAAGAAAGGATTAACATATCAATTCGTAATGAACCAAGGTGGTTCACATCCTTTTGAAATTAGAACTGCGTCAGGTGGTTCTGCATATTCTTTCGGAGTAACCAATAATGGTGCTTCTTCAGGAACACTAACATTTACGGTACCAATGAATGCTCCGTCAACATTGTATTATCAATGTACTTCACATAGTGGTATGGGAGCAGTAATTAATATAGATTAATAGAGTTAATGAGAAGATGTATAAATATATCAAAGAACATAGGAATTAAACAATGCCAGCAATTATAACAAACAAATTTAGAAGAAATAACGCTCAGCAATTTGAAGAATCTTTTGGTGAAGCGTCTCCTAATATCTATTATCTAGGTATAGGAAAACCTTCTGCGTTTGGTACTAAAACTAGACCAGATGGTAGAACAGAAAATATTGGAACAGATAGTGCTCCAGTAACCCCAGCGGATTCAGTACAAGATGAGTATGATACTTTTGATGATTTACTTGCCGCTAAAAGAATTACAAGCTCAGATGTAAGTTTTGCTTGTCCTAGAATTAACTGGACAACAAATACAACTTATGATATTTACAGACACGACTATGGAAACAGAATTACTGGTTCTACTAATTTACAAAGTGCTCATAGTGGTGCAACTAATTTATATGATTCAAATTTCTATGTTTTAAATTCCAACTTCAATGTTTATAAGTGTTTAGATAACGATAATAACACACCTTCAACGGTTGAACCTACTGGCGAGTCAACTTTGATTTTAGAAACTGCTGATGGATACAAATGGAAATATATGTACACTATGTCTGCTGCTCAACAAGCAAACTTCTTGTCAACAGACTTTATGGGAGTTTCAACTAACTCAACGGTTACAAACAACGCAACAGACGGTGATGTTAATATCATCAAAATTAAAACTGCTGGTACAGGTGGTACTGCTGGAACTTATACAAACATTCCTTTAAGAGGAGATGGTTCTGGTGGAACTTGTACGGTTACGGTTTCAAGTGGTTCGGTTACTTCTGTTATCGCAACAGGAACACCAACAGGATATACTTTTGCAAATGTAAGAGTGGCAGATATTAATGCTGCCGGTGCTGGTGCATTAACTGGTGCTGAACTAGATTGTATTATTGAACCAAAAGGTGGTCACGGTTTTGACCCATTTGAAGAATTAGGTGCTTTCTTTGTAATACTTAATACTTCTTTTGAAGGTGCTGAAACTGCAAACTCTGGTGACTTTACAACTGCAAACGATTTTAGAAGAGTTGCATTGCTTAGGGATCCTAAATCTGCTGGTTCGGCTGCAACGACAGCAACATTAAGAGCAACTAAAGCTGTTAGATTAAATTCAGGTGCTGGTACTTTTCAATCAGACGAAGTAATTACTCAAACAAACACAGGTGCTGTTGGTAAAGTAGTAGAATTTGATACTGCAAATAATATCTTATTTTACACACAAACAAGATATAATGATGAAGGTGTTGACGCAAGTGGAGACGGAACTTTATTTAGTGGTACAAATGTAATCACAGGTTCAACTTCTAGTGCAACTGGAACACCTACAGGTAATACTGAAACGGTTAACAATGTTTCTTTAGTTTCTGGTTATTCAACTTCTGAAATTGACGCTGACTCTGGCGATGTAATGTACATTGAGAACAGAGCACCTGTTAATAGAAGTGCTGACCAAACGGAGAATGTTAAGTTAATCATAGAATTTTAAAGAGGAAAATAAATGCCAAGTCCAACTGACTTTAACCTCTCGCCGTACTTTGATGACTTCTCGGAAGATAAAAGCTTCCATAGAATTCTTTTTAGACCAGCATTTGCTGTACAGGCTAGAGAGTTAACTCAATCACAAACGATACTACAGAACCAATTTGAAAAAATGGGTAACCATATTTTTGAATCTGGTGCCCAAATGATTCCTGGTGAGATTACTTTTGACTTGGAATATTACGCAATCAAACTTACTTCTTTTGCTGGTACTACAGATTTATCACAATTTGTTGGACTAGAAATGACAGGACAAACTTCTGGTGTAAAAGCAAAAGTTATCAATACAGATGTTGCAACTTCAACGGATCCTGCAACTCTATATGTTAAGTATACAAGAACTGGTACTAGTACTCAAACACCAGACTTTGTAGCACCTGAAACGGTTTTAGGTGTACACCCAACACTAGGTAATTTAACTGGTGTTGTTCAGTCTGCTGAAACTGGTTCTGCGGCTGCGGTTGCAGCTGGTACTTATTACATTAATGGTTATGCTGTTAATGTTCCTGAACAAACAATTGTATTAGACAAATATACAAACACACCTTCTTATAGAGTAGGTTTAACAATTACAGAAAGTTTTATTACACCTAACCTAGATACTTCTCTAGTAGATAACGCTGCCGGTTCGTCAAACGCAAACGCACCTGGTGCTCACAGATTTAAAATTGCATTAACACTATCTAAACTATCAACTTCATCTATAGAAGACTCAAACTTTGTTGAGTTAATGAGATTACAAGATGGTAGATTACAAAATAGAGTTAGAACTACAGAATATTCTATATTAGAAGATACACTTGCTAGAAGAACTGCTGACGAAAGTGGTGACTATACAATCAGACCTTTTGATTTAGATATTAGAGAACATTTAGATGATGGTAATAATAATAGAGGTATCTTTACTTCTGCAAATGGTGGTGACGCTACTAAACTTGCATTAGGATTATCTCCAGGTAAAGCATATGTTAAAGGATATGAAATTGATAAAGTAGGTACAACTTTTGTAGAAGTTGACAAACCAAGAAGTACAGGAACTGAAAATGGTTTCAATACTATCTTTGATGTTGGAAACTTTATGAATGTATCTAACGCATATAACGCTCCAGATGTTAACTTTGTAACCGGTAAGTCGGAAGCATTTAAATCATTACAATTAAAACTTGCTAATTCAAGTTATGTTGCTGGTAATATCTCAACAAATGTAAACAACAAAGTATTAGACATAGGTAGAGCAAAATCTAAAGGTTATGAATTTAACGCAACAACAGGTTCTGGTATAGGTAGTGCTTCAAACTTAGCACCATCTTCTCAAAATATATTTAAACATTATCTATTTGATATGGAAATGTTTAGTCATATTAAGATACCAACTAATCAAACATTTACAGATGGTGAATTAATAACTGGTAGTACTTCAGGTGCAACTGGTACAAAAGAAAGTGTATCAACAAATACAACTTCTGCAATCACTTCATCTACAGCTGCAAATCCTGTTGTAATTACAATGACTGCTGATTTAGAAATAAATGATGGTGACGCAATTACGATAACAGGTGTCGCAACTCAAACAGAATTAAATGACAATGTATATTATGTAAGACAACTTGTTGGTGGTGTTGCAAAAAGAGAATTTGAATTATATGACGCTGACGGTGTTGGTGTTGATGGTTCTGCTCACGCAGGTGCTGGTGCTGGCGGAACTGCTTCTTGTTCAGTCGTAGTATTATCTGGTGTACAAGGAGAGTTTATTGTAGGAGAAACAATAACAGGTGGCACTTCATCAAATACTGCTGTTGTAAAAGCAAATGTATTTGGTAATCACGGTTTCACACATTACGGTTCAAGTGATGTAAAAGAATTAACAATGGCAGGAAGTCCAGTATATACTTCTCAAGCTGATTTAACTGCAACATATGGAGACAATACTCAATTATCTGGTAATATTTCTATTAGTGCTTCATCAGCAGATGTAACCGGTTTCAATACTCAATTCTTAACAGAATTAAAAATAGGAGATAGTGTTCAGTTTGCAACAACAGCTGGTACTATTTTAACTAGAACGGTTATCAACATTTTAACTTCATCTTCAATTAGACTTGATAGTGCAATCTCAACAACTGCTGTATCAAACTCATTGATTGTAAGAAGAAGAGCAAAATTACAAGACGCAAGTAAAAATATTTCATTATTCAGTTTACCATATGACACGGTTAAAACATTAAAGACAGAAGCAAACTCTGGTATTTCAGATACTTCATTTATCGTAAGAAAAACTTTTGTAGGTTCTTTATCTTCAACTGGTGATATTACGATTACTGCAAACACAGGTGAAACTTTTGTCGCTCAATCAGAATCAGATTATTCGGTAACAATTATGTCAGCAGGTGGTTCATCTTCTGCTGGTGCTGTCGGAGAAAAACTAACAACTACAGGTAATCAACACGAAGGCGATACTTGTTTTACTTTAGGTGGTTCTCCAGTAGGTCGTTCACTAACTTTAGACTTTGGTGCTAATCATCAAGGACACGAAGTAAAAATTATTGCGACTATATCTAAATCTGCACAAAACGAAAAATCAAAATCATTACAATCAAATGAAGCGGTTACAATTACAACACAAGGTGAAGCAACTGCAAATCATATCGCATTAGGTAAAGCAGATATTTACCAATTAGTATCTGTTAAGATGGCTGCTGACTTTAGTACAACACCAACTTCTTCTGATACTGATATTACAGATAGATTTACATTAGACAATGGTCAAAGAGATAACTTCTATGACATTGGTAGAATTGTAAGAAAACAAAATACTATTGCACCAACTGGACAATTATTAATTACATTTAACTATTTCACACACGGTACTGGTGACTTCTTTAGTGTAGATAGTTATTCAGGTATTATTAATTACGAACAAATACCTAATTACACTTCTGATACTACAGGTCAAACTTATGAGTTAAGAGATACACTAGATTTTAGACCACGAGTAGATGACGCAAGTACAATTAACTCTGGTGGCAACGATAGAAGTTTTGATGGCACAGGTGCTTCAACGGTTGATGTTGTTAAATTTAAAACAAATGTAACCACAGACCACGAATTTTATAAAGGAAGAGTAGACAAATTATTCTTAAACAAAGAAGGTACTTTTGAAGTACTTAAAGGTGCTGAAGATAGTATACCACAAGAACCTGGTTCTATTGATAACGCAATGCACCTTTACACTATTTCTTTACCACCATACACATTATCTCCAGATAATGTATCGTATGAGACGGTAGAAAATAGAAGATACACAATGAGAGATATTGGTGCTATTGATAAGAAAATTGATAGAATAGAATATTACACTCAATTGTCTCTATTAGAAAGTGCCGCTCAATCTTTACAAATACAAGACGCTGATGGTTTTGATAGATTTAAAAATGGTTTCGTAGTAGATAACTTTAACGGTCACGGTATCGGTGAAGTAACCAATGGTTCATACAGATGTTCTATTGACTATGCAAGAGGTGAGTTAAGACCTTTATTCAACCAAGACGCTGTAAAACTAGAAGAGATTGACGAAGATGGTACAACACTTGTTGATACTGATAGAGCAGCTGCAAACTATCAGAAGACTGGTGATTTATTAACATTACCATATACAGAAAAAGATTTAATTAATCAACCTTTTGCTTCAAAAGCAATTAATGTTAACCCATTTGCAATTTTCAGTTGGATGGGTACAATTGACTTAACACCTTCAAGTGATGAATGGAGAGAAACACAAAGAACTCCTGATTTAGTTGTAAATTCTGATACAGGTGCTTGGGATCAATTACAAAGACAAACAGGTATTACAGACCAAGATGAGATTTCACTTGGTACGGTTTGGAACGAATGGCAAACTAACTGGACTGGTGCTCCGTTAACTTCAACGGTTACAGGTACTGGTGGAACATTTAGAAGTGGTCGTGCAATTGTAAGAAGAACTGAAATTACAAGTATTAACCAAGTTAACCAAAGTAGAACAGGTATTACAACTACTGCTGTTCCACAAACGGTTAGAACTTCTATGGGTGATAGAGTTGTATCAGTTGCTTTCGTACCATTTATCAGAAGCCGTGATGTTGAATTTGTTGCAACAAGATTAAAACCAAATACAAGAGTATTTCCATTCTTTGACAATGTAAGTATTGCTCAATACATTACACCAACAGGTGGTGCATTAGGTGGTAACTTAATTACAGATGACAATGGTTCTGTATCAGGAACATTTACTATACCGGATCCAAAAATAGAAACTAATCCTAGATGGAGAACTGGAGAAAGAACATTTAGATTAACTTCTTCTTCAACAAACTCTTCGGACGCAGCTGCTGTTGCTACTGCGGCTAATGCTGAATATATCGCAAGAGGATTATTAAATACCGTTAGAGATACAATTGTTTCTACAAGAGAGTTTAGAGGTGTACAACAAACGGTTACAGATTCACAAACAATCTTACAAACAAGTACAAGACAAGGTACTCAAATTATAGGTTGGACAGACCCACTATCTCAAACATTTATGACAGATGAACAAGGTGGTGTTTTCTTATCTTCTGTAGATTTATATTTCTCAACAAAAGATTCTTCTATACCAATAACTATACAAGTTAGAAATACGGTCAATGGTTATCCTGGAAGTAAAATATTACCATTTGGTGAGGTTACAATAAATCCATCTGCTGTAAATACAAGTACTGATGGTTCAGTAAAAACAACATTTACATTCCCATCGCCTGTTTACATACAAGATAAAGTTGAATACGCATTAACGGTGTTATCTAACTCAAACGAATATAATATGTATGTAGGTAGATTAGGAGAAACTAATTTAGGTTCTAATAGAACAATATCTAAACAACCATACGCTGGTGTATTATTTAAATCTCAAAACGGTTCTACTTGGACTGCTGAACAAAACGAAGATATGAAATTCGTTATGAAAAGATGTGAGTTTAATAATGTAGTAGGTACGGTTCATTTAGGTAGTAAAGAATTACCAGCACAAACATTAAAACAAAATGGTTTAAGAACAACAAATGGTTCTGGTGTAATTAGAGTATTCTTTAAAAATCATAACTTACACGATACAAATTCTGTGGTTACAATTGCTGGTGTTCCTAATGGTACACACAATGGTATCGCACATACAGATATTAATGGAACATACACAACTATTTCTAATATAACTTTAGATAGTTTTGATATTACTGCTCAAAATTCTGCTACTGCAAATACTGATGGCGACATTGGTGGCACAGCAGTAACCTGCACAGGTAATAAACAATTTGATGTATTAAACTTAGCAGGTATTCAAACTATGACGGTACCTGGTACAAGTTTAGCACCATTTATTAGAACAACAACTAGTAAATCAATTCACGGTACACAAACACCGTATCTATTAACTAGTGAAAGTAATAGACAATCGGTTACATTGGCAGATGACATTTACTTTACTGCACCTCAAGCAGTTATGTCAGGACCTAATGAAACAACTAGAATGTCAGGACAAAAATCTTTCTATACTATTATAAGAATGGCAACAATTAATACTAAATTGTCTCCTGTAATTGATTTAGATAGAAGTAGTGTATTCTGTGTTTCAAACAGATTGAATGACCCAACAAGTGGTAATACACCAAACTATGTTGCTGAAACTTCTGCAAATGGTTCATCAACTGCGTCTCAATATATTACTAAACCGATTACACTTGTAAACAACTCAACTGCTTTAGATATTAGATTGACACAAGTAGTTAGAGATACTTCTAAAGTTGAAGTTTATTTTAGAACTTCATCAGCAGACGAAGTAAGAGGTATCGGAGATATTGATTGGACACCTTTCAATGCAAATGGTGTTGAAGATGAATCTGTTGCAAAATCTAAAAATGATGATGACTTTAGAGAATACAAATATTCAAAAGATAACTTAAACGCATTTACAGCGTTTCAAATTAAGATTGTACTAAAAGGAACTAACTCTAGTTATCCACCAATCTTACGAGATATGAGAGGTATCGCATTAGCGATTTAATATATGTCAAGTAGATATTTAAAAGTTGAAAGTGAAGTAAATTTAGTTAGAGATACACAATCAGGTGGTATTATTAATACTAATTCAAGTGAATTTGATTTGTATATGCAAAGAAGAAAATTAAGAGTATCAAGTGCTGACAAAATGAAAGATGTTTGTAGAGAGATAAATACTTTAAAGGCAGAAATGTTTGAGATAAAAGAATTATTAAAAAATATGTGTAAAGGTAAAGAATAATGGCTGTAAGACAGGTAACAGAAACAGATAGTTTAGATAAATTAAGAATAGAGTTTAATGCTCTTGCGGCTAATGACTTTGGAGATATTGCAACTCTATCACCAACTTTATCTGCGACTTCTGTAATCGGTGCTGTTAACGAGATTAATAGTATTGCGATTGCCGCTGCCGGTTTCATATTATCAGATGGTGTTAATACACAGGCGGTTGCTTCTGGTAACACTATGTTGGTTACTTCTGGTTTAGGTGTTAATGCAACGGTATCATCACCAGATACTTTAAATATTGCATTAAATAATAACTTATCAGGTTTAAATACAATTGATGTAGGTACTTCTGCTGAAATATCAAACATTACAATTTCAACATCATCAATTATTTCTGCAAGTGGAACAATTGATTTTGGTAACGAACAATTAAATACAACAGGTGGTATAAGTGCTGGTGGTTCATTAGTTGGTTCTACTTTAACACTTAACGGTGCTTCAATGAAATTTGAAGGTGCAACTGCAAACGCATTTGAAACTACTTTAAGAGTAGATGATCCATCACAAGACAATATTATTACACTACCAGACATAAGTGGTACCGTTATTACTTCAGGTGATACAGGTACGGTAACTTCTACAATTTTAGCAAACAATGCTGTAGGTACATCACAAATTGCTGACTCTTCGGTAACGATTGCAAAACTATCAGGATTTGCAAGTGCAACATTAACGGTTGACACTTTAGTTGCAAATACTATTACAGGTACTGCTTCATTAGCAACACAAGTAGACATTACTGGTGAGTCCACTACTAACGCAACAAGATATTTAACTTTTGCTGATAATTCATCTGGTGCAAATACATTAAAAGCGGATTCAAGTTTATACTATAACCCATCTACAAATATTTTAACAACGACTGCTACACAAGCAAGATATGCTGACTTGGCAGAAAAATACAAAGCAGATAAAGAATACGAAGTCGGTACGGTATTATGTATCGGTGGAACTGCTGAGGTAACTATATGTACACAAAATCATTGTTCAAAAGTAGTTGGTGTTGTATCAGAAAAACCTGCCTTTATTATGAACGGCAGTTTAGAAGGTGTAACCGCTACGGTTGCAATGACAGGAAGAGTACCAGTTAAAGTTTGTGGTCCTGTAAGAAAAGGCGATATGTTAGTATCTTGTGATAAAGCAGGATGTGCTAGAGCAGAAGCAGAACCAAGACCAGGAACATTAATTGGAAAATCATTAGTCAATGACGATAATTCAGGAGAGAGAATTATAGAAGCAGTTGTTGGTAAATAGGAGTATATTATGGACGAACAAACCCAATTGTGGATTTCCAGATTAAAAGAGGAAATTCAATCACACGACAGATACGAAGCAAGACAATTATTCTACATAGATGACGAAGGACTTGACCGTGAGGTTAAAGAACATATGACTTATGGAGAATGGTTAAGAGAATTTGAAAGATTCAAAACTATCAAGGTGGAAGGTTTAGAAGATGTGGCCTGGTTAAGAGAAGTTTTAGATGAAGTTGTATTGAATATCACAGGTAAGAAAAGACAAGATATTCATTTATTTGTAAATCAAAAACCAGGTGTTAGTTTTAGAGAACACAAAGATGATAAAGATGTTTACTTATATGTTGTAAAAGGCAAGAAAAAAGTATCATTGAACGGTGAAGTTAAACCAGTATATGATGACGAAGGTATATTGATTGAACAAGGCGTTAAACACTTTGTAGATAATGAAGCAGATACTTGGGGGTTAAGTATCGGAGTTGTATAATGAATTGGATGTTTTATCTTAAAACAACCGAGACCTGCAATCTAAATTGTAAACATTGTTTTACTTCAGGTATCAATGGTCCTAAAGTCTACTGGAATCCAGATAAGATTATCAAGTGGCTTAAAAATTTCAGAAAATATAATTTTCAAAAACACGATACAGCACATTTAGAACTACACGGTGGCGAACCGTTTTTAGTTCCTGTGTCTGAAATGCAATATGTCTATGACGCCACAAAGAATTTGTGGGAACAACAATCAATGGGCATAACTTCCAATCTAGTTTTCAAACTTAAACAAGAACATATTGACTTTATCAAAGGTCCATTAGGTAATAGATGTGGAACAAGTTGGGATCCTAATATAAGATTTGCAAATGAGAAACAAGCAAACTTATGGCGTAAGAATGTAGAGACATTAATCGCCGAAGGTGTCAATATTAAACTTTTTATTTCAGTAACCAAAGACACAATTAGAATTGAACCTATTGAATTACTAAAATGGGTAAGAGATTTGGGTGTAAAAGAAATGGCACTAGAAAGATTGACTGGAAATGGTAATGCAAACTTACATCCAGAGATATTTCCTAGTAATATAGAACAAGACAAGTGGTTTTTGAAAATGCACGAACAATCTATTGAGTATAATACAAGAGATTGGTTTGAAAATGAGTTTTTTGAGACAATTTATTCAAAATTTGAGTATGGTTCAACAAAAGATGGCACATTTTGCCGAGATTGTGAACAAAAACTATTTACACTTAACGCAACAGGCACAATAGGCGGTTGTCCTAACGCAGCTCCCGAGTTTAATTTTGGAACTTTAGATGACCCTCTAGTAGAACTTATAAATAGTCCTAAGAGATTAGAAAATGTTGCTTGTGAAGTGGCAAGGAACCCTAAATGCTTTGATTGTGAAGTATTTAAATATTGTGGAGGCGACTGCCATCAATTAGAATGGCAAGGTAATGTATGTGGTGCTCCTAAATCTCTTATGAAGCACTTAAAGAAACAAAGTGAGGCGAAATGGTAACTTTAAATAACCCGATAACGAGTCAAAACATAGTAGATAGATTTGAGGAACTGGTAACTGATATAGCAGACCACCATATTGTATGGGGTACTGATAATTTACCTGGTCACTCGGCATTTTCTGCTTCTGATTTTGGTGGAGTTGTTGATGGATTTAATCTTAACTTGATAAATGTATCAGGTTCTTATACTCAAAACGAAACCGTAACCGGTTCTATTACAGGTACAATAGGTACCGTAGTTAGTTGGTCTAACAATGTATTAAAAGTTAGAAACATAGTACCAGGTTCTGGTCAAACAGGATTTTTACAAAACGATATTATATCTGGAACTAATTCTGGTGCTGTAGGTTCTGTAAATACTTTTAACGAAGTAAATGCTGTATCTATCGGTATCACAGGTTCATCTATTGGTAATGCAGGTTCATTAATTACTGCAAACCAAATTTATACTACACTTAAAAATGAAATGAACACTTATACTAATATTAAAAACACAAACGCTGTAGTTAATATGACAGGTGCAGGACAACAATATTCAGATACACAAATTGCACACTTACCAACATCACAAAGAACAACTTTAAATCCAAGTCAACCTAGTAGTTTACAAGCAGGTCAAACTATTGATGATAACAACTTGGAAGGTTTCTTTTCAACACTTGCAAACTCTTATAATACTGAAAGAGGAAACACTTATACATTGACAAAAACTATTTGCCACAGCAGTTGCCACGGTAGTTGCCACGGAAGTAGAGGAAGAAGATAATGATTGAATCTATAGTACCAATTGAATTAAAAGACTTAAAAAAATACTTTGAAGACAAAACAGAAACTTATCTATTAGACTATGAAAACAGCACATTGAAAGGTGCTCAGTTTTTGACATATTTAAGTAATTTAGATATACCTTGTGATATTAAGAATATGGACGAAGAACTAATAAGTGAGTATCTTAAATCTCAAATGTTAGTTAGTATACCTAAATTAGAGAAAGAAATAATTGCTGTATTATTTGAACACAAAGGGTTGACAAAGACAGATAAATATAAGAGTGTTATAGAAGAGAACAAAGAGATACTTGACAAATGGGCAGGTAAATTAGAAAGTCTACCATTATATAATATGTCAATTGTCGGTGAAGGTGCTTTCAATGATTTTGTTGAGAGTTATCCTAAAGACGAAACAGAAGATGTAAGAGGTATCAACTTTGTTTCATTATTGAAACACAAAGAATTTTATAGTTATTATCAAATGCCAAAAGAAAACATTGTTAAGAATTATACAAAGTACTTTAAAGAATATATGTTTAAAGGTAAATCTTTATTTGAATATTGGGCAAACGCAAGTAACCCATTATTCTTAATGACTTGGGCAGTTGCTGAAGGCAAGTTTGATAGTAAAGAATATAACAAAAGGAAAATGGAAGGTGTACAAAATCTTCCACTAGAGAGTAAATAATATGCTACACTTATTTAATAAAGTTTATTTAGCGTTTGACGATTCAATAGATTGTCATACTAACAGATATGTAATATCAGAAGAAGTTGGTAATGAAATGCACCAAGAACTTCAAAGTACATATAGAGGTAGTTTACTTAATTACGCAAAAAATAAAAACGAAATGCAAGGTAAGTTTGGTGACTTAACTGGTTTCTTTGAAGATGTAAATACTAAACAGAAATCATTAGGAACTAAAGTTATCATTTACTGCGATAGTCAAGCATACCTAGAAATATCTGTAACCTGGTTAAAAACTATGTTGCCGTATGCTGAAAGTGCTGAAATACAAAAGTTTTTAGATATTCATTTACACCACGAAAAAATTATTGCAAATACACAACTACAACCTACTCATACTTTAGCACTAACTAAATTAAATTCAGGATTAGGAAATGTAAGTGGTTATTTCAATGTTTTACCAACACTTGATATAGATAGAATAAAAGCTCTTAATTTAAATTTCTCAATTGAATTATTGTTAGGCGAATACTTTGCTGGTGCTGATACTCACCAAGCAAATTTATTGTCTACTTGGCATATGTTCTTAAAAAGATTTTATAAAGAAGTGTTGACAGATAGTAGAGAAGGTGCTGCTCTTAATCTTTTAAATAGTAATCAACAAACTGCGTTAGGTTATACTAGTGATGATGTTGATTTGAATGCTGATAATCCATTTACAGGAATTACACCATTAGCACCATTTGCTGACGAAGATGTATTCACACAAAAACCTACTGCAACGGTCGGTGCTGTGAATATTGCAAACATAGATGGTCTTTCTACAGAAAAACAAACTGCATTGAAAACTTTAGTTAAAGACTTATATGATTTCCAGAACTCTCCGGATCCTGATTACTTTATGAACCATTTAGATAAAGCTTGTGATTCAAGTTTATCTGCTGAAGATTTTGATACAATTATTACTGAAACGGTGAATAGTCCATCTAGTCTATCTTATATCCCTAGATTTGATATTGGAAATATAAACTATACTTTCTTACAATATCTTTTCTCATTGAAAAAATCTAACGATACAGACACATTAGGAAAATACAGACTATTCGCAAACTCATAGGAGTTTAAATGCGAGAGTTTTTAATAGACCCGAAAAGAGACCCAGAGCAAGAGTACACAATTCACTTATTTGAATTTTGTAATCTGCGTTGTGCTTTCTGTTGGCAAAACCACGAAGATACAATCGGTATTGATAATGTGGTTGATAAACTTCCATCTATAGAAAAATTTGTTTCAAAAGAAATGTATATGAAAGTCACCTTTAATATTATGGGTGGCGAAGTCTTTGCACCTGCAATCTATAACAGAAATTTAAACGAAGGTTATAAACTTCTATCAAAAGGCATACAAAAGATATGTCAAAGGTACGATAAAGAATTTTCAATCAATTGGGTATCTAACTTGGTTACATCACCTGATGGTAATGAACTCATTATGGACTTACTTAAATGGTCCAGAGAAGAAGATATACCTTGTAGACTTACAACAAGTTATGACCCACGAGGTAGATTTAATAAAAAAGACTTTGAGATATTTAAATCTAATGTAGAATATTGGGGTGATGAAGTTACCTGTTTCTCTTGTCTACTTACAAAACCTAATATAAACTTTTATTTAAATGAAGGCGATGAATACTTTGATTATTTGTATAATCAAGGTAAGTACATATATTTTGATTATTATATGCCAGATGAACACGCAAAATATAATATGCCTAGTGATGAACTATTATTAAAGTTTTTTAAACATTGTGTTGACAAATATCCAAATGTTCATCCTGTAAGAGACTGGATATTTAATAAAAAGAATTATGCAAGTTGTAGAGTATCTAAACTTGTTTTAGCAGATGGTACATTATGTCAATGTGGTAACCTTGTACAAGATGAGAAATCATTAAGTCAATATAAGTCGCCCATTAAAAGAAAAGACAATAGTATTATAGAAAACTCTTTCCTAGAGAAATATAATTGTAGTAGTTGTGAATTTTTAGATAGATGTACACTTGGCTGTTTTATGAACCACGATTATAGATATAAGGAGGAGTTGGATGAATGTGTTTACAAACTTACGCACAGATATATTGAAGATGTACGACTACAGCGAAACTATATCGCAAACTAATTATTTCAATTTTCCTAAACATATAGAAGTACAACTAGATAACTTTCCTGTAGAGAAACCATATCTACCTAGAATAGATGGTAGACAAGCACATATGTTTTTATGGTTAGGCAAGAAAGAAGAAGATGGTGAACTATATGAGATTGCAAAGAAAACTAAAGGCGAAAGACAATGGGTTCAAAACAAGACGCCAGGCACATTTATTAAGGGCGTAGGAATGTTTCATATCTATGACGAGTATGTTATAGTCGGTTCTTTGAAATATGCCGGTTATATGAAGAATAGACCTGCAAAAGAAAATAGACATTTAATAAGAACTATGTGGTGTGAGACTATAAACATATTTAAAGATAAAGATATATTGTGTCCTTCAGGTACTTACTTTGATTGGTTACATTTAACAATGAATCAAATGAGAGCACAAAAAGAACCATATCATAGAGAAATAATGTGGCAGTTTGGATTTGATAAAATTGTTGAAGGTAAATTAAAAGATTATTGGATTAGAAGAAAAGAAAATAAAACTGGACTTGACTGGATAGGAAGATGGACTTAATTATAAAACCTACTGAACTTTGTAATTTTAAGTGTACCTTTTGTTCAAGTACACAACTTACAAATGAGAAAAAGAACTGGTTGAAACACGACCAGATATTTCGTTTTTTAGAAAGATTTCCAGAAACTAAAACTATAATAGTAAATGGTGGTGACCCATTGATGATGGCACCTGATTACTACTGGAAGATTATTGAATGGTTAGATAATAAAGGTTATGATACTTCACTTGCATTAACAACTAACTTGTGGCCTTTCTATAAGAAACCTAAACTATGGGTTGACTTATTTAATAATGATAGAGTAGGTATTACAACTTCTTTTCAATATGGTGGTGGTAGATTAAAAGGAGACTATTCAGAATTTACAGAAGAAGACTTTTGGAAGTGTTCAGATACTATGTTAGAGTATTGTGGTTATAGACCAGATTTTATATCTGTTATCACAAGAGAAAATGAACACAACGCAATTAAGAATGTTGAACTTGCAAAAAGAATGTCAGAAGATAAAATGCCAGAAGGTACTTTACATAACTTTTGGCGAGAAGAAAAGACAGGCGTAGAATGTAAGTTAAATTATGCAATGGCAAGTGGTGAACAAAAAGAGCCTTTTTTGTTATCAGATATATATGAGAAGTATGTAGAAATCTATAGGGCAGGTTTAGCACCTTGGGAGTTTAATACTAGACAGATGATGTTAGCAATCAACGATAGTGCTACAAGTTGTCCGTTAAGTAGAAAATGTGATGAAGGTATTAGATGTTTACAACCAGATGGCGATTACTATAGTTGTGGTGCTTTTGGTGATGATAAAGATAAGTCTATAGATTTTGAAGAAGAAATGAAAGGTAAGTTTTTTACACCTTTACAAGATAGTTTAGAGTTAACTACAATGAAAAAGAATTGTTATAGTTGCCCTATGTTTAATATATGTAATGGTTGTAGAAAGACAATTAAAGATTATAAAGAAGCAGGAGTTGTAGAAAAACATTGTGAGAAAATGAAAAGAATAGGACACGATATTTTAATCGCAAATAATAAACCTCACATATCAATGACACCTTATGAGAGAGAATATGCAAGTTAAACATAATGTATTAACAAACTTGGAACTTAATCATATGATAAGTGAACTAGGTAATCTAGGCAAAGATTATCCTATCTATGAAAAGAATGTACATAAGAAATTACCAGATGATTGGAAATGGGCAGATAGTATCTGTAAATTAAATGTACCTAATGTAAAACATTGTATCGTTAGGTATGTTATCGCTGTAAATAGTAAAGATGAAGAAAAGAATATTATAGGGTTTCATACAGACAGCGATGTAAAAGGAGAAAAAACTATTATATTATATTTACAAGGTGATAGTAATAAAGGTGGTCAAATACAAGTTGAAGATAAGACTTATGACTTTAGACAAAACGCAATGTTTATTATGGACTCTCATTTAGTACATAGGGCAATGCCTTATTGGGGAGAAAAAACAAGACTTGCAATTAAATGGAGATGGACTTGTGAGGGGTGAACACGATTTATCAAACTTAATAATAAATGGAGTATGGCCACATAAAGACCTTGCACCTTTTAAATTCTTTGAAGGTGTACAGATACCTTTTGTAGAAACGAAAGGAGAGTATACGGTTGCTGTTCATACTGAAAAGGTTGCACACGCACTTACCACAACCCACAAATATTTGGGTGATAAATATATTAGTAAGTTGTCTAGTAGATATACATTACACGGACGACCTGAAATTGTCAATGGTGTAGATAAAGAAAGTACACTTTGGCACAATGACTTGAAAGAAGGAGCAAACATTGCTATATTAATGTACTTTACAAATGCTTGTAATAAGAAACAAGGTGGTTCTTTATCAGTTAGAAATAAAGAAACAAAAGAATTATCTTGTTGGTTATATCCAGGTAAGAACGATTTAATATTTTTAAATCATAGTAAAGTATGGGAACATAGAGTTGGTAAATTCAAACTAATTGATAGTGAAAGAATTGTAGGATGTTTTAATTATAATATATGAAAAATAAGATATTTCCAAACGGCAGAATACACGCCTCAAAAGAACAAGATTTAGATTACTCAAATGGATACCTTGCGTTATCAGTAAGTCCATTTGACAATAACTTTGACAATGAAGTTGAGAAAGGTGTATTACCTCATTGCCACGCACTTATTAGAAAAGGTTATCTTCCAATATCAAGTTGCGAAGGACACTTTACTAAAAAACACCATATGCCATTTTATGTAATGTTAGCAGTTGGTGGTAAAAACAAATTAGATAGAATATACGATATAATAAACAAGACAAAACATATACCTGGTATATCATATAAAATTAAAGAACAACAAGCAAATGTAAGAGGTGAACTATTAGAAAGAGTAAACTATAGTTTAGATAAAGCAGAAGAGTATGCTGAACTAAACAGATTGTTTATGAGAAATCATTTAGAGTATAATTATCTCTGGATAGGTTTATTTCAAAGTGATAAGAAATTATCAGAAAGAATTTTAAGAAGACTTATGTTTAGTAGATGTAAGAAAATGTTATTGAATAGTATTGAGGTGTTGAACTATGACGAAGCCGAAGATTAATCTGTCAATCAATCCATCTTATTTTTGTAATTTTAGATGTCCTTGGTGTTATCTAAAACCTGAACAATTAGGTGACCAAAAATGTATTGACCATTTTAAATTAAGTGAACTATTAAATGAAGTACAAACTCATAGAGATATAGAACACATTGATTTATATGGTGGTGAGATAGGCGTATTAAAAGAAGGTGCATTAGAAAAAATCACAAATGCAATTAAGATATACTATAAAGAAAAGATTAACATAAACACTAACTTATCTATGATGAGAGAAGAGTTTATGAATCCTGATTATTTTATTAGTGTTAGTTATGATATGGAGAGTAGAGAAGAAAACGAAAAAGTATGGAACAATATGATGAAACTGCCTGTTCCTTTTTCTGTTTTGATACTTGCAAATGAAAAAGTATTAAAAACATCAACTCAACATATATGGTCTAAAATGATACACTTGACTAAAGACAATCAAAACTTTCAAGGATTTGAAATTAAACCTTATAGTACTAATCAGGCAAACCAACATCCTATCACTCACGCACATTTTGAAGACTTTATATTAAGAATGGTAGAGACTAAACCTAACCAATGTCCTGTACATTTTATTAATGAAGACAATATTAAAGACTCTCTTAATAGTAGTTATAACGCATACAGCGATGACCATTTATATATTACACCTAATGGTAAGTTTGCTGTATTAGATTTTGATAAAGACGATAATGAATATTTTTTAGAACTTGATAGTTTTGCTGATTACGAAGTATGGTGTCAGAAAGAAAAAGAACAAAACATTTCCGATATATGTCGTAAGTGTGAATATCTAGGTAGATGTCTAACTGAACATTACAGATATGTTAAAAGTCTAAAAGATGGTTGCAATGGGTATAGGTATCTGTTGGATACTTATTCGTTTAAATATGGCAAATAGAGCATTTTGTATCGGTAACGGAACAAGTAGAAAAGGTTTTAAATTTTCTACTATCAAAGGACGAGGTGTTATATTAGGTTGTAATAATCTCTATAAAGATTTTGCACCTGATATTCTAGTCGCAATGAAACATCCTGTTATGCACAAAATTTATCAATCAGGTTATGGTTATACTGCTAGATGTTATTTTAGAGATTGGGCACCTAACACACACGAAAGATATGAGACTATGTTAAATAGTTTCTTTCCTGGGTATAGACATTTACGAGCAATCAGACAATCAGGTCTACTTAAAGAAAATCAACGAGTAGGTTCTGATAGATTTTGTTTACACGGATATGATGATGAAGGACAAAGAAAAGTTAATGTAAGTTGGTTGACAGATGACCTAGTAAAAAATTTTACAGACATACAGAAAACACCTGAACAAACAGAATGGGCAACAGGTCCTGCAAGTGGTTATGTTGCTTGTAAAGAGATAGCAGAATTAAAAGAAGTGTATCTAATTGGACACGACATATATAGTATGTCAAATAAATTTAATAACATATATGCCGGACAAGAATTTTATAAACAAGATACACACCCTAGTCAATACTATTTACAAAACTGGATATTTCAATGGCGTCAACTCTTCAAGTGGTACCATTGGGTTAAGTTTTATAAAGTAAATAGAAAGGCTATGTTAAATGTCAATATTCCGGAGTGGAATGAATGTAGAAATTTGGAGTATATAAGTTATGAAAGAATGGAAGCTCAAACAAGAAGTATATCATAGATTAAATCCTACTCATAAAGATACATTGAACGATAAGGAGATATATCTTATATGGGAAGATAATGATATAATTCTAAATGCAAAAAGACATTGGGTAGAACAGGTAGATAGATTTATCTATCCTGCAAAGAGTTATTGCGTAGCGATATGTTATGCAAAGTGGATAGAGAGAGATTATGGAGATAACTTTTACGACTTGTTAAACGATAAAGACTTGTTGTATGGTAATGACCCTTACTTTGAAATATACAATGGGAAGAAACACATTTATGACCCAATCATAGAAGCGTTTCCTAAAGATGAACAATTGGGAATGATACCAGATATTAGAGACTATTATGAAAAAGAAATACGATATGACGGTGGAATCTAATATAAGAACTGGTATAAATAATAGTACAAGGAGATAATTATGGCTATAAAGATAAATGGTAAAGAGTATGATGAAGAGAAGTTTGACGATAGAACTAAAAATTATGTTATCGCTAGACAAGAGTTAGTACAAAACAAAGCTAGAGTAGAGATTGAACTTGAAAAAATTGATGTGCTTGTTAGGTATTACAATGCTAAGATTTGCGAATTTCTAGGTATTGACCCCAACGCTCCGAAAGAAACTCAACCAGAAGAACCGAAAAAAGAATAGATAAATGGCTGCGATAGCAAATTTAAGACTAGACCAAGGAACTACATTTTCCTCAAATATAACACTTGCAGGAAATGATGGAGCTGCTTGGGACTTGACTGGTCATACCGTTGCTGCTAAAATGGCAAAAGGATATGAGAGTACAAAGACTAGGATAACTATGACAACTGCTGTCGCTAACCCGACTACAGGCATTATTACACTATCATTGACTTCAGCTCAGACAAGCGCCCTGGATGCGCCTGCGAGATATGTTTATGATGTAGAGGTTACTAATACTACTTCAGGAGTGGTTACGAGAGTAATTGAAGGTATTATAACCGTGCGTCCTAATGTGACCATTTAAATATTCTAAATACTATTAGTTTTTGAATACCCTTCGGTTATAAATATTAACAATTAAGGGAGACTAAAAGTGTCGCAAATAAAAGCAAGAATAGATTCTACAATAAGCAGACCGCAACAAGTATCGGTCACTATGCCTGCTGGTGCAGCCTCACAAACTGCTGTTACCAATTCAACTTTGAAATTAAGACTTCTACAAGATGTTGACGCTAGTACCTTAGCAGACGGTAGTATGATTCAGTATTCTGCAACAAGTGATAAATTTGTTGTAAGAGACGAGATAACAACTACAACTGGTTCAATAACACTAAATGGTGGTTCATTTTAAGGAAGTAAAAAGAGAGAGTTAAGATATGGCAACAATAATTAGAATAAAACGAAGTGCTAACACTTCTGCTCCAAGTACTCTAAAACTCGGAGAATTAGCGTTAACCTACGGTACTGGTACTGCAGGAAATAACGGAGATAGATTATTCATAGGTACAGGTGGTGTAGATACAAATGGTGACGCAAACGATATTGATGTAATTGGTGGTAAGTATTTCACAAGTTTATTTCCATCTACAAACGGTGTTATTACCGCTGAAAAATTAATAACAACAGATTCAAACAAAAGAATTGACGAGATTATAGTTGGTAACGAAACAACTAACTCTGGTCGTATAACTTTTAATGAAGCTACAAACAACGGTTCAAACAATGTTGTTTTAAAAGCTCCATTATCATTAACAAATTCATCAACACTATTATTACCTGATGGTGCTGGTTCACAAGGACAATTTCTAAAAGTAATATCTGCTTCTGGTACTGAAGCTCAATTAGGATTTGACGCTGTTGATACCACACTAACAATTGAAGATAGTGCTGGTGCAACAACAGATTACTCAACTAACTCTACTCTATTACTTACAGGTGATGGAACGATTGATACTGCGGTTACTAATAATACGGTAACTATTAAAGTACAAGACGGTGGAGTTGGAACAACACAACTTGCTGCTAATGCGGTAACAAATGCTAAACTTGCAAATGACGGTGTAACCTTAGGTTCTACTGCACTAACTCTCGGTGGTACTACAACTGACCTTGCAGGATTAACAAATGTTGTTGTTGACCATTTAACAATTGATGGACAAGATATTGCCACATCAGCTGCGAACAGAAATATTACTTTAACACCACACGGAACTGGAACGGTTACCGTACCTAGTGGATATAAAGATAGAGCTGGTTTCGCTTCTGACTCACTTGCAACAAAAGAATATGTTGATAGTGCTTCAAGTGGTTTAGATGTAAAAGATAGTTGTAGAGTTGCTACTACAGCAAACTTATCTGCTACATATGACCAATCAAATGGTAGACTAGACAATTCAGGAACTCAAGCCGCACTAACTATTGACGGTATTGCATTATCACAAAACGATAGAGTACTTGTTAAAGACCAAACAGAAGCTAGACAAAACGGTATCTACATTGTAGAAATCGTTGGTACTAACTCTACTAATTGGAGATTAACAAGAAGTGATGACGCAAATATCGGTACAGATATAACTGGTGGTACATTTACTTTCGTAGAAGAAGGTACTGCTAATAGTGATAACGGTTATGTGTTCACACACAATGGTACACCTACAATAACAGATAGTACACTTTCTAACAATACTGAAATGCCAGTATCACAATTCTCTGGTGCAGGACAAGTAGTTGCTGGTGCAGCTATGGTAAAAGCAGGAAATACTTTAGATGTTAATGTAGACAATACTTCAATCGCTGTAATATCAGACGCTTTATCTATTAAAGCAGGTGGGGTTACAAATGCTATGTTAGCAGGAAGTATTGCAAATTCTAAACTTGCGGATCCAAATATCTCACTTGCTGGTGAGAGTGGAACCGGTTCAGTTGGATTAGGTGGTACATTAACTATTTCTGCAGGAGAAGGAATTGATACTTCTGCTTCAGGTACTGCAATCACAATCGCTGGTGAAGACGCAAGTACAACGAATAAAGGAGTTGCTTCTTTTAGTACTGATAACTTTACGGTAACAAGTGGTGCCGTTGAGGTTACTACTATTGACGGTGGGTCGTTCTAATGGCTGATACCGTAATAAAACCAAAAAGAAGTTTCACAGCTGCTGCTGTTCCTCAATTATCTGATTTAGAAATTGGTGAATTAGCAATGAACATTGCTGACGGTAAGTTTTACACGAAGCAAAATGCGAACACTATTAGAGAAGTTGGTGGTGCAAGTGCTGTTAATATTCAATCAGTATTAAATGCTGGTGCTATTACAACAACTGACTTAACTTTTAATAACGCAAATATAGTATTTGAAGGCGCTACACCAGACGCCTACGAAACAACATTAACGGTAGAAGACCCGACTGCTGATAGAACGGTTAAACTACCAAATTCTAGTGGAACATTAGCATTGACAGGAGATATTCTTGCCTTTGCTGTTGTATTTGGAGGATAATAAATGGCTAGTGCTTTTAAAAACGCAGGACAAACTAACTCACAAGTTGATGATTCAACTGCAAATGTTTATACAGCGCCATCTAATGGTACTGCTGTATTACACGCTGTTTATATCTCAAACACTTCAACTGATACACAAGCAGAAGTAGATGTAAAGGTTACGGTTGATGGTGGTACTACTTTCAAAACAATGATGAGTAATATTATTATTCCACAGAATAACACTTTTATATTAGATAAGCCTGTAAATTTAGAGGCAAATGACATTATAAGAGTGATTGCTTCTCACGGAAATACTGATACATTTATTTCGGTATTAGAGAATACATAAGATTAAAATAGTTATAAATATAAGAAAACGAAGAGGAAGAATTAGATGGCATTAGCATTACCAACAGGAGCTTCACAAGCAGTTGCCGTAGACGCAGCTGGTTTCCAAATCTCTAACGAATATGCTATGCACGCCCTTAACCGTGATGTTAATGGTCTTTTGATATACACAAAGACCAAATTAGATAGTAATGAGGAAGTGATTGTTAACAGCGGAGAAGGTTTTGGATTTAATGGGTTTGAAGGACTTGCAATCGGTAAGGCAAGTGATGGAACAACCGTTCAGAATACACTACAAAGTGATTTTGACGAGAATACAGACGCTCATTACCAAACTAACGCAAAGTTTAGAAAGTATCAACAGACAAGATTTGATCCGTTGAAACTTTTTTACTTTTTAAATGATGAAGGTAATCTTGTGGCAAGGTATCAACAAGATTATACTTACGCCGCTAGTGAGACAGCAACTTCTACAACTGGAAGCAACTGGATCCCAAGTGGTGGAAACTATTATACCGCTAGTAATGTTAACAGGTACTTGTAAAAATTAAATAGAGAGAGATAAAAATGGCAGATTTTATTTTAGGAAGACTTAAATTTCACTTTAAAGGAGATTGGGTTACAGGAACGGCATATATTAAAGATGATGTCGTAAGATACGGAGGAAATAGCTTCGTAGCGATGGCGAACCATACAGGTTCAGCTGCGTTTGAAACAGATTTAACAGCAACCAAATGGAAAAAGATGGTTGCAGGACAAGAATGGAAAGGCGCTTGGCAAGCAACTACAGCTTATAAAGTTGATGATGTTGTACAATGGGGAGGTTCTACTTTCGTATGTAATGAAGCGCACACTTCACAATCAGATTTATATGACGACACTAGTAAATGGACTTCTTTTGTTCCAGGATTTAACTGGACAGGAACTTATACTGCTTCAACAGCATATAAAGTAAACGACTTAGCGAAATACGGTGCAAATGTTTATATTTGTTCAGTTGAACATACTGCCGCTTCAACAATAGATACAACTAAATTTTCACTATTCGTTTCTGGATTAGAATTTGAAGATTCATACAACTCTGGTACTGCCTACCAAGCTGGTGATGTTGTAACCTACGGAGGTTATAACTATGTCGCAATTCAACAATCTACAGGTCAATCACCTTATAACAATGCAACATACTGGGAAGTACTTACAACTGGATTTAAAATGGTTGGTACTTATGCCGGTGCAACTGCTTATAAAACTGGTGATGTAGTTAGATATGGTGGTCATACATATGTTGCAAAAACAGACGCAACTGGTATTGTACCAACAACAACTGCAACTTGGGATTTATTAAACGAAGGATTTAACTGGAGAGATAGTTGGGCAGACGCAACTGCTTATGCTCCTGGTGACGCAATCGGTTATGGTTCATCTTCTTACAGATGTAAACTTGCTCACACTTCTTCTGCTGTACAAGGTGACGCAAAAAGACCTGACTATGATACAGGCGGAGTTTACTGGGATTTAGTTGCTGAAGGTGATTCAAACTTTGTTACCACTAGTAGAGGTGACTTATTAACTAGAAACGCTACACAAAATATTAGACTACCAATTGGTACAGCTGGTTCAGTTGTACAATCAGACGGAACAGATGTTAGTTGGGGAATACCTGGGGTTACAACAAATGTATTCTTTGTTGCTAAACACGGTGCTGACAACGATCCATCTACTGATACAGGTAGAGGTACTTCACTAGACAAACCTTGGTTAACACTTGCATACGCAATGGCTTGGATTAATTCAAATGTTGCTGCTAGTGCTTACAAAACGGTTTATGTAAAAACTGGAACTTACGAAGAGGCATTGCCTATCGTTCTTTCTGCTAATACACAATTAGTTGGAGACGGAGTAAGAAGTACAAGAATTACACCTGCTTCTGGAAATTCAGTAGTTGCAGGATTAACAAACACACCAAACAATCGTGCTGATATGTTTAGAGTACATAACGGTACAACGGTTACTGGTTTCACATTTAGTGGAATGGTTGGAACTATGGGAAGTGCTGACTCATATGGAGTTGCAAGACCTAATACTTCTGACGGTGCAACACGAAGTGGTGTTGTATTTGCATTAGACCCAGGAACTGGAGTTGGTGATACAACTACACACATTACAACTAAATCACCATTTATTCAGAATTGTACACACTTTGGTACAGGTTCTGTTGGTATTAAAATTGACGGTGCATTACACAACTCTGGAAACAGAAGTATACTTGCAAACGACTTTACACAGGTAACTTCTGGAGGTGTTGGAGTATGGGCACTTGCAAATGCAAAATCAGAATTAGTATCTGTATTTACATATTACGCACATCACGGTTACTTATGTGATAGTGGTGCTGTTATGAGAAGTTTGAACTCAAACAACTCTTACGGTGAATACGGTTCAACAGCTGCTGGTATTGACGCAAACGAAACGCCATATACTGGTAATGTAGATTTAAGAGATAACGAAGCTCAAGTAGGAAGAGTATTAGTATCTGGTTCAGGTATCGGAAGATTAGAATTACAATATGCAGGACAATCATATTCTTCTGCTTCAATTGCAATTGCCGGTTCTGGTGCTTCAGGAACTGCGTCTGCTTCTTTTAGTGATGGCGCTGTAAACTTTATTAAAGTTAACACAACAGGTTCTACACACTTTACTACAACAGGATTTGCACAATCAGGAACTGCAAGTACAATTAAACTTGCTGCTTCTGACTCACAACCTGATGACTTCTACAATGGTATGAGAATTACGGTTTACACAGGAACTGGTTATGGTAACACAGGTGTTATCGCTGACTATGTTGCTTCTACAAAAACTTGTACGGTACAAAAAGAAAATGGTACTGCAGGATTTGATGTATTTGTAAACTCTGGATTATCAGCTGCAACATCTTTTGATACAACAACAGGTTACGAAATTGAACCTAGAGTTGCTTTAAGTGGTGGTGGTTCTCCTAGTAGAAACGCACTCGCAAGAGCAGTTGTAGAAAATCAACAAGTTTCAAAAATTCTTATATTAGACGGTGGTGCTGGTTATTCTTCTGCACCAACGGTAACAATTACAGACCCTAACGCAAGTACGGTTGCTACTGCAACTTCACATATTGCTGACGGTGTAATATCACAAACAACAATAACAAGTGCTGGTTCTGGATACAAAACAGAAACTTCAACTGCTACTATCACTGGTAACGGTTTTGCTGAAATTCAAAGTGAAGGTACTGCCTTTGTAAGATTAACAGGATTATCTAAATCGCCAACAGGTGGTGACATTGTTGAATTTGCTGGAATAACAAACCAAGCATATTATGTTGTTGGTGTAACCGGTTATTCAAGTGGTGCTGGTTTAGTTAGAGTAAATCCTAAATTTACAACTTCTAATCAACCAACTCACGCTGAAACTGCAACTTTAAGAAGTAATTACTCAAACATTAGATTGACTGGACACGACTTCTTGGATGTAGGTACTGGTGATTTTACAACAACAAATTATCCTAACACACCAACTCAAGCGCCTGACGCAAATGATGAAATCTTTGAAGCAGATAGAGGAAGAGTATTCTACTCATCTACTGACCAAGACGGTAACTTTAGAGTTGGTAACTTGTTTAGAATTGAACAGGCAACTGGTAAAGCAACATTGAATGCTGAAGCATTTGACCTTTCAGGATTACAAGAATTGAGTTTAGGCTCAAACGCACAAGGTAATTTCGGTGCTACAATTAATGAATTTAGTACTGACGGAACATTAGCAGATAATTCTGATAGTGCTCTAGTTACCGAAAGAGCGATTAAGACTTATGTAGATGGTCAACTTGGTGGAGGACAGAATGATTTATCAGTTAACTCATTAACTGCTGGTTCAATTACTGCTTCTGGCACAGCGATTTCTACAACAGGTGTTGCGGGAAGTGATGTAAACTTATCTATTGGAACACAAAACAATGGTATAATTTCATTTACTTCACAAACACAAACAGCAATCACTCCGACTGCGAATAATGATATAGTTAATAAATCTTATGTTGACGCACAAGGAACACCAACTTTACAAACACTTTCAATTGATGATGACACATTAGACTTGAAGAGAAGAGTTATCACAAACGCTAATGAGTTAATACAGAAAGAAAGTGCTTACTTTGATGGTACGGATGCTACTGAAGGATTTGAATTTATCAACGGAACAATGCAAATTAACATTGATAAATCTGGAGACTTGGTAATAGAAACAACATAAATAATAGTTAAATAGGAAGATATAAAAATGGCAACAACAAAAACTAGAATTGGTAATCTGTTCTTCAATTATCAAGGTGAATATTCTGCTACGAAGACTTATCATAAAGATGATGTTGTATTATACAACAATTCTGATTTTATCTGCGTAAAAAATTCATCTACGACAGGACAAGCACCTGACACAGGAACAGAAGCTCAACAAAAAAGATATGTAAGGGTAACTATTGCTACATCAGCAAGTACTGGTGGCAATGCCTTTAAATGGGACGGCGAAGCAGCTTGGCCTGCTACAGAAGTACAATACAAAATTGGTGATACTTTAGTATTATACCAAGACGGTAATGACTTTGATGATAACTCAATAGCATTTTCAACTTCGTCTACTTCAAAAGAAAACAATTTATACCACACAGATGTAACCTATATGTTAGACGGTAAATCTGTTGGTGGTGGAACTGCAAGTGGTGAATACTTTAACTCTGGTACATTTAACAATGCTGCTAAAAGAGAAATAAGAATAGAAATTACTGCTGAAACACCAAAAGAATTATACATTTTTAATTATCAAAATCCTTCTGCTACTTGGGGACCTAAATTAGTTGTTGCCGAGAACCAAGTATGGAAAGAAATTAGACAATCATTTAAATGGAGAGGTGACCACGACAATACAAACGCAAGTGGTTCATATTTAACTTATCAACCAAATGATGTTGTAAGAATAAATGTACCTGTTGATAATGACTTTTCAACAAACAATCAGTATTCTGGAAACCAAATACAAAAAATCAGAGCAACTTACATATGTTTAAAAACACATACTTGTGATGGTACTGACAAATATTTACCTTGGGACCAAGATACAGATACAGACGAAAACAAATGGTGGGAAAGAATTTCAGAAGAACATCAATTTGATGAAGAAACAATAACAGATAGTGGTTCTGTTGTTTCTATCAATAACATTTCTGCTGCTTCTCCTGCAAGACAACAAGGATTTTATCCTTTCGTAAATACTAAAAACATAACTGCCGCTGCTGAAAACTCAAATGCTGGTAGAACTGGTGGATATAACCCACCTATGGTTAATGTAACCGTTGAAGGTTACCAATCTGTTAAATCAGTTGGAAACTTCTCTACTGCACATTACAAAAGAAAACCTGGTGTTTACAGAAACTTAACTCAATCTTCAACTTCAGGTGCTGGTTCAAACGCAAACTTTGATATTGAAGTAGACAACAATGGTAAAGTAATTAGAGTAGAGGTTACGAAAAAATCACTTGGTGGTCAAATGGGTGGTTTAGGATACGCACAAAACGAAACGATTACAATAGGTGACTCACTTCTAGGAAGTGGTGGTGCACCTGACTTTACTTTTGATGTATTAACAATTGGTACTTGGGGTGCTCTTAATATAGAAATCGCTAGAGACCAAAAAAGAGGAATGCAAAACGCACAATGGGAAAACAATGACGAAGCTGAAATGCTTGGTGGTGAGAACAATGCTGCTTCTGACCAACTAGGTATTGACGGACAAGTATTCTATTCTTCTGCGAATGTAACCTTTGATGTTGTATCTACACAAAAGAAAGCAAGAGGTTATCAAAACTTCTATAGTGGAAACAGATTAGAATGTATGGCATTATGTAATGAAAACGGACCTATCGGAGATGACCATCCGTTATACAGATTGCCTGGACAATTCCAACAAGCACAATGTGTTAACTGGCCGTGTTTTATTAATGGTCGTGGCGGAATTACAAGTTGGGGTTCAAACTCTAACGGTCAAAACGGACAAGACCAAGGTTCAATTTTAACTGGAGTTGGAATGGTATTTCCATTCCTAGATTGGTACAGAAGTACAGACAATGGTGGTTCTGGAATTCACACTACTCCTGATGGAGAAGTACCAAAAGCAATTCAACTATTATCTGGATACGAAGTTGGTATGGCACTATTTAATAATGGTGAAGTATACCATTGGGGTTACGGAGGTCACGGACAAAATGGTGACGCTGCTACTTCAAACAGAGGATATCCAGTAAGATGTGGTGGAACATACCAAGAAATTTATCTTGCTGCTAATACTTCTACACACACTTTTAAAGATACTAGAATTAAAAGAATTTACATAACTAATTGGGGCGGAGACAATAACACAAGTACACATAGTTGTTATGCGTTAGATACTGACGGCGAACTATGGGCTTGGGGTTACAATGGTTACGGTCAATTAGGACAAAATAATACTTCTGATTTAAGTAGACCAACAAAAATTAATAAGACAGCTTACTTTAATGGTAATAAGATTGACGCTTTCTGGACTGCTGGTGCAGGATACGCTTTCTGTTATGCTTTAGATGTAACCGGAAAACTTTATAGTTGGGGTTACAATGGATATGGTCAGTTAGGACAAACTAATACAACTAACTTATCAGTACCTACAGAAGTTCCAGGTATCACTTGGGATAACGGTGCTTCAAATCCAGGTAAGATTAAAAAACTATTAGTAGACTCGCAACAATCATATGGAAGAACAGCAATCTTAACTGAAAAAGGTAAGATATACTGGTGTGGAAGAAATGAATACGGTTGGGCGATGATGGGTAATACTTCAGATGTAAGCACATTTACAATTATGTCTAATGGTCCAGGTTCTGGAACATATTCTGATTGTCAAAATATGTGGTTTACAGGAAACGGCAGATATGCAAGTTTCTGGACTAAAGATAGTATTGGTGACATCAAGTGCTGTGGTTACAATGGTAACTATGAACTTGGTATTGGTAACTCAACTAACCAAACTGCTGCTGTATCACCTAAATGGCAAATTAACGGAACAACAACTTCTGACTTACATAATATTAAAGACATAGGTTGTAATTCTGAATATGGTAACCAATGGATGTGTAATGTATGGGTATTAACATATGACGGATTTATGTTTAATACAGGAAGAAACAACTACGGTTTAGGCGCTCAAGGTTGGTCTTCAAGTTATAATGATAGACAATCATCTAATGGTATTGAAGAAACAGATGATTACTATTTCCAAATGCAAAGAATGCCTAATTACGCACACGGAAGAGTAGAAGATGTAAGAGGAAGAGGTTACTACTCTACAGACGGTAATAGATACCACTTTAGAGAAATTAGAACTTTTGACAACAGATACCTAATGTGGGGTTACGGTGGAGACTATATGCAAGGTCAGAATGACTCAAACTATGTTTCTATGCCACAACCCGCTGTGTTAGGATAGTATAAATATAAAGAACAATTAAGATAGGAAATAAAAATGGCAAAAATTAATCTCGGAAGAATTAAATTACAATTCCAAGGAGAATATAATAAAGACCAACAATACAGACGAGACGATATTGTTTATCATAATAACGCTATGTGGATTATGAAACAAGAATACTTTGCTGATGGGTCTTCTGCGTATGCTCCTGGTACTAAAATCTTTGGATATAATCCAAAAGACTACACTGGTGACTTCTGGTCAAATGACCCGAACTACAATGGTGTAGATAGTGTTTTCAGATACACACAATATTGGACTGAAAACGAAAGAAGAGGCGAAACTCAAAGAACTGATAGAGACGGTAATCCTATCACTAAAAACTCTACATACGGTTCTAACGAGGACGGTGCAAACGAAATTAGACACGACTATATTGATTCATCTATGGGTACGGTTGTTCGCCATCAACAACACCTTATGAATGAATATGACGCAATGTTTCAAGCTTGCGAAGATGACTATGACCAGTTAGACACATATAATCATTACGAACAAAACTACTTTAAATACCACTATATGCCAGTACACAACTCTTTTGTTGTGGAAGTTAATGTATCAGGTGGTGTGCCAGATTTCAAAATTGATAACAGACTTGGTAACAATACTAAAGGTAGAGAGTTTGAAGGTTATAGAAACTGGGAAAACTTTAAAGAAGGTCATACATACAGATTTTCACAAGACAAACCTAATAACAAATACTACCCATTAGGTTTCTCTTATACTGCTGACGGTATTCACAATGCTGGCGATACAGGTAAGTCTTTAGGAATGGATCCTGATGGACCTTACTATGTAAAAGGTACTGCTTCAAATGGTGATAGTGGATTCTTTTCACCTATGTACAAAACTGAAGCGGCTGCAATTGCTGAAGATACAAGAAGAGGTGGTGCTGGTGCTGCTCACAAATTAACTTTTGACCAAGGTGATGTACCTGGTTGGGAGACTGAAGCAAGTCCATCATTACAAGGACATTTACATACAGACGGAACTCAATTAAAAGATACCGTTGTATCACAATTAATAGACGATAGTGGAAATACATACTTACAAGTATCAAATGCTTGGGCAGGAACAACTGCTGGTGGTGTTTCTTCACACGCAAGAAAAACAATTTACATAAACACTGGTGATTCAACAGAATTTCACGGACAAACAGGAAGCACATATTCATATGTTTATATTCAAGGTGCATTAAAAACTGGTTCTAATATTTCTGCTGTAATTACACAACAAAGAGATAATACAACAACTGCAAACGATAGTGCTGGAAGAAAAATCTTATTAGTAAACGGAAAACCTGTTTATCAATTAGTTGCTGAAGCTTCTACTACAACGGTTGGTGGTATCTCTGGTGCTTATCAAGCAATTGATAAAACAGGAGCAGGTTCAACTACTGCATTAGGACTAAATCCAGTATCTAATGAAAATAAAGTTGACTTGTATATGCCGAAACTTACAGACCCAACAGCAAATGTTGAAAGAACAATGCAAGTTTCAGTTGCTAATCCTGGTTCAGGAAACAAATATTACATTGATGGTGTTTTACCAACGGTAAACACAATGAAATTAGAAGAAGGAAAAACTTACAAGTTTGACCAATCAGATAGTACAAATGCAGGACACTGGTTAAAACTATCAACTACAAGTGATGGTACACACGGTGGTGGATCCGAGTATACTGCTGGGGTAACTTATGTAGGTACTCCTGGTAATCCTGGTGCTTATACAGAAATTAAATTAAGAAGTGGTGTTGCAAAACTTTATATCTATTGTAATGCACACTCTGGTATGGGACAAGAAGCAGAAACTTATGATGTTTCTACTAATCTTGGAAAAACATACGCTCCTGGTAATATCAAAAAATGGCAAGGTTACAACAAAAACGGTTGGGTTAAATACTACTTAAACTCAATTCAAGTTGATGAAAACACTTACATTGAAACATTTTTCAATGATAATAATACAAAAGATAGAAACTATCCTAGAACTATGCCTAATGGTAAAGTTAAAGGTGGAAACAAATTCACTTTTGAACATCAAGCAGGTAGATATGTTGAGATAACAATTCCTTATCAAACAACACAATCAGACGCTGAATCAACAATTATATATCCATTCTGTTTAGAACCTACTACAACTGCAAGACAAACTTCTGGAATGTACAACGATTTCGGTTGGACAATTGAGAAGTCTTGGAGAGGTTATAGACATTGGGATAAAGTACAATCTTCAATGAGATTTAGAGGAGAATATTCTCCAAATACACAATACAACTACAATGATATTGTTTCATACAAACCAATTAAAAGAATATCAACTGGTGAGAAGTTTATGAAACACGGTACTGGATTGTACAGATGTTTAAGAGACAATAGAGGAAGACCACCTCAACACGGATTCCAAGAACCTACAAGGTCACCATTGATGACTAAATCAACGGTTACTTCTGGAAGATTAACTGGAAGAGGTGAACACGAACAAAACAATGAGACAGGTAAGAATTATCCTGCACATATTCAATCGTACCACAACTGCTGGGAATCTTGGGCTGGAATGAACAACCAAGAACAAGGTGCTGGTGTTTGGTTCCCGAACAAAGGACCAATCGGATGGCCATATAAACACGGTCACTCTAGTGGTGCTAACATTTACAGATGTCATATGTACATTGATAAAAATGGTGCTGTATGGTCAATCGGACACGGTTCAGATAGTGCCAATATGGAACAAGGTCGTTCTTCTTCATACTTTAGAGAAGTAACCTTCAGATGGAGAGATTTCTACAATTCTGAAAACAGAAACGAAGGTGGTTACAATGAAAGAAGAAGTAGCAAATGGACTCGTTATGATAGAATGAGAACACCAAGAGCTATTCAAATAGAAATGGGATATAGTTTCACAATGATATTATTTGATAACGGACAAGTATTCCACGGTGGTTACGGTTCACACGGTCAACAAGGTACTGGTTATGACGGTGCTCCTGGTATGGCAATGACACCTGACGGACTAGAAGATGTACACTTTATCAAAATCGCAATGAAAAATATGAATGAAGATTCAACTCATACTCCTTGCGGATTAACAGATGATGGAGATGTATATACTTGGGGTTACAATGGTTACGGTGAAGTCGGAGACGGTAGAACAGATAACGCATACGGTCCTAAGAGAATATCCAGAGAATTCTTTAATGACGAAAAAATTATTGATATTTTAGCAACTGGTGGAGATAGTACTTCATTCTACGCTAGAACATCACAAGACAACATTTACGGTTGGGGAAGAAACAACATCGGTCAATTAGGTGATACAACTACTACTGACAAATACAGACCTGTATTAATGTCTGGCTTTAATGCTTCAGACAATGGTGGTATCGCTGTATGGCAAGGTGACGCTCACTCATCTAATTCTGCTTTCTATGTACTAGACGGAAACGGATTTATTTGGGCGACTGGTTACAATGGATATGGTAACTTTGTAGATAACTCAACAACAAATAGAACACAATTAACTCAATCTACTGCTTCTCCTAATGGAGATATAGCAGACTTCTGGACAATGTTCTGGAATGGATATCATACAACATTTATGAGATTGAAAAATGGTGAAACTTGGACTGCTGGACATAGTGGTGGATACTACAACTCTGGTGATGGTGGAACTGGAACAAACCAGGCACCTGTACAAGTAGACAAGATAACTAACCTAAAAGAAGTTTGTATATGTAATACATATTCAGACCAAGGTAGAAGTTATTGGTTAACAGATAATGGTGAATTCTTTAGTCAAGGCCGTGATGTATACGGTTCTATGCCTAATCCTGTTGCTGGAGATAACTGGAATGGTGAAGATGGAACATATAAACCTTTCCACGCTTTCGTACCTGCAGGAACTAGAATTAGAACAATGTGTATTCAAGGTATTGACCAATCAACTAACTATTACGGACTTCAACCAATGGTTGGAACAGAGGATGGCCAAGTATTACTTTGGGGCTATTCTAATAACAATAACCTAGGACACCACGCAACTGCAACTTGGTCAAGTACAGGAAGAGCAATGATGTGGAATGCTGGTATTGGTAGATAATATAAATAGAAGTATAACTTAAAAGGAAAACGGAGAAAAAACAAATGGCAAAAGTAATTTATTCAATGACAGCTGGCGTACCTCACGGTGACGACTATGTTGCTCCTACAGGTGATACGCCAATCAGTTTAGGTGAAGTAAGTGGAAAAACTTACTTTTCAATTGATGATGGTAATACTACTATCACAACTGATGGTGCAAATGATTCTGTATACGGAGTAAGTATCGTAACCGACGCTGACGAAAAAGCTGCGCTTAAGGCTTCTTCAAATTATGTTGAACAAGGTTTAAGTAATTTAGACAACGAATTTCTAACAGGAAAGTCAATGATAGACTTATTAGCAGATGTGGCAGATGACACTTCAGCTACTAAAACTTCAATCGCTGACCATAAGACTGCAAAAGCTGCTTTCTTATCTAACTTAGGATTCTAAAGAAAATTTAACAAAAAGAAGGTAATAGCGATATGGCACTAGATATACAAAACTTTAAAGTAACCTGGAAAGGTAACTGGAAAGATAAAGAGAAGTATTATAAAAATGATATAGTTTACTGGAGAGGAAAGTCTTACAGATGTATAGAAGAAACACCTGATAACTTTACTATCTCTTCTGAAGCTATGATTAATACGAACTCTTATGGCCAATATCAGCCTACGGTTGTTAGACGGTCATATAGACCTGACAACAATAGATACTGGACGCTATTGCTTGCAGGTAACGATAACATTGAGACTTGGCAGTTTTGGAGACAATACGAAAGAGGCGAAATGGTTAAAGTTGCTGACAAGATTTATCTTTGTTTGAGAAAAACAAGATATTGTAATACTTGGGTAGAAGAACACGATGGAACTCCATCAAAATATTGGGTACTTGTTTACATAAACGAAAACAAGTGGTGTACAAGAAACGAAGTTGTATCTTTTAACAACCGTGCTCCGTTAGGTTGGAAATACAATATGGGTTCAGATACAGCACACAGCTGGGACCAAAACTATAGAACTTGTACATTATGCTCAGATGGTTCTGATATGTGGGTTGGTTCTTCTGATGGTACAGGTTCATCTGGATTAGGTGATGGTACTGCTGGAAATGACGAACCAGGAAAACACTTTTCTACAGGTTTCACATTTACTGATTGGATGGCTTCTACAGACAACCAATCTTGGAATATTAATGCTACAGGTAGAATGACTACACCTGATGGTAAAGCACCTAGAGTAATACAAGTTAGAAAAAATCAAAATAGAACTTTCTGGTTAATGAACAATGGTGAAGTTTACGCCGCTGGTGAAAATGGAAACTACGGTTTAGGAAATTCAGAAACTTCTGACAGAAATTATGCTGTAAGGGTTACTGCTAATGATACACAAGATTGGCAAGGTAACACTATAGGCAAAACATTCAATCAAACTAAAATGGTTAAAGTCGGTATGTCCGACGCCGGACACGATAGTGGAACATCATCTTGTTTCTCACTAGGCGATGATGGTTCAGTATGGGTTTGGGGTTACAATAACAACGGTCAATTAGGACTAGGTAATCCAGGAATAAACAATTCAACAGACGCTTCTGGTGGTCCAACAAGTACTGCTTTCTATAGTGCCAATGTGACCAGACCAGTTAGATTACCTCAATCATATTTTGACGGAAGACAAATTGTTGATATGTGGGTATCAGGTTCAGAAGAAGCTTGGTTCCATTGTTTAGACGAACAAGGTCAATTATGGGGTTGGGGACATAACCAACACGGTGAATTAGGAGTAGGTAACAGAAATGGCACTTACTACTACACATTCCCAACAAGAATTGGTATTAACTGGAACAGATACGGCGGAATTAAAATGTATCAAACAACTCACTCAAATGGTGGACACTCTTGTACACACATTTTAGATGGTGAAGGATATATGTGGTTCACAGGTTATACAACTTCAGGCGCTTGGCCGATTGGTTCTCCTGGTTATACAGGAACACACCACATTGGTTCATTCAGAAGAGAAGGTCACTTCTTAAATGGTGATATTGATTACTTCTGGTGCGGTGGAGATGAAAACAAATGGTTATATATCAGACAGAAAACTACTGGTATGTTATGGGTCCACGATGGTAACTACGGAACAGATGGTGGTCGTGGTCAATCAGTTGAGTCCAATGGATATTGGTATCAATCAGGTGGTCACCCAGGAAGTTTCTTACATATGAAAGGTCCTAAATGGGCAGTCAATGTATGTGATGTAGGTATGAGTAGAGCTGATGGTTCTTATATGTACTCTTTCCCAATGATACTTGATGACGAAGGTTTAATTTGGGGTGGTGCTCCATATTCAAACAATGAACACGGTTTAGGTGGAGATTCATCTAATAGTGACCAATGGACAAACGGTGGTAGAAACGATACACAAGGTGCAATGGAAGACAATGAAATGTTTAGAACAAGAAAAAGAATTGTATTCCAACCTGCCGGTGGACATAGATGGACAGATTTATTCTATTCAGGAACTGGTTCTTCAAATATACCAAGAGCTCTTAACCAAAGAGGTCAAGTATACTGGACTGGTTATGACGGAAGTACTTCGGTAACTCAACACTACGATTATTATTCAGAAGGTGCTGATAGTAACCAGGCACAATACTTCTTCCACTTGGGTCCTAGAGACTAATATAAATAATTATACAATAAGACTTAATAAGTCTTTTACATTAAACAATTGAGGTGAAAATGCAGGAAGTAGAAAAGTTTGTAGAACTGGCTCGTAAGAAGTTTGATTCACAACCATTCATAGAAGACTATCTAAATAAAAAACTTAAATACAAAGAACTTGTTGGTACATACTTGTACAATCAATGGGTCTATACTTGTCAAATAGAAGGACTATGCAAAGACGCAGGTCTACTTGAAGACATAAAAGAAATTTGTATTAAAGAAAATCTAGCAGAAGCGTGGAAAGCAGAATGGCCTTATGACGCTGACGATATATCAAAACCTTGGGTAGAACCATCTGTAATGTACGCAACGCAAAGTTGGTGTGATGAGATACACAAGATAAAAGAAAATAAAGATTTATTACTTGCACATTTATATGCTTCGCATAGTGAGATAATGGTTAATCAAGGCACTTCTGTCCTCAAAGAAAGACTTACAAAAAAATTTGAAGAAGCATATAAGAATAACGCTGACGCAATGTTAGAAGTTGTTAAGTTATCTTGGGACTTTAAAATTAATCTCGCACACGATTTAGAAGCACACAAAGACCATATGGAAGAAGTCTTACCTAGAATTGCAATGTTTAAAATTGCAGCCAAAGAGATTAGTGAAGATAAAAGTGGTATCAATGATTTATCTGCTGGCGCTAGAGACGAGGCAGAAGATAATAGAATAAGAGCTGAATTGATGGCAAACCAAGTGTGGGTTAAAGAAATGGATGTCAATGATGTACCTGAAGAATATAAAGCAGATGTACAAGCAGAATTGAAAAAACGAGAAGTTGCTAATAAATGAAAACATTAAAAGAACTTACTTGGGAACATCACAAAGAAGCAGAAAGACAACACTTTGTTAAAGTATTAATGTCAGGTAAAATATTAGAAGAAGTCTACGCTGTTTATCTATTCAATCAACATCAAGCATATAACATATTAGAAGCGATAGCAATGTCGGAAGGTTTCTTTGATGATATGCCACAATTAAGAAGAGCACCTGAAATAAAAAAAGACTTTGATGAATTGTGGACTTGGAATCATCAACCTTGGTTATGTGAAAGTACAAAGAGATATGTTTATCATTGTCAAAATGAATTGATGGACTCTCCTGAAAAAATAGCTGCACACATATATGTTAGACATATGGGAGACTTATCTGGTGGTCAAATGATTAAAAGAAAAACACCAGGTAGTAATAAATATTACGATTTCAATTTTAAAAAAATTGATGATGGAGTACAAAGATATAAAAGTGTACAAGAACTAAAAGACGCATTAAGATTAAAAGTGGATAGTTATCAAAAGTATTCAGACGCAAGTACACTAACAGAAAATGTAAATAATGTTGTATACGAAGCAAGAGTTTGTTTTAGTTTTGCAACAGAATTATTTAAAGAAATGATGAGTTTTATTAAAAATAATGAAAAGAGGTTTGGCGATGGAACGAAGAAGTAGAATATGGGAAATGCTAGAGCAACACACTCATAGCATTATTGCAAATTTTGAAAGAGAAGGTGAAGAAATATTTGAACCTACAATGAAGAAGTTTAATAGACCAGAAGAAGGTTGGGTCAATAGAGTATGGGCAACACCAGAGGCAAGAAGATGTCATTTAGATGTTGTTGACGCTAGAGACGAAAAAGGTTTATATATGTTTCATTGTTGTGTATTTCCTAAACTTACAAGTACTGCGCCAATATATGGATTAGATGTAATCGCTGGTGCAAAAAAGGTTACAGGTTTCTTCCACGACTTTTCGCCACTTGCAAAGAAAGACCACTCAATGGTAGATTGGTTTGTAAAAGAAGCAAGTCTTTATACACCATCAAAACCTAGACCATTACCTGATTGGGCAATGAAAATTTTTAGTCCAGGTATGATTGCAGCTGGTAATATTAATACAGAAAAAGAATTGACACAAGCATTAAGTATGGCACAATCTAACTTAGGAGTTTATTTCACTTTATTAAGAAGAGAAAAAGAACAAGGAGATATACAGGAAATAAAAGACGCACAAAATAGATACGCAAAACATCAACGAGAAAATCCTCATACTCCTAGAGTTATGTTAAGTTTAGGATTGCCAGAAGATGATGTTAAAGAGTTTTGTTCAGACGCCTTATTCCCATATGTAGAATAATGGAACATTTAGATAAATTTAAGGCAGTAATAAAAGATTTAAAAGATGACGGTAGATACCGTGTCTTCAATGATATTCTACGAACTAGAGGCGATTATCCTAACGCAATCTGGTATTCAAAATACTCAATCAAAAAAATAGTTAACTGGTGTTCAAATGATTATCTAGGTATGGGACAACACTCTTATGTGCTAGATAGTATGAAAACAGCACTGGAGACGAGCGGAGCGGGCGCTGGAGGGACGAGAAACATATCCGGCACTACTCACTATCACATTGCTTTAGAACACGAATTAACTCAATTACACAAGAAAGAAAGTGCGTTATTATTCACTTCAGCATACAATGCTAATCAAACAACTTTAGAAACAATGGGCAAGATTATGCCTGACTTGTTGTTTATATCAGACGCACAAAATCACTCTTCAATCATACAAGGTTTAAGGCATAGTAAATGTAGAAAAGAAATATTTAAACATAATGATGTACAAGATTTAGAAAGTATATTAATGTCTAACCCAGGACCTAAATGTGTTGTATTTGAAAGTGTATATTCTATGGACGGTGATATTGCACCTGTAAAAGAAATTGTTGAAGTATGTAAAAAATATAATGCAATAACTTTTATAGATGAAGTACACGCTGTTGGTCTTTACGGTCCTACAGGTGCTGGTATTTGTGAGAGAGACGGTATTGAAGTAGATATTATTAACGGAACATTAGCCAAGGCCTACGGTGTACAAGGTGGATACATTGCAGGAAAGAGAGAGTTTATAGACGCAATAAGAAGTATGGCAAGTGCGTTTATATTTACAACTAGTTTATCTCCAGTATTATGCGCTGGTGCATTGACTAGTATAAAATATGTCAAAGACCATCCTGAATTAAGAATGAAATTACAGGAGAGAGCATTAAAAACAAAAGAAGAACTTGAAAGAATAGGTATAGAAGTGATGAAAAACGATAGTCATATTGTACCTGTAATTATAGGTGACGCTAAAAAATGTAAAGCAGTTTCAGATGAATTACTTTACAAAAATGGTATCTATGTTCAACCAATTAATTATCCTACGGTTGCTGTTGGTACTGAAAGATTAAGATTTACTCCAACACCATTTCATACAGACGCAATGATATTTGATATGGTAGTTAAAGTAAAATCTGCTATGAGAAGATGTGGCAATAAGAAATGAATATAACAGAAGAGATTGATTGGTTAATTGTTGATGGTGCAAACGGATTAGAAATCTTATGGTTTATGTTAAAACACGAACCATTTTTACAAGGACTCATAGTTTTCGGCATATTGTTAGTGATATTGTGTTGGTATTTAGATAAAAAAGACGATAAAGACACGAAATGGGATTGCGACCCTCACGGATAATTATAAATATTGCTAAAAGATAAAGGAAATAACTATGGCTCAACCTAATACAAGACAGACACTTATCGCATATGCTAAACGAGCATTAGGGCATCCTGTTATTGAGATTAATGTAGATGATGACCAAATAGATGATAGAGTTGACGAAGCACTACAATACTATCAACAATATCACTATGACGGTATCAAAAGAGTATACTTAAAATACGAATACACTCAAACAGACAAAACTAGAATACTAGCAGATAGCTCAGAAGGTGCAACAAAAAATTCTGTAACCACAACTTGGAAATCAGGCAACAACTATATCGTTGTACCTGAAAGTGTAATATCGGTTACAAACATATTTCCTTTTTCTAATAAAGGAAACTTAAACTTATTTGATGTAAGATACCAATTAAGATTAAATGACCTTTATGATTTTTCATCTACAAGTGTTATTAACTATGACATTGTGATGAGACAATTAGATTTCCTAGACCATATATTAGTTGGTGAAAAACCATTAAGATTTAATCAACACGACAATAGATTATACATTGATATGGACTGGGCAAACGATTTACAAGTCGGTGAGTATCTAGTAATTGACGCATATAGAAAATTAGACCCAGACACTTATACAGATGTATATGATGATATATGGTTGAAGAGATACACAACTGCATTAGTAAAAAAACAATGGGGTGCCAACCTATCAAAATTTAATGGAGTAGCAATGATTGGTGGAGTTACCTTGAACGGACAACAAATTTATTCTGAAGCATTACAAGATGTTGAAAAACTTGAAACTGAAATCAGAAATTCGTTTGAGTTAAACCCAGCAATGTTAATAGGATAAAAATACAATGGCCGTTAATCATTACTTTCAAGGCGGCGATGGCATAGGTAGTCAAAATGAGAAAAGATTAATAGAAGATTTAATCGTTGAAAATTTAAAAATCTATGGTCACGCTGTTTACTATTTACCTAGGACTCTAGTCAATAGAGATTTAATTTTAGGCGAAGATTCTGCGTCTAGGTTTGATGAGTCATATCTAGTTGAAATGTACTTTGAAACGGTTGAAGGATTCCAAGGCGAACAAGAAATAATTAGTAAGTTTGGTTTAGAAGTTAGAGACGATACAACTTTTGTAATTGCGAAGAGAAGATTCCAAGAACAAGTTGATGACCCAGCAAACTTAATGGTAGATGGTAGACCTAACGAAGGTGATGTAATTTACTATCCTTTAATGAATAAGTTTTTTGAAGTTGCGTTTGTAGAAGACCAGGAACCTTTCTTTCAATTAGGAAACTTACCTGTATACAAATTAAGATGTAAAACTTTTGAATATTCTAGTGAAGAATTTAATACTGGTGTTTCTGATATTGATACTGCTGATGATAGAAAATCACTTGATACAAGTTTACAACATCAATTCAGACTTGAAGATGGTACATTAAATCAATCTTCATACAATGGTTTCTTATTATTAGAAACAGGAGACAAACACGGTAATCCACAATACTTAATTAATGAAGACTATGACGACACTACTACAGACGGAGACGCCGCTACAAGTATACAAACTAAATCTGTATATGCTGATAATTTAGATTTAGATACTGAAGCAGGTTTTGATACTGCAACGGTTTCAGATGACATATTAGACTTTACAGAAAGCAACCCATTTGGAGATGTTAAATAATGTTCGGTACACATTTTTATAACGAAGGATTAAGAAAGTTAACTATTGCGTTTGGTCAAATCTTTAATAAGATTGTAGTACAAACTAAAGACGCAAATGATAGTGTTGTAAAAAGATTTACGGTGCCTCTTGCATATGCACCAAAAGAAAAGTTTATTACAAGATTAACTCAACAACCAGATTTACAAGACCAACAATTTTCAACTATATTACCTCGTATGGGTTTTGAAATATCAGGTATACAATATGACCCTAGTAGAAAATTAAATAAACTACAAAAGACAAGAACACAAACAGATGAAGGTAATACATCTAATCAACAAAACAAGATGAAGTTTAATTATACTCCTGTACCATATAATATAACTTACTCTTTGTTTATTTTTACTGCTACTGCTGAAAATGGTTTACAAATTTTAGAACAAATAGTTCCGTACTTTCAACCTGATTATACGGTTACTATAAATATGATACCAGACTTAAATATCAAGCGTGATGTACCTATTGTTATAGGTGATATTAATTACGAAGATAATTATGATGGTGACTTTAATACAAGAAGAGCAGTAATTTATACAATTAATTTTACTGCAAAAACTTATCTATATGGTCCGTCAACACATCAAGGTGTTGTAAGAAAAGTACAATCAGATTTAGGTTCGGATCCTGTAAATAAAGCAAGAGAAGAAAGAATTGTAATTACACCAAATCCATCTTCTGCAAAACCAGGTGATGACTTTGGATTTACGACAACTATATCATTCTTTAATGATGGTAAGAAATATGACCCATCAACAGGAAGTGATACATAATGAGAGGCGAAAATGAAACGAGAAGATGTATTAGTAATAGACAATGTTTTACCAGAAGTTGTAAATAATAGTTTCTGTCAAAACATTTATAGATTAGGTTATATTATATCAATGGATATATTGCCTAGTCAAACAGACAATAAAGGTATTATGAAAGACGATAATACTTTTTCATCAATGCAAATGGTTCATAGAGTATACTTGCATAACGAACCAGCAAATATGCCAAAAAATCCTGCAATGGAACCAGTAAAACATTCTTTATCTGAAATGGTTGGTAAAGCAGGTCTGTTAACTAAAGACTTTGATAAAGTAGAATTGTTAAGAGCAAAATTTAATTTAATGTTTCCACATCCTGACTTTAAAGATGGTCAGTATAATATGGCACATATTGATGATGAACAAGAAGAGCATTTAGTTTGTATTTACTATCCTGAAGATACAGATGGTGATACAATATTGTTCAATGAGTTTTTTAATAAAGATAAGAAACCAGAAAAACTAACTATTCATAAGAGGGTTACACCAAAAGCAAATCGTTGTGTAATATTTAATGGTTGGAGATTTCACGCAAGTAGTAATCCAGTTGCATATAATAAACGAATAGTTTTAAATACAAATTTTAGGATAACAAACAATGGGTAAACTAGAAGACAAAGTAAATGATATTTTAGGTATCAAAGAAGAGAGTACTCCTGTATCAGATTTAATGATACAAGAGAAACAAGTACCTGTGCCTAGAAATGAAGACCCAAAGAAAGACGATATAGATAACGATTACAAATATAGTAGAGAGAACTATTATAATTTAATTGAAAGAGGACAAGACGCAATACAAGGCATTTTAGATGTTGCAAAAGAAGGGCAACACCCTAGAGCATACGAAGTCGCTGGTGCATTAATTAAAAATGTAGCCGACACCGTTGATAAATTACAAGACTTACAAAGTAAATTATCTAAACTAAAAGATGTACCAAATAAGACAACTAACAATATTAAAAATGCTTTGTTTGTAGGTTCTACAGCAGAATTACAAAAACATTTAAAAGATAAAAAGTTTGACGAAAACAATAGAGATACTAAAGACGACCCTTTCAAAGGTACTACTATTGAAGGCAAAGATTAATTATGAGTACAGACGCATATTTAGGCAACCCTAATCTAAAGAAAGTAAACACACCACAAGAGTTTACTGCTGAAGAGATTAGCGAATTTAAAAAATGTGAAAAGGATCCGTTATACTTTATGATGAAGTATGTACAGATTGTTTCACTTGACGAAGGTTTAGTGCCTTTTAATATGTACGACTTTCAAAAGAAGATTGTAGAAACTATACATAATAATAGATTTACAATTTGCAAACTACCTAGACAATCAGGTAAATCAACAACAACGATTTCGTATCTATTACATTATGCGTTATTTAATCCTAATTGTAATATTGCAATTCTTGCCAACAAATCTTCAACTGCAAGAGATATATTAGGTAGACTACAACTTGCATATGAGAACTTACCAAAGTGGTTACAACAAGGCGTATTAAACTGGAACAAAGGTAATATAGAATTAGAGAATGGAAGTAAAGTAGTAGCAGCCGCAACATCTTCAAGTGCTGTCCGAGGAGGTTCATATAACATTATCTTCCTTGACGAGTTTGCTTTCGTACCTACAACTATTGCCGAACAATTTTTTAGTTCCGTTTATCCTACAATTACTTCTGGTAAATCAACTAAAGTAATTATTGTATCAACTCCACACGGAATGAATCAATTCTATAAATTGTGGGTTGACGCTGAAAACGGACAAAACGATTATGTACCGATTGAAGTACACTGGTCAGAAGTACCAGGTAGAGACGCAAAGTGGAAAGAAGAGACAATAAGAAACACTAGTGAAAGTCAATTTGCTAGTGAGTTTGAGTGTGAATTTTTAGGTAGTATTGATACACTAATCAGTCCTGCTAAAATCAAAGCGACACCGTATAAAACACCACTTAAAACAAATGGACGATTGAGTATCTTTGAAGAACCTGTAAAAGGCCATACTTACTTATGTACGGTTGATGTTGCCAGAGGTACACTAAAAGATTTCTCAGCATTTATTATATTTGATGTAACCGAATTACCATATAGAGTTGTTGCAACATTTAGAGACAATGAGATTAAACCTATATTGTTTCCTGAAATGATTGCGAAAGTCTGTACACAATATAACAAAGCACACATACTTGTTGAAGTTAACGATATTGGTGCTCAGATTTCAGATGGTTTACATTTTGAAATAGAGTATGACAATATATTAATGACTACACAAAAAGGTAGAGCAGGTCAAATACTAGGTGCTATGTTTAGTCAAAGAGGTTCACAATTAGGTGTTCGTATGACTAAACAAATTAAGAAGATGGGAACTGCAAACATTAAAGCGATTATTGAGAGTGATAAACTCGTTATCAATGACTTTAATATTGTAGGTGAAATGTCTACTTACACAAGAAAAAATCAATCTTGGCAAGCAGAAGAAGGCTGTAATGACGACTATATGACTTGTTTAGTTATATTAGGTTGGGTTGCAAACCAAAGATATTTCAAAGAAATGACTGATAGAAATATCAGAGCAGAAATGTACAAAGAGCAAGAGAAGTTAATTGAGCAAGATATGGCACCATTTGGGTTCGTAGATGATGGTACTCCTGAAGAAGAAAAACCGTTTTCAGACGAATATGGTCAGGTCTGGCATCCCGTGGTACGCAAAGGAAGTTAATGAAGATCCCCTATTTCATAAATATAAACGATTGAGAAATTTGAATATGGGCGTATGAATAATACGAATTTTGAACAAAGGTAAACATTATGTATTTTTATAAAAATACAAACAATAAAATAGAGGAGAAAACCTAATGGCATTTCAAGTATCACCAGGTGTTCTCGTACAAGAAAAGGATTTAACTAACATAATTCCTGCTGTTTCTACTAGTATCGGAGCATATGCTTTCAATTCTAGCAGAGGTCCAGTTGGAGAGGTAACGCTTATCTCTTCTGAACAAGAACTTGTTAGTATCTTTGGAAAACCAACTGCAAGCAACTTTGAAGAGTATTTTACTGCTTCATCTTTCCTTCAGTATTCCAATGCTCTGAAAGTTGTACGAACAGAAAACTCTGGAATTTTAAACGCTGTAACCAACGGTGGTTCAGCAGTATTGGTCAAAAATACTGACCAGTATAACTCAACATACTTAGCAGATGGTTCATACACTGGTTTATCCGGTAGAGAGTTTGTCGCTAGATTTGCAGGTGCATATGGAAACGGTTTAGAAGTTTCTGTTTGTCCTTCATTACAAGCCTATGAAGTAGCGGTGGTAACAACCGTTAATGATAGTGCTGTATCTATCGGCGATACAACTATAACAATGACAAGTGGAACTAACATTAATGTTGGTGACATTTTAAGCTTTTCAACAACAGCAGCAACTTCAGATTATGATGACGGAATAGAGTACGAGGTAACAGCCGTATCTACTAATGATGTTACCATAAAGAAAAAAGTTGGTACTGGAGGTTTAACTAGAGTTATCGTAGATGGCGCTAATGTTAGACGAAGATGGAAATATTACGACCAAGTAAGTGGTGCACCTGGAACATCTCCAGATGTAGCAGCTGCTGGTGGTAGTGATGACGAATTGCACATTGTAGTAGTAGATTCTGACGGAACAATTAGTGGAACTAAAGGTGAAGTTTTAGAAGTATACGAAAAAGTATCAAAAGCAAAAGACGCCAAAGACGCAGGTGGTTCAAATAATTTCTATCCAGAAGTTATTTACAGAAAATCATCTTTCATCTATTGGGGTGACCATAACACAAACGGAACTAATTGGGGTGACGCAAAAGCAAATAAAGCATTCACTGCTGTTTCTGGTCCTATCGCATTATCATTTACAGGTGGTGCTGACGGAACGGTAACTGACGGTGTAAGAAAAACTGCATTTGAATTATTCCAAGATTCAGAATCCGTTGATGTTGGTTTGATTATGGCAGGTAATGCTAGTGCAAACTTAATCGGTGATTTAATTACAATCGCTGAAACAAGAAAAGATTGTGTAGTATTTGCTAGTCCACAAAGAAGTGATGTAGTTAATATTGCTTCTGCGATTACTCAAACTAATAATGTGCTTGGATTCTTTAATGCAATCCAATCATCTAGTTATGTTATCTTTGATAGTGGTTACAAATATATGTACGACAGATACAATGATGTCTACAGATATGTACCATTAAACGGTGATATGGCTGGCTTGGCTGCAAGAACTGATTTAACTAATGACGCTTGGTTTAGTCCTGCTGGATTAAATAGAGGTATTATTAGAGGAGCAGTTAAACTTGCTTATAATCCTAATCAAACACAAAGAGACGAATTGTACAGAGCGAGAGTAAACCCAGTTGTTTCTTTCCCTGGACAAGGAATTATCTTGTTTGGTGATAAGACAGGATTATCAACACCAAGTGCATTTGATAGAATCAATGTAAGAAGATTGTTTATCGTTTTAGAAAAGGCGATTGCTACAGCTTCTAAATTCCAACTCTTTGAATTCAATGATGAGTTTACAAGAGCGAACTTTAGAAACCTAGTAGAACCTTTTTTAAGAGAAGTACAAGGTAGACGAGGTATCACAGACTTTTTAGTAGTGTGTGATGAAACTAACAACACAGGCGAAGTAATTGATAGAAACGAATTTATTGCTGAAATCTATATCAAACCAGCAAGAAGTATCAACTTTATCACATTATCTTTCGTTGCAACAAGAACTGGCGTGGCTTTTGAAGAAGTCGCAGGTTAAGGAAGAGGAGAAATAAAAAATGGCAAACATTAATGACTTCAAAACTAAACTTGCTGGCGGCGGCGCTAGAGCGAACCAATTTAAGGTTACTATGCCTTTTCCTGGTTATGCACAAGTTGGTGGAGAAACAGAAGAGTTAGCATTCTTATGTAATGCTACATCTATTCCTGCAATGAGTATTGGAACTACAACGGTTAACTTCCGTGGTAGACCAGTGTATCTAGCAGCTGATAGAAATTTTGAACCTTGGAATATTACGGTACTTAACGATACTAACTTCAAATTAAGAGACGCTTTTGAAAGATGGCAAAATGGTATCAATAATATGTCTGATAACGAAGGATTAGTTAATCCAGTAGATTATCAAGTAGACGCATTTATTGACCACCTTGACAGAAATGGCTCTACTATTAAATCATACACATTAAGAGGTTGTTTTCCAACTTCTATCGGTGCTATTGATTTGAATATGGAACCAACAGAAGCAGTTGAAACTTTTGAAGTATCGTTTAGATACTTATTCTTTGAAGCAAGAACGACTACTTAATAGTTGAATAAATATATAATAAAAAGTAAAATTGTGAGGAAATTATAATGGCGGAACTTTTCGGTTTTCAAATTACTAGAGTTAAAGATACTCCAGACCCGAAGCAAAGTTTTACTCAACCGAAGGCAGATGACGGTACACAAACCGTCGCTGCCGGCGGTTATTTCGGTCAGTACCTTGATATGGAAGGTAATGCGAAAACTGAGCAAGACTTAATCAGAAGGTATAGAGAGATTTCAATCCATCCTGAATGTGATATGGCTGTTGAAGATATTGTCAACGAGGCTATTGTCGCAAACGAGATTGATAAAGATCCGGTGCGAGTAGATTTATCTGACACAGACTTTAGCGATAAAGTCAAGCGTAAGGTAGAAGACGAGTTTAAAGAAATACTAAGGTTAATGAATTTTAGTACTAAAGGACACGACATATTCAGAAGATGGTATGTTGATGGAAGAATTTACTATCATAAAATTATTGATAGAGAATCACCTGTAAAAGGTATAACAGAATTAAGATATATTGATCCTCGTAAAATTAAAAAAATACGAGAGATTAAAAAAGGTCGTCCAGTTGCTATGGCAAACATACAAGTGATACACGACTATAACGAATATTTTTTATATAATGAAAAAGGTGTTGCAGGACCTGGTATGGCTGCTGGTGGTATTAAGATTGCCACAGACGCTATCTCATTTTGTCCAAGTGGATTAGTAGACTTGAACAAAAATATGGTTATGGGTTATATGCACAAGGCAATTAAACCAGTTAATCAATTAAGAATGATTGAAGACGCTGTTGTTATTTACAGAATTGCAAGAGCACCTGAAAGAAGAATATTTAAAATTGATGTAGGTAATTTACCTAAAGTAAAAGCAGAGCAATATCTCCGTGATGTAATGGCAAGATACAGAAATAAACTTGTCTATGACGCAAGTACAGGAGAGATTAGAGACGACAGAAATTATATGTCTATGCTTGAAGACTTTTGGTTACCAAGTAGAGAAGGTGGTAGAGGTACAGATATTTCTACATTACCTGGTGGACAAAATCTTGGTGAAGTAGCAGATATTGAATACTTCCAAAAGAAACTCTACAGAAGTTTAAATGTACCAGTAAGTAGATTAGAAGGAAGTCAAGGTTTCAATCTAGGTAGAACAACTGAAATCACAAGAGACGAACTTAAATTTACAAAATTTGTACATAGATTAAGAAAGAAGTTTACAGATTTATTTAATGACTTGCTAAGAACTCAATTAGTTTTAAAAGCAGTTATAAATGAAGAAGATTGGCAATCTATTGCTCAAAAAATCAAATATGATTTTATAGCAGATGGTCATTTCTCGGAACTAAAAGACGCTGAACTATTAAGAGAAAGAATAGCATTAGCGAATGATGTTAGAGATTATGTTGGTAAATATTTTAGTGTTAACTTTGTTAGACGAAATATTTTAAAACAATCTGAAAGAGAAATTGTTATGATTGACAATGAAATTAAGAAAGAAATTGATGATGGTATTATCGCAGCTCCACAAACAAATGTCGGTGCTGATGATGACGGCATTATGTAATAGTATATAGGAGATAAAAAATGGCAGACAATGATAAACCTAATTATGTAGATACTTTTGTATCGCAATTGCAAAAAGGTAATAACACGGAAGCAGGAGACGCTTTCAAAGACGCATTAAGAGATAAAGTTGGAGACGCATTAGACACAAGTAGAAAAGAATATGCTTCTTCATTATTTCAAAGTGCAGCTGATGTTATGACTGGCACAACTACTCCAGTAGCAGATACGACAGACGCAGCTGCTGAGCATAGTGATAGTAAACCTGAAGTTGCGGATGCTTTACCACAAAGTGCTACACAAGACGAAGTACAACAAGCATTTAATCAGGCAACACCTGATAACACAGGAGAGTAAAAATGGCATTAACGGTATCAAGTATTGTAGGTAATACATCTGGATTCATTAAGAACGATAGATACAATTCTCTATCGCCTGCAATGAAAACAGCGGTAGAATCTTTAGTCGCAGGACTAGACGCAATAGACTGGTCGCAACCACAAGATTTAGTAAACATTATTGAAACTAAAATTAGTGAAGTTGCAGCTGGTGACAGCGATGTAGAAACTGCTTTGACAACTTATTTTTCGGAGTAATTTATGGCATTAAGTATCTCAACAAAAGTTGACGATACCACAAAGGCTATAATTAACGCTAGTGGTGCGGACAACGAAAGCGGAACTTTATATTCTGCTGGGCAAAATGTATCGCTGGCAAATGTATATTATGAAATTAGAGGAACAGGCACAGCGACTCTTAAACTCGGAGACCATTCTTTAAGTTTAACTGGGTTTGGTAATTGGGGTTTAAAAGAAGGCGAACCTCGTAAAGTAATTGAACAAGATTTAAACTCTTCAACTACTTTAGAAATTACTACAGACGCTAATGTGTCAAAATTTAATATGGCTGTAGAAGTACAGAAAGAGACGGAGACAAAATAAAATGGCAGATTTGGTTACACAACAAATTATATCAGATACGGCAGGAGTTAAGTATGTTGTAAAACAAACTAACTATTCAGACGGCACAGGTGAAACAAACACCGTGATTGCTAATCCTACTACTTCTAATTTTATGACAGCAGATGGAACAAAAGAGATTGCAAAAGTGTGGTATTCTATTAATACTGCAAACCGAAAATCAGCAGTAGAGATTGCTTGGGGAGGCGCTACTGAAAATACAACTGCATTGTTATTGTCTGGACAAGGGTATTTAGACTTTAGAACTGCGGGAAATGATATTACTAATAATGCAACAAGTCCTAATGGATTTGTCTATTTGACAACAAAAGACTTTGCTTTAAACGATAATTACACGATTGTTGTTGAATTTAGATAAAAAATATTATAAATATTAGGAAAGAGAGAGATAAACAACTATGAAACTTATTACAGAAACTCTGGAAAATGTAGAGTACATTACAGAAGAAACTAATGGCAAAACGAATTATAAGATTCGTGGTGTATTTCTACAATCTGAAATCAAAAACAGAAATGGAAGAGTTTATCCTAAAGATACATTAACACAAGAAGTTAATAGATACAATAGAGAATTTGTGGAACAGAAAAGAGCGTTTGGTGAATTAGGACATCCTGATGGACCAACGGTCAACTTGGAGAGAGTTAGTCATATGATTACAAAACTCTATCCAGATGGCAACAACTTTATCGGTGAAGCAAAAGTAATGGACACACCCTACGGAAAGATTGTAAAAAATCTTATAGATGAAGGCGCTAAATTAGGCGTTTCTTCTCGTGGTATGGGTTCATTAGAGAGAAGTAGAAGTGGTGAAGCTAGGGTCGGAAACGACTTCTATCTTGCTACTGCTGCCGACATTGTGGCGGATCCAAGTGCTCCTGACGCTTTCGTAGAAGGAATTATGGAAGGTAAAGAGTGGATTTGGGACAATGGTGTTATTAAAGAAAAAGATATAGAAGAATATAAACAATACATTAAGGAAGCAAAAAGACTAAAAATCGCTGAAGCGAAAGCTGAGGTATTTAGTAAGTTCCTTAAAGGATTGTAATATTATAAATATCTTATAACAAAACAAGAAAATAATTATTTTTTTTAAAAGAAATAAGGAGAACTTCAATATGGCCGAGACAGAAAAACAAGTTGCCGAAATGACAGCTCCAGACGCTCCTAAAAAGAACGCCGTAGCTGCTGAAACTTCACCGTTAAAAAATGACGCTGAAGATTTAGGTGCTGCTGTAGTAAAACCTACAGATAGCAATCCAGACGCAACAAAAAAAGTTAAAGAAGTTTCAGGTGACGCACAGCAAAAAAACGCTGGTTCTGCTGAACCAATGCCTTCTGTAAAGAAGGAAGAAACTGCTTCTGAAGGCGAGAAGATTTCCGAGGGAGAAATGCCTGACGGTCTGAAAAAATTCCTAGATAAAAAGAAAGAAAAAGAAGAAACTAAAAAAGAAGGCTATAAGATGAAAAAAGAATCTGAAGCTGAAAAAGTGGACTCTAAATCTGAAAAATCTGAGGAAACAGCTGACCAGAAAGCAAAAGATGTTGATGTAAAAGAACACATTGACGCTTTGACCTCTGGCGAATCAGACTTGTCGGAAGAATTTAAAACGAAAGCTGCTACTATTTTTGAAGCTGCGATTAAATCTAAAGTAAAAGAAATCGCTGAAGAAATGGAAGTAGACTACAATAAGAAATTTGAAGAAGAAAGTGCTAAAGCAAAATCTGAACTTGTTGAAAAAGTTGACAATTACTTAAACTATGTTGTAAACGAGTGGATGAAAGAAAACGAACTTGCTATTGAAAAAGGTATCAAGGGAGAAATTGCTGAGGACTTCATCAACGGTCTGAAAAAACTTTTTGAAGACCATTATATTGATGTACCTGATGAAAAATATGATGTGTTAGAAGACCAAGCTTCAAAAATTGAGTCGTTAGAGAAAAAACTAAACGAACAGATTGCGAAGAATGTTGACTTGAATAGTAAGGCTAACTTACTTGAAAAATCTGACATTTTAGCTGATGTTGCTTCTGATTTAACAGATGTCTCTAAAGAGAAATTTGCTAAACTTACAGAAGAAGTTGAATTTTCAACGGCTGAAGATTTTAGAAACAAGGTAACTACTATCAAAGAAAGTTATTTTGGTGCTAAAAAAGAAGCTAATTCTGACAGCGAAGTAGATAATGCGGTAGCTGATAATGCTGGTGTAGACAATACGCAAGACTTATCTAGTGCAATGGCTGCTTATACTACCGCTATTAGTAAAACAAAAGACATTAAATTGTCTATAAAATAATAATAGGAGAGAGGAACAAGATATGTACTTATCTGAAAACTACCAAAAAAAGTGGCAGCCAGTATTAGAGCATCCTGATTTACCAAAAATCACGGATACTTATAAACGAGCTGTTACCAGTGTTATCCTTGAGAACCAAGAGAAAGCACTAAAAGAAGACGCTCAGTTTATGACTGAAACTGCGCCTACTAACTCAACAGGTTCTTCAATCGCTAACTGGGATCCAATTTTGATTTCATTAGTAAGAAGAGCAATGCCAAACCTTATCGCTTACGATATTGCTGGCGTTCAACCTATGAGCGGTCCTACTGGTCTTATATTTGCAATGAGAAGCAGATACAAAGCTCAGGACGGTACTGAAGCATTATTTGATGAAGCAGAATCACAATTCTCAGCTGCAGGAACTAAAGCAAACATTCCTGGTTCAGCTGGTACTTCTTCTGCTGGAGAAACTAACCCTGCTGTACTTAACGACTCATCACCTGGAGCATACACTGCTGAAGGTGGAATGTCTACTGCTAACGCAGAAGCATTAGGAGACGGTTCAACATCTGGATACGAGCAATTTGCTGAAATGGCATTCTCAATTGAGAAGTCAACGGTAACTGCTAAGTCAAGAGCATTGAAAGCCGAGTACACAATGGAACTTGCACAAGACCTTAAAGCTATTCACGGTTTAGACGCTGAGTCTGAACTTGCGAATATTCTTTCTGCTGAAATCCTTGCTGAAATCAATAGAGAAGTTGTAAGAACTATCTATGTAAATTCAGAAAAAGGTGCTCAGACTGACACAACTACTGCTGGTATCTTTGATTTAGATACTGACTCAAACGGTAGATGGTCTGTTGAAAGATTTAAAGGACTTATGTTCCAATTAGAAAGAGACGCTAACGCTATCGCACAAAGAACAAGAAGAGGAAAAGGTAACATAATTATCTGTTCTTCTGATGTTGCTAGTGCATTACAAATGGCTGGTGTTTTAGACTATACACCTGCATTAAACAACAATTTATCTGTTGATGACGCAGGAAACACTTTTGCTGGAGTATTAAACGGCAGATTTAAAGTGTACATTGATCCATATTCAGCGAACCAAGCTAGCAAACAATTCTATGTTGTTGGTTACAAAGGTACTTCACCTTATGACGCTGGTATGTTCTACTGCCCTTATGTACCATTACAAATGGTTAGAGCAGTTGGTCAGGACACTTTCCAACCGAAAATCGGTTTCAAAACTAGATACGGCCTACAAGCAAATCCTTTTGCTGAAGCTTCTTCTAGTACAGACGCTGTAATTGACGGTGCTGGTGCTGCTAACGCTAACAGATACTACAGAAAAGTACAAATCGTTAACCTTGCGTAATTGCAAATAACGATTGTATAGTAGACAATCTTACGAAAAAAGGCGATGTAAAAGTCGCCTTTTTTTTAGCCCAAATTATAATATTAGTATATTCAGATTTTATTATATACATCAAATGCTTGACACAAAAACATCTTTATGTTATAAATAATATTAATAAGATAAACGAGTTATCTTTGCAATTAATGTCTGAAAGGACAGGAGGCATTATGTTAAAGTTATTAACTAATGTCCGTTATTTCATTGCACCAGTATTAATAATCACAACAGCAATATCAATATTGTATGGCGGTCTATTTGCGTGGACTGGCGTTGCGTTATTAGGTGTTGGAATAATACTAGATACATTAATCACAAAGCAGACGAAAGGTGCCGTTGATGAAAACGGAGAAACACTAGGTATTGCTTGGTTGCAAAACACGGTTATGTATCTTATGTTACCTGTGTTTATATTTCTACAATGTGCTGTCGCATACAAAATTTTTAGCGGTATCACAGGACTAGAACTTGTAGGCACTACCTTATCAGCTGGTATCTTTTTAGGTATCGGTATCATCTACGGACACGAACTATCGCATACGAAAGGTTTTGCTTTTGTTATTAGTAGATGGATGATGGCGTTAAGTGGGTCAGCACATTTCTGTTATGCTCATTGTTATAATCATCATTTAGAACTTGCGACAGAAGACGACCCAGCGACTGCTCCTCGTGGTCGTACAATCTATGGACATTATCTACTTTCATATCTTGGTCAATCAAAGTTTCTTTTTGAAATGGAGAAAGCAAGATTACAAAGACTAGATAAATCTTTTATCTGTTTTGATAACAGATGGATTAGAGGTTATCTAATGTCCGTACCTACCGTAGCACTTTTCTTTATGGCAGGTGGTTGGGTAGGTATTACTTGTCTCGCTGTAATGTGGGTAATTTCAAACTTTGAATTAGAAGCTTTGAACTATCTGGAACATTATGGTTTGATAAGAGTAAAATCTCAACCTATTGATTACAGACACAATTGGGACAATTCAACATTGTTTACTTCTTGGTTCTTTATTGAAATCGGAAGACAAGCAGACCACCACGATAGAGGGGAAACTCACTTCTGGGAACTTGATGATGTTGGCGCTCCTAATACAGGTGTTGGATATTTCACTCTATTTACAATTGCATTAATACCACCATTGTTTAGAAAGTTTATGAAGAAACATTTAGACAAATGGGATAGAGATTATGCAAGTAAAGAAGAACAAGAAATCGCAAAACAACTAGTCTAATATCGGTCCCCTAGTTTTTACTAGGGGATTATTAGGTCGTATAAATAGTAGTATGACTATTACAGATTCAATTAAGCGACAACCAACGCAACTTGACTATGCAAGTCCAACGCAATTCAAGTTTAGTATAAACAAACTTCCAAAGGTTGAATACTTTTGTACAGAAGTTAATATCCCTAGTTTGCAAATGAGTAATGCTACACAGGTTACTCCTTTGAGAGATATACCTTTACCTGGTACAAAACTTGACTTTGGTGATTTAGTACTTACATTTATGGTAGACGAAAAGTTAGAGAACTATGAAGAAGTATTTGGTTGGTTAAGAGGTCTTGGTTTTCCTGAAGACCACAACGATTATGGTGTATTAGTCAACGCAGGAAGAGATAGATTTCCTACTGCCGGCAAAGGTAACATTAATAAAAATGCTGGTAGAGAAGGTAGCGCAATACCTCAAGGACCTATATTATCAGACGCAACACTTACCATACTATCTGCAAAGAACAACCCAATCAAAGAAGTGAGATTTAAAGACATATTTCCTGTATCTATTACAGGTGTCAACTATAGTCAACAAGCAAGTGATGTACAATACTTGACTAGTAGTGTGTCATTTAAATATCAGACATATACTTTTGCTGAACCTGGCAAGGATCCAAAAGTAAACTTTACAGCATAGAAGCTTGACAAATTACTAGATTTAGTATATACTTTATATAAATCTAACAAACGGATACTAGATTATGACATTAGAAGAATTACAAGAATTAGCAGATAAAAAATTAAAAATCAATGATACTGAGCTTGATATTGAAGCTCTTAAAACACCACAATTACATAATGAATTTTTGAAACACTACAATAAGTTTAATCTTTTACTTACTAAAACAGAAAGTGAGTTAAGGATTATTAAATTACATAAGTGGGAATATTACACAGGGAAAGCAGACCCAGCAGTTTATCAAACTAAACCATTCAATTTAAAAATTCTAAAGCAAGATGTTGATAAGTACATTGAAGCAGATGAAGATTACATTAAGATTAAACAAAAAGTTGACTACTTAAAAACTATATGTGATTTTCTGGACAAAACAATCAAACAAATATCAAATCGTGGATTCCTAATCAAGGATGCTATTGAATGGCGTAAGTTTACTTCTGGCGCTATTTAATAGATGGTAGAAAATCGTTATATTATATTAGAAAAGAAAGACGAAGTATATCTTTCAATTGAAGCCGAGAGCGACATTCGTAGAGAACTATCGGAGTTTTTTACTTTTGAAGTACCTGGTTATAAGTTTATGCCTCAATATAGAAATAGATATTGGGACGGAAAGATAAGACTATTTAAGTATGCAAGTGGTGAGATATACTATGGTCTTTTACCTTATGTTAGAAAATTTTGTGAAGATAACAATATACAAGTTGTTTCTAAAATTAAAGAACAAAGTAAACCATTAGATAAGATAGAGTGTGCTAAATTTTGTAAAGCATTAAACATACCTTTAACTATTAGAGATTATCAATTCAATGCTTTCTATCACGCTATACAAGAAGATAGATGTTTATTACTATCGCCAACTGCTAGTGGTAAATCACTTATTGCATATCTAATATTGCGATTTCAACTATTACGATTAAAAGAAAAGAAAGCAAATAAGATATTAATTATTGTACCTACAACATCATTAGTAGAACAATTGTATAAAGACTTTGGCGACTATGGTTATAATACTAAACATATACATAGAATATATCAAGGACACGATAAAGATACTACAAAGAAAGTTATCATATCTACTTGGCAGTCTATTTACAAACTACCTAAAAAGTGGTTTGCACAATTTGGTTGTATACTTGGTGACGAAGCACATTTATTTAAATCCCAGTCCCTAACAAGTATAATGACAAAGATGACTAATTGTAAGTATAGAATAGGTATGACAGGTACACTTGATGGTAGTAAGACACATAAACTAGTATTAGAAGGTTTATTTGGTGCTGTAAATAGAGTTGCAAGTACAACTGATTTAATAGAAAAGAAACAACTAGCAGAATTTAAGATACATTGTTTAATACTTAAACACGGAAAGAATAGTAAAGACTTTTTAAAAGATAAGAACTACCAAGAAGAAATGGACTTCTTGTGTGCTAGTAAAGCAAGAAATAAATATATAACGAACTTGACAAATGGTCTACAAGGTAATACTTTATTGTTATTTCAATATGTAGAGAAACACGGAAGAGTATTACAAGAACTTATAGAAAAGAAAGTAGAAGATGGTCGTAAAGTCTTCTTTGTATTTGGAGGAGTATCAGCAGATGATAGAGAACAAATTAGGGCAATTACTGAAAAGTCGGATAACGCAATTATTATCGCCAGTTATGGAACATTTTCCACTGGTATTAATATACGAAACTTACATAATATTATTTTTTCTAGTCCTAGTAAGAGTAGGATAAGAAATCTACAATCTATTGGTCGTGGTTTACGACTAGGAGATAACAAAGTAAATGCGACACTATACGATATATCAGATGATGTATCATATGGAGAAAAAGAAAATTACACATTGCAACACTTCCGAGAAAGAATAAATATATACAATGAAGAGAACTTTGATTATGAAATTCACAATGTGGAACTAAAGGAGTAAGTATGCCAGATAAAACAGACAGAAATCCTGACGGAACTACCTCAATCAAAATCGTAAAGATTATGAATGGCGCTGATATTGTATGCGTTATTCCTGCTACGGTAGACCAGCAAAAATCGCCGTTGCTGACATTAGACAAACCATTAGAAATAAAATATGTTCCACAAATTACTAACATTGGTGTTAAAGATTATATAGCACTAGTGAAGTGGGCAGCTTACACAAACGACCAACTGGTCACAATTCCCAAAGACAAGATATTGACGATTACTAACGCTAGTGAAGAAATGATTAAATCTTACAAGCAAGTGATACACGACTACACTAACCACGATAAAGTGATGAGACGAGAAGACAATCCGAGAACTGAAAGACTTATGGATAGAGAAATGATGAGACAAGATGAACTTGACGAATATGAAGAGATATTTGAGGCCTTTAATGATGTTAAAAAGAAAAGTACAATTCACTAAACGCTACTCTATAGACTCTATCTCTCAGCGGCAACACGCTGATAATAACATAGGAAATTTAATCTGTCAAGCGCCTATGCCAGAAACTGGAAATTTTCACAGGTGCTTGACCTTTGAAACAAAATATAGTATAGTGAGAACATAATGACAACTACAGAAACAAAAAAGAAAAGAGTACGAATCCCTGCCAAAAAAGAGCACTATGTAAATAACAAAGAGTTTCTTCAGGCGATGATTGAGTACAAAGAGAAATGCAAAAAAGCAGAAGCGAGAGGACGAAAGAATCCTCCGGTTACGAATTACATAGGTGAATGTTTTTTAAAGATTGCAAACCATTTATCATACAGACCTAACTTTATTAATTATACATTTAGAGACGATATGATTTCTGATGGCATAGAGAATTGTTTACAATATCTAGGTAACTTTAATCCAGAAAAATCAAACAATCCTTTTGCCTATTTTACACAAATTATCTATTATGCGTTTGTTAGAAGAATACAGAAAGAGAAAAAACAAACAACAATCAAACACAAACTTATTCAGGATGCCAACTATGATGATATGACATTGCAACCTGGAGACGATAGAGATTTTAAAAATCAGTTTACAGAATTCTTACAAAAGAACTTACCTGTACAAGAACCAACAAGTGAACCAGCACCCACGAAACCAAAAGGTGCAAAACTAAAGAGAACTAGAAAAGCAAAGATTAATTTAGAGAACTTTTAATTATGAAGATAGCGTTATTGAATGATACTCACTTCGGTGCGAGAAGTGATAGTCCTGCATTTATCAAATATTTTAACCGGTTTTATGACGAGATATTTTTCCCATACCTAGAAGAACACAAGATAACAACACTTATTCATTTAGGTGATGTTGTTGATAGAAGAAAGTTTATTAACTTTAATACAGCACATAACTTTCAAAATAAATTCTGGAAAAGACTATGGGATATGAAAATAGATACTCATATTATACTTGGCAACCACGATACTTATTATAAGAATACAAACTCTATTAATAGTATGCAACAATTGATTACTACTTTTGATGGTATCAATGAACCATTTATATATGAGAAACCAAAGACGGTTGAGTTTGATGGTCTACCTATACTATTCGTTCCTTGGATATGTCCAGAGAATGAAGAAGAAAGTCTATACGAAATAGAAAATTCACAAGCACAAATTTGTATGGGTCACCTTGAAGTTAAAGGTTTTGAAATGCACAAAGGACACTTCCAAGAACACGGACTAGAGATAGACTTATTTAAAAGATTTGACAAAGTATTATCTGGTCACTATCATAGAAAATCAGATAATGGTACTATCTACTATCTAGGTACACAATACGAAATTACTTGGTCAGATTATCAATGCCCTAAAGGTTTTCATATATTTGATACAGATACTAGAGAACTTACAAGAGTGCCTAATCCTATTAATATGTTTAAGAAGATAACATATAACGATAAGAAAAATAACTATGCAAATATGGATATATCTGAATACGAAGATTGTTTTGTAAAAGTTATAGTAGAAGAAAAACAAGATGTAAATATGTTTGGTGAGTTTATAGACAGATTACATAATGAGATACATACACACGAAGTTAATGTCATAGAAGATAGTTATAATATAAATTCAACTGCCAATATTAATATTGTAGACCAAGGTGAAGATACTTTAACCTTCTTACAAAATTATATTAATAGTTTAGATACTGAACTAGATAAGCACAAGATGAATACAATAGTTAAAGACTTATATAATGAGGTGCAAGATAAGTGATAATTTTTCATAATATAACCTGGAAGAATTTTCTTTCAACAGGCAATACACCAATCAGCGTAAATTTAAGAGAAGCACCTACGACATTAATCATAGGTAGTAATGGGTCAGGTAAATCAACTTTACTAGACGCATTGTGTTTTGCTCTCTTCAATAAACCTTTTAGAATTATTAAGAAAGACCAGATGGTAAATACTATCAACAATGCTGATACACTTGTTGAAGTTTATTTTAGTATAGGTCCTAAAAAGTATAAAGTACGAAGAGGTATTAAACCTAACATATTTGAAATATACCAAGACGGCATTTTATTAAATCAGGATGCCTCTTCTATAGATTATCAAAAGTACCTAGAACAAAATATAATGAAACTAAATTACAGGTCATTTTGTCAAGTTGTAATTTTAGGTTCTTCTTCATATGAACCATTTATGAAGATGAGAGCAAGTTATAGGCGTGATGTTATTGAAGAGATACTTGATATTAAAGTATTTGCAAGTATGAACTTATTATTAAGAAGTAAACAACAAGACTTAACAAAAGAGATTACTACATTAAGACACCAAGTAGACTTGATTGAAAACAAAGTTGACTTACAAGAGAAACATTATAATGAATTACAAGGTAGAGATACAGACGCTATATCTAAAAAGAAAGAAGACATAGAGAAAGCACAAGAACATAAAAGAGATTATATGTTGCGTATCAGTAGTCTTAATGAAGAGATTACAAAGAACAAACTAAAACTAGAAGGCACAGAAGAAACTAAAAGTAAATTTCTTCAATTACAGAAACTAGAAAGTAAGATTGATACAAACTTAAAGACACATAAAAAGGCACTTAAATTCTTTGAAGAGAATACTAATTGTCCTGTTTGTACACAAGAACTTGAACCTGGTTTCAAACAAGAGAAAGTAAACGAAGAGAAGGCTGCTGTAGATAAGTTAAACGAAGGTTATAAAAAACTATTAACTGAAATTACTAATACAGAAGAGAAGATATTAAATATAGACAAAGTATCTGAAACTATTAGAAGTATAGAAACTAATGTTGCAAAACTAAACACAAGTGTTGATGAACTTAAAAGACATAGTGATAGAATACAAAACGAGATTGACTTGTTATCTGTAGAGGATGCTTCAGGCCTAAATATAAAAGAAGAGATTGTTAGACTAAAACAAGAGTTAGTCAAAACAAAAGAAGATAGAGACAAAGTTATTGATGAGAAAAAATATGTTGATGTATTAAGACAGATTGTAGACGATAGTGGTGCTAGAGCACAGATTATTAAGAAGTATATACCAGTTATGAATACACTTATTAATCAGTATCTACAATCAATGGACTTCTTTATATCTTTCCATTTAGATGAAGAGTTTAAAGAAACGGTTAAGAGTAGACATATGGATTCTTTTAACTACAATAATTTTAGTGAAGGTGAAAAGATGAGAATAGACTTGTCATTACTATTCACTTGGAGAAGTATTGCGAAGATGAAGAACTCCGTCAATACTAACTTATTAATACTTGATGAGATATTTGATAGTAGTTTAGATGGTCAAGGAACAGATGATTTCTTTAAGATTATCAAAACACTTACAAAAGAAAATATCTTTATCATATCGCATAAAGGAGATATAATGTTTGACAAGTTTACAAATATAATTAAATTTGAGAAATACCAAAACTTTACGAGGTTAGAAAATGTCTAAAGATTTAAAAGATAATCCTACTACTGCTGTTCATACAGGCGACAGACAAAGAATGACGGTTGCTGAAGAAGAAAAATTTAAAGATGATATAATGAAACAAGCAGAAGAACAGATTAAAGCAGGTGATGTTGAAATTGCAAAAGAAGGTGAGTGGGTTGACCACGCCAACATCAAAGAAAAACTAGAAAAGATGAGAGACGAAGATAAGGCAAAAGAAGGTGTCGTAGAGGATATGACAGATAAGAATAAGTCTGTTGAAATCAGAAAAGGCATTGACCCTAAATCGTTTCAGTACGAATTATTACCACCACAGGATCCTAGAGTTAGACAACCTGTAGCACCTTTCAAAGATGAAATGCTAGAAGAGTATGGTCTAAAAAGTAGACAAGAACTTGTTGATGGTATGTTTGCTCTTATGCACAAATATGGTGGTATCGGTTTGAGTGCGATACAAATAGGTTTACCATTTAATATGTTTGTTGCAGGAGACCACGAATCAATAGAAAAGGGGTTAAAGATAGCGGCCTTTAATCCTGTTATTATACAAGCAAGTGAAGAAGAAGTACTAATGAAAGAGGGATGCTTGACTTTTCCTTTCTTATTTGTTAGTATTAAAAGACCTCGTAAATGTGTTATGAAATACGAAGATGAGAACAAAGATTTAAAAGAAGCACATTTAGATGGAATGATGAGTAGAGTTTGTCAACACGAATACGACCATCAAACAGGTACATTGATGGTACAGAAAGTTAGTAAACTAAAACTAGACTTAGCATATAAAAAAGCAGAAAAGGAGATGAAGAAGTGGAGACGCTATCAGGAAGCAATCAAGTCCAGTCAGCCAGTGAAAATATCAAACCCTGGCAAAAAGGATTTGAGTTAAGTTATTTAAAAGATTTAGAAAAGAGATTTAATTCTTACAACGAATATGCTCAGCACGAAATGAGCAAGTTTAAAAAGAATAATATAGCAGACGCCTTGTCAAAAGATGAGATACAACTTCTAGGCAAAGGTTTAATACACTTCTCAAAAGTAAAAGTAAAATCAAACATCTTTATGTTCCCAGGTGTACTAATCGGTACTAAACTACCTGGCGATATTCATATTAAACATTTAGGTTATACAGAAGAATTTGATAAAAGAAATATTATCACTACATTAATGGAAGACGCTCAATACACTAATAACAATGTGTGGTTGTTTATTAACGAAGAGAGTGGACCTGATAAACATATTGCAACAGAAACAGGATTTGAGAAAGTCGGTACGAAGTATAATTCAGTTGCAGATATTATAGGTGTTTATTTTAGACACGCTAGTAATGTATTAGAAGATAGACAACACCCTAAAGTACCTGTCTATGAGAACTATACATTGAAACCTATGAATGTATCATTTAAAGATATTACAACACAACTTGCAAAACAACTACACGAAATGGAAGTTGAGTTTACTAATCACTATTCAAACTACAATAAAGCAAAGTCTTGGAGTGCAATCTCATTAAGAGGTTATAAACCAGACTATAAGTTTATTACAAAACCTGTAGAAATGAATAAGAAGTGGAAAGAAGAAAACAAAGATGAACATTTTGAATTACAAGATACAGACTGGAGACAGAAGTTTCCTTTAGTAGAAAAGATATTAGATGTATTTGAAACAGAAATACATAGAGTTAGATTTATGAATTTGAAACCAGGTGGTGGAGAATTACAAAGACATACAGACCAAGTAGACCCAGACATAGGAATTGCAGATGGTAGATTAATGAGAATACATATACCTATCAAAACAAATCCAGATGTAGAGTTTACAAGTTGGTCTATATCAGGTTCTAAAGTGATGACTAATATGGAAGAAGGAAGTTGCTGGTACCTAGATATTAGAAAACCACATATGGCAATTAACAATGGTGAAGACTGGAGAACACATTTAGTTATTGATGTAGTTGCTAATGATAAAGTGAGAAGTTTATTTAATGCTGACGCCCATAGAAAAATACGATAATATATATTACAAACGAGACGATTTGTTTGCACCATATGGAGATGTCAATGGTGGTAAAATGCGACAGACAATTGCCTTGTTTGAAAAGTATAAAGATAAGATAAGAAATGAACACAATAACGGAGTTATACAATCTGTTTCAGTACATAGTCCTACCGCTAGTGTTATCAGTAGAGTTGCGAAAGAGTATGGTTTTAAATCTATATTTGCAGTTGGTGGTACTAAACCTGAAACATTACAGAAACGCCATATAATGCACCTTGCACAATACTATGGTGGCGAGATAAGAATAGTTGCAGGACACGGTATCAATAGTGTACTTGCAAAGAGAACTAAAGATATTATAGAAAAAGAAAAATATTTCTATACTTCTTTTGATAAATGGATTATGGAAGAACCTGAATTAATGTTAGAAACAAATGGCGAACAAGTGCAAAATCTACCAGATGAAATAGACAATTTAGTTATGAGTTGTGGTGTAGGTATTCAGATGTCTGCTGTTATGTATGGATTAAAGAAGTATAATAAGAAAGTAAAAAGAGTTATCGGTGTCGGTGTAGGACCTGATAGAACAAAGAATATAAGAAGTTATTTTGGATTAGAACAGAATGATTATCCTTTTGAATTTCACACACCAAAAACAAGTTATAGTACTCCTCTGAAAACTACAATAACAAATCCTAACTACACGGATTCAGAAGAGTACTATCCATCAGAAAAATCATTTATGTTAGATGACTTATACGAAGCAAAAGCACATAAATGGATGTGTGAGAATATAAACATTTACGAAGGTACAAATGTCTTCTGGTGTGTCGGTAGAAGATTAAATCAAAACGAAGTACACGATATAACTGGAGGTATACAATGAAATACGATATGACAACTTTCTTTAAAGATGGTTTCTATACTGGTGATGTAGATATAAATGTACAACTATTTGATGATATAAAGTTTCCTAATATAGACTACAATCCTGAAGACTTAAAACTACCTGATAATGTAAAACAAGAGATTAAGAAAGTACAAGAACAACTAGAAGAAGTTATATCAGAAACATATCCTAAATTTGAACTTACAGAAGAACCTGGTTTATGGAACGGAGTAACCAAAGAGAATAATGAATTTCACAATGACTTTGTTGCAGGAGATAAATTCAATTCAAACATATTAGTATACCTAGATGAAGGTAACGATATGAATGAAAACTATATTGAGATTGCAGGTGAAGACATTTTAGATAAAGATGGCACACCATATGGTGTAAGTAAGTGTAGAATATTCTGTAGACCAGGACAATTTGTCTGGTTAAATCAATCACCTCAATTTGAACATAGAGCAAACAACGGAAGTGGGAATAGAAGATTGATACACTTTGCATACTATATACCGGAGATTAAAAAATGAAAGATGTAATTAATAAGTTTCATCACGGTGACGCTTTTGATATATTTCCTAAAGTACCAGATAGAAGTATTGACTTAACATTTACAAGTCTACCTGATATATCACAAGGTCCGTGGGGCAAAGACATAGAACAATACCAAGAGTTTCAAAATAGAAGTTGCGACCAGATGGCAAGAATTACGAAAGATGAAGGCTTCGTAGTTATATCGCAAACAGATAGAAAGATTAACGGAGAGATATTACCTAATCATATAACATATTACAATGCAATGTTAAGAAATGGTTTTGCATTGAAAGACTATAAGATTATGGTAAGAAATCATCCTGTTGATAAAAGAGATATGTATTACTTCAACTATCAACACACACTTGTATTTACTAAAAAAGGTACAATCAAAAGAAGTGGTGATTGGTTAAAGAACATATTAGTATATGATACAAAGAGATTAGGAAATGTAAAAGGTCCTTTTAATCTCTATGTATGGAACGATAACTTTATTAAACTTGTGGTTGATTATCTATCAAAAGAGAATGAAATAGTATTTGACCCATTTGCAGGTAGTGGAATAGTACCTTGGATTGCAAAAGAAATGAGAAGACGATATATAGGTATTGAACTAGATAAAGAGGTTTTTGATAAATCTTACTTTAATCGTTTAGACCTGCTTGACAAGTTTGGGAAAGTAGTATAGAATGTCTATTATGAATAAAAAAGAAAAAATATACGAAAGGAATCCGAACACAGGTGTTATTCGTTGGCGTTATGTAGGCGAGAGTCCTGATAAGTTTGGGTGGCCGAACTATGGCAGAATATTGCGAGAAGGAAAAAAGAAGAAGAACACTAATAACATTAAGTAAGATGAAAATGAAAACACAACACAAAGTAGATAGAACAGATTATCAGGATGTAGCAGATTGTATAAGAAGTGACCAAGTACCTGCTAGTGCTATTGCAGAATACTTTACTGATAAAAGATTTTACAAGTGGTACAAAAAGAAATACTTATGAAAAAAGAGAGCATAGAAGACTTTTTAAAAAGAGGTGGTAAAGTAGAGAAGTTAAGACCTGGGTTTCCATTAGATGTCGGAAGTTTAGACAAGTCAAAGAAACCTAGATTTAATAAACAAGAAGTTGAGAGTGGCAAAGATAAAGGCACAGCGCCTATGCCAGACTTAACAAGTATCAGAAAACAGGAAGCATACAATGGCAACACGGTTACATATTCAGATAGTGTGCCTGTAAATGAACCTGGTAAAGGTACTGGTAAATCAGATATGAGTGGTAAATAAATGAAGAAATTAACAGATGTAAAAGGTAGTGCTAGTTTAGAAGATATAATGTCTGCCCAAGGCGTAGAAGTCAAAGGCGAAGAGAACATTACTAGTAAAGGAAATCTAAAAGGTTTTACAGAAGATGAAACTCAACTAGAAGAGAACATAAACGAAGTTTATAACTTCTGGCAAGAAAGAGGTTTTCCTTACTACAATACAGACCCAACTTGGCGAAAAGAAAAGATGGCGAAACTACAGGCTGTTAATTGTAAAGATTTATTAACTAAAGATAATGTAATTAAACCACACCAAGAAGGTCTATCACTTGCTTGGTCTTATATGCCACATAGTTTTGGTATCAGATGTGGTAAGATGAGAACTCCTATGGAGATATATGAAGATGAAGAACACTTTAAGAAAGGTATCAAAAAACTATTAACTGGTTCTTTCTTTGGTAAGTATTCAGTAAGTGATTTAAAACCTGCCTCAAAGACAAAGAATGTATTAGAAATGTTTAAAGAAGGTATCACAACATACAGGTCAGAGGAATCAAAACATAAAGCAGAAAGTGTAATGAGAAGTCTATTAAGAAGATATACAGGAACTCAATGTGTATCTAATTTCAGACCTACAGCAGCTGCTTGTTTATATCAGAATTTTATGAAACCAGGCGAACTAGTCTGGGATATGTCAATGGGTTATGGTGGTCGTATACTAGGTGCGATTATATCAGATGTTAATTATGTAGGTACTGACCCAGCAACATTAACATTTAAAGGACTATGTGAGATTAAAGAAGACCACGCTAGACCTAATAGACAATACTTCTTAAATAAGAAAGGTAGTGAAGTCTTTATACCTAAAGAAAATAGTTTAGACTTTGCCTTTACAAGTCCACCTTATTTCAATTGGGAACAATATTCAGATGACGCTGAACAATCATTTAAAAACTTTAGTACTAATGAAGACTGGAATAATGGCTTCTTACGAAAGACTATACAGAATGTTTTTACTGGTTTGAAACCAGGTAAGTATATGGGTCTTAATGTAGCGAACATTAAATCACATAAAACCTTTGAAGATGATACCGTGCGAATCGCCGTTGAGGAAGGCTTTGAACATACTGATACATACAAGTTGCAGTTGTCTTCACAAGAGAGTGGCGCTAAATACGAACCAGTGTTTATATTCAGAAAACCCTAAAATCCCGACATACAAACATACACGGGACTACCGGAAACCCTATCCTCCGCCCTCCTAGCCCCTCGTTTTTTTAACATTTAGGGCATATTAGTACAGATATATCAAAAACCCTCATATTTACACGCTAAAAAAAATTTAAAAAATGCTCGGAAAGTGCTTGACATATGTATTGGTCTATGGTATTATGTATGTATAAATGAAAAAGGACACTAACATTATGAATAAATCAACTATCAATTTTGACCAGAAGTCATCATTAGCAAAATTACTTGCTACAGAAAATCTACAAGTACAACACGACAATGTAAAAACTGCTTCTTTTAATTTAGAAGACAGGATACTTACAATACCAGTTTTCAAAAAACCTGAAGGTGCTGTATATGATATGTTGATTGCACACGAAGTTGCTCACGCTTTACATACGCCAACTAAAGAATGGCAGACTTCTGTAGTTGTGAATAAAGAATTAAGAGATTATATTAATGTCCTAGAAGATTGCAGAATTGATAAGATAATCAAAAAACAATATCCTGGTGTAGTACAAGACTATAAAGATGGTTTCAAAATATTATGGTCAGATAACTTCTTTGGTTGTAATGATAAAGATTTAGATACTGAATTAATGTTGATTGATAAAATCAACCTATTCTATAAGTCTTCTGAAACTTTACCATTTGATTTAAATAATGTTGAAAAGTTATGGTTCAATGAAGTTGAGAAAGTTGTTACCTTTGATGATGTTGTTGAACTTGCAAAAAAGATTGCTGACTTTCAGAAAAAAGAAAACGAAAAATTACAAAAGTTACCAGACTTTGATAGTCATCCTTTGACTTTAATGTATGGTGAAAAAGAAGAAAAGGACGAAGAAGAAAAAAATGATAATCAATCCTCAAATTCGCAACCTCAATCGTCTGAACAATCTAACGAAGAACAGACGGAGAGTGGAGAAGATACACAAAACAAACCAGAACAATCTGAAAACTCCGAAGAAAAAAACGGAGAAGGAAACGATAAATCAGACGACAAAAAAGAAGACGATAAATCTGGTGATTTAGAAAAGGTTACTGGTAATCCTGACGGTGCCGGTGCTGATAAAAAGATTAATATGCCTTTGAAGTCTATTACTACTGAAAAGGCTGAAGAGAATACTCAAAAAGATTATGTGAATACCGAACATAGAGGTTATTCATATATGAATTTACCAGAAGCAAATTTAGATGATATTATTGTTTCTCCTAAAAAATGGTTAAAAGAAAACATCAAAAATGCTAATCAGTATAAATCAACTTATGTTGACAATATGGCAAGATTTAAAACTTTCCATAGAGATAGTAAAAAGACTATTCAGTATCTTGTAAAAGAATTTGAAATGAAGAAGTCTGCTGATGGTTATAAAAGAATGACTACTGATAAAACTGGTATCATTGACCCATTGAAATTAAAAGACTACAAATTTTCAGAAGACATTTTCAAAAGAATGTCTGTTATTCCTGACGCTAAAAACCACGGTATGATTTTATTACTTGATTGGTCAGGTAGTATGGCAAATGTAATTGATAAAACAACTGAACAATTATGTCAGTTAGTTTGGTTCGTAAAACAAATTAATATACCTTTCAAAGTATATTTCTTTTCAGATAAGATTGACTTTTCAGATGAGCAAGTATACGGTAGAGACAGATGGTCTACTATGAGAGAAAGAAGAAAACTAATGAAGTCATTTAAATACAAAGCAGGTGACGCTCATTTTGATGATTTTAATTTAGTTGAAGTTGCAAACCACACTATGAAAAAAGGTGAACTTGAACAATCTCTAATGTTCTTGTGGTCATATTCAAAATACTACAATGACGGAAGAAGATGGACTAGAGACGGTGAGTATATTGAGTATCTTTATCCACCATCTGCTTTTCACTTATGTTCAACACCTTTGAATGAAGCACTTGCTACAATGTATAGAATTATACCAGTGTTCAAACAAAAATATCAAGTTGACAAAATGTCATTAATTACTTTGACAGATGGTCACTCTAATAATGATAACAAGTCTACTTACAAAACTTGTGAAGAAGGTCTTGGAATTAAAAGAGACGGTTATGGTAAGAAAGCATTATTAAAGATTGGTACAAAGTATATTCAATCAAAAGGTAATACAACTTCTTTATTACTTCAAGGACTTAAAAAGAAATTCAATATTACAACTATCGGTTTCTTCATTGTTAAAACTAGAAGAAGTTGGGAGTTTGAAAGATACCTTGGAGTTGACCATATAAAAGACTACTCTTTAAGAGAACAAAAGATTATGACTTTGAAAAAAGAGTTTAGTAAGAATAAATCTTGTTCTACAATGCAAGAAGGATATAATGAATTTTATCTTATTAATGGTAAGGATATGTCAGTACAAAATGCTAACCTTAATGAGTTAAAAGAAGACGCTAAGAAAGGTGATATTAAGAGAATATTCACTAAATCAATGAAATCCAGAACGGTATCCAGAGTGCTGTTAAGTAAATTTATCAGACAGGTTGCCTAATGGGGGAGAAATCGTTGAAAAATATGATGAAAAAAAATGAAAAAATGCTCACTTTTTGCTTGACATATGCTAAAAAGTGTGGTATTATGTATGTATAAAATGAAGAAAGGACAAAACACTATGTTAAAACTAAATGATAAACAACTTGAATTCGTAAATGAGTGTTCAAAGTTGTTCCCTAATAAAGATACTTTAGATAATGCTGAATTATTGTCAGTATCTAAATCTCTTGGAATGAATTTCAAACCACAATGGTTGGTTAGAAATCCAGATTTAAGAGTTGGTAGAGGTCAATACAAAATCCCGATGAACGGTGAGATTACTTCTACTGCCAAAGTTATTCCTAATATCTTAAATGATGATAAGAAGGCACCTGCTGATGATACTGAAAAGGTTGTTGCTACTGATACTAAATCAGAAGCTGCATATGTTGTATCTTCACTAGTTGACAATCTTGTTCCTAAAAAAGATGAGACTTTTGTTTCATTTGGAAATCATCCTGATGTTAGAAATATCATAAAATCAAAACAATTTTATCCGATATTCATTACTGGTCTTTCTGGTAACGGTAAGACTTTTTCAGTTGTTCAGGCTGCTGCCGAAGCAAAAAGAGAACTGATAAGAGTTAACATTACAATTGAGACCGATGAAGATGATTTACTCGGAGGATACAGATTAAGAGACGGTCAAACCGTTTGGCAAAATGGTCCTGTTATTGAAGCAATGGAAAGAGGTGCAATCCTTTTACTTGATGAAGTTGACCTTGCTTCTAATAAGATTATGTGTCTACAACCAATCCTTGAAGGTAACGGAGTTTATGTTAAGAAGATTAACAAATTCGTTAAACCAAATATTGGTTTCAATGTAGTCGCTACTGCCAACACTAAAGGTCAAGGAAGTGATGATGGTAAGTTTATCGGTACTAACATACTGAACGAAGCTTTCCTAGAAAGATTTCCTGTAACCTTTGAACAGCAGTATCCTGCTGCCAAAACTGAACAAAAGATACTTAACAATACTCTTGCTCAAACTGGTAAGAAAGATGAAAAGTATGTTGAGAAGTTATCTACTTGGGCAGATGTAATCAGAAAAACCTACTTTGACGGTGGGGTTGATGAGATTATATCAACAAGAAGATTAGTCCACATTGTTCAAGCATATTCAATCTTTGGTAATAAGATGAAGGCTATTGAATTGTGTACTAACAGATTTGATAACGATACAAAAGCTTCTTTTGTTGACTTATACACCAAAGTGGACGCTGGGGCAACTGCTGAAAGCATTGCCGAAATGCAGAAACAAGAGGCGTTAAAGGAACAAATGATGTCCAATGATAGTGAGGAAGAAGACGAGGAAGACCTTGTCTAAAAAATCTATCCATAGTGTGGTCCTTGGAGAGAGGTGTAGTGGCCTCTCTCCACTTTTTCACACTAGAATAAATATGAAGGATAACTATGAAATATAATGAAGATAAAATAATTAAAGAAATAAAAGACTATGTTGAAGGTACATATGGTGAACACTATAGTACTACAAAAGATGGTTTTCAAGTCCAAGATATGTTAAGGCACTTGAATATAGATAAAGACTTTTGCCAGGCTAATGCAATTAAATATTTGTGTAGATATGGTAAGAAGGCAGGTAGAAATAGAAAGGATTTGTTAAAAGCAATCCACTATGTTATTCTATTGATGTCTAGTGAAGACAACGATAAAGGTAAAAAATGAGTACAGATGTTTTAGGATACAGCTCACACGATTGGCGTAAACATACAGATGACGCTGTTATTGAAGATGGTGAACACATTTTAAAAGTAAATGATAGTAGGGTATTATTTAAAAACCCAAAAACATTGAAAGAGGAAAATGTTGATGTGTCCAGATTGATTAGAGTTTTTGTAAATAATAGAGACGACTTGAAAAGGAGTGTTAAATGATGAGTATGAAATTTAAAGTACAAGTGAAAACTCAAACTTTGAGGTATAGTTTAAATCAAGGTTATGAGATTGTTGCCTTTCCTATGAAAGATAGTCAGATACAAAATTTATTACAGACCAAGTTTTGTTATTTTTTCGGTACAGGAGATTATAATTTACCACCTACAATAGGTCATAGACGAGAAGGTGAGGTTGTTCGTGCCAACTCAAAAGACTTACACAAATGGTTAACAGAAGATATGGGAAAGTACTTTCCTAATAATGAAATGCTTATGAATAAAATGAGTAAGAACGGATTTAAGAGAGGGTTTGATATGAGAGACCCTTGGGTAAACATACCTATCAACCATCAAGGTACTAAAGGTTGGTTGAAGAAGACAGGTCAGATTACCGATAAAACTGAATTAGAACACCTACGACATATGGGTACTTCTAAATACTCTTCTAATGTAGCAGATACGGTATATAGAGATAACAAAAATAAAATAGATACAAATGTTATGGGTAAAAAAGGTACCGTTGGTGAGAATGTAATTACAAATTACTTTAAAAAACAACCAGGTGTTATATCAGTTGTACCAAGTGGTGATGTATATGCCAAGTGGGATTTAGAAATAGAGTATGAAAAGATGAAGGAGGTAATATAAGTGGGTATACTAGTAACCGTTCGTAATGGTAACTTGGAACAAGCAATGAGAGTGCTTAAGAAAAAAGTTGCTAAAGAAGGTTTAGTTAAAGAGCTGCGTCAACGACAATACTATGAGAAACCTAGTGATAAGAAAATCCGTAAAAAGAAAGAAAACACTAGAGCGTGGATGAAAAAGCAGAAAAAACTAAAAGCACAAAGAGGATATTAAAGAATTTGTCCTCCTCTCTTATGAGAGTGTATATATAATATGTTAGGCTATTCGTAAGACCTAATGAGGACAAAGGGTGCCGTAATTACCCAATACAGATAGAGTATTAAATACGGTGTCGCTAGAGTTTTTTTGGGGTGTCCCTGTGGTTCTTCTCTTTAAAAAAGAACCTAAAGCGCTGAGAGTTTTGGCAGTATACTCTTTAAAGAAACTGCCACTTTAATATGAGACGAGAAAAGAAGTTGAATGAATTTGATATTGAGGCAAAGACTTCAGGTGGTGCAGTATTTGAGTTAGGTGTAAAAACCTCTAAAGAAAGCACAGCGATTAGAAGACTTGCTGAACCTTTAATGAATAAACATTGGAAAGGTCAGGTAACTAATTTACATAGAATATATAAAGTTGCCGCCTATCTATTAAAAAGAAGTAAAAGGCTTGACAAATGAGATATAATGATTATATAAATAACTATGAGAACGCCATAATGGGTTCTCTAAACATTAACTTTGCTTAACAATAGGAGGTTACAATGACCAATCACAGAGCAATTTCATTTTTTAACAATTTAAGACCTATGACCGTAGGGTTTGATGATGTATTTAATAGTTTTGAAACTATGTTAGATACTACAGACTTCGGTAATAGAGTCCCTAACTTTCCACCTTACAATATCGTAAAGACTGGAGACTTTACTTACGACATAGAGTTGGCATTAGCAGGATACTCAAAAGCAGATGTATCTGTTGATTATGCCGATAGTGTTTTATCTATCAAATCTTTACATAAAGACGAAGATAGTAAAAAAGGTCCTGAGGTTATACACAAAGGTATTGCGAAAAGACATTTTAGTAGGTCTTTCACAATCGCTGATGATGTAGAAATCAAAGGTGCCGAACTCAAAGACGGACTTTTAAAAGTCAGTTTAGAGAAGATTGTTCCAGATAGTAAGAAACCTAGAACAATCAAAATCAAATAGTGGTTGAATAAGATTCACACATATTTGGTTATAACAACACAGACAGGAGAATAGGATTTAGGCGATGGGAAGCGCCAGATAGAATTCAACCATCGCCTATTGACTTGTTTCTCGTATTATGTTATATTAACTGAATTGAATTAACACATAAGGATAATTATGATAAATGGAATGAAAATACCAAAGGTCACTTTTAGAGTAAGAGAAGGTGACGAAGTTGAAACAGATGGCGGTTGTGCTATCGGCGGTCAATGGCTGAACAAGACAACAGACGATTACTTCAAAGGTAAGAGAGTTGTGTTATTCAGTTTACCAGGTGCATTTACACCTACTTGTTCTTCACAGCAATTGCCTGGGTTTGAAGAACACTATGATACAATCACAAAATTTTCAGTAGACGAAGTTTATTGTATTTCAGTAAACGATAGTTTTGTAATGAATGCTTGGGCAGACCATATGGGTATTGAAAAAGTAAAAATGATACCAGATGGTTCAGGCAATCTTACACGATTTATGGGAATGCTAATTGGCAAAAACCATTTAGGTTTCGGTAATAGAAGTTGGAGATATATGGCAGTTATCAATGACGGAGTTGTTGAGAAATGGTTCCAAGAACCAGGTATCAATAATGAAGGAACAGATGATGACCCATATGTGGAATCAACACCTGAAAAAATGTTAGACTACTTACGACATAGTGAGTAGGCTATTGACAAAGACGACCCTATGATATATAATGTTTATAATTTAATGAAGGAGAATATATGATGAACTTATCAAACGATACACTTGCATTGTTAAAAAACTTTGCAAACATTAATCAAAATATTTTAATTAAACCAGGTAAGAAATTAAATACAATTTCTACTATGAAAAATATTTTGGCAACAGCAGATATTAAAGAAGACTTTGAACAGCAGTTTGCTATCTATGACTTACCAGAGTTTTTAAGAACGGTTGATTTATTTGAACAACCTAACTTAAAATTCAATGGTGGTTCTAGTGTAGGAATCTCTGGTAAAGACGGAAGGTCAGCAAGTAAATATACTTTCGCTGATGAATCTGTTATCGTTGCACCTACCAAAACTATATCAATGCCTGATACAGAAGTTTCTTTTGTATTTAAGAAAGCAGATATGGAAAGACTTATGAAAGGTGTGGTTACTCTTAACTTACCTGACATATCAGTTATTGGTGATGGTAAGAATATGACACTTGTTGCAGAAGATAGAAAGAACAAAGCTTCTAACAAGTTTGATATCCAAGTTGGTACTACTGACAAAACATTTAAGGCATTTTTCAAAGCAGAAAACTTTAAAATGTTAACAGATGATTATGATGTTGCAATCTCAAAACAAAAGATTTCACATTTTGTTAATAGAACAAGACCAGTACAATATTGGATTGCATTAGAGCCAGAAAGTGAATTCTAATAAACACTATAAATTTGTTGAGAAATATAAACTTGACACTTGGGCGTTTATTATATTCATTGCAGTATTGGCTATTATTGCATTGATTTAAATTAAATTATGAGGTATATATTATGGCAGACTTTTTGTGGGTTGAGAAATACCGACCGAAAACAATTGAAGAGTGTATCTTACCAGAAGATATAAAATCAACTTTTCAAAACTTTTTAAAACAAGGCGAGATTAGTAATCTACTCTTATCAGGTACAGCAGGTACAGGTAAGACAACGGTTGCTCGTGCCTTGTGTGAAGAGTTAAAATGTGATTATATGATTATCAATGGGTCAGACGAAGGTAGACAAATTGATACATTAAGAACTAAAATTCAACAATTCGCTAGTACGGTGTCTTTAACAGAAGACGCTAATCATAAAGTTGTGATTGTTGATGAAGCAGATTATATGAATGCTGATAGTGTTCAACCTGCTTTGAGAAACTTTATAGAAACCTTTTACAAGAATTGTAGATTTATCTTCACTTGTAATTTCAAAAACAAAATCATACCAGCATTACATAGTCGTTGTACGGTAGTAGACTTCAAAATTGTCAATGGGCAGAAGAAGAAGTGTGCTGACGCTATGATGTTAAGACTAGGTAAGGTACTGAATGATGAGAATATACCATACGATAAGAAAGTTTTGGCAGAATTAATTATCAAATATTTTCCTGATTTCAGAAGAACTATCAACGAACTTCAAAGATATTCAGTTAGAGGTAAGATTGATAGTGGTATATTATTCACATTATCAGAAGCAAATAACAAAGAACTAGTCGCTACATTAAAAGAAAAAAGATTTAATGATATGCGAAAGTGGGTTATTCAGAATATAGATAAAGAACCTACAAGTATGTTCCGTAATATTTACGAGGTATTACAGAAAGCACTTGACCCTAAATCTATCCCACAGGCAGTTTTAGTTATTGCAGGTTATCAGTACAAGGCGGCTTTTGTCGCAGACCAAGAAATCAATATGGTCGCTTGTCTTACCGAGATAATGGCAAATTGTAAGTTTAAATAATGGCTTACGAACTCAAAGATTACCTGAATAGTATTAATTTTACTAAACAGGATGTGATGAAGACAGACGATATTACCTGGGAAAAGAAGTATCCTGCGTTTATCGTAAACAAGTGTTTATCATACCATTACGATACCTTAATCGCTGCCAACGAAATGAATGGGTATCATTTTCTTCCCAATAATATGCAATATCAATTTTTACTAAATATAGTAAGAAAGAAAAAGCGTTTTGCGAAATGGATGAAAGCAGAAAAGCTTAAAGATATAGAGTATGTAAAAGAGTATTATGGCTATAGTAATGAGAAAGCTAAAACCGCTCTAAGCATATTGACTAAAAACGATATTGAACATATAAAAAAATCCTTGAATAAGGGTGGGAGAAAAAGAAAATGACAGACAATGTAAAATGGTCACCGGAAGATATGCTAGAGGTCACAATCAAGCAACCTGACGATTTCCTAAAAGTAAGAGAGACATTAACAAGAATAGGTGTTGCTAGTCGTAAAGACAAAACACTATTTCAAAGTTGCCACATATTACACAAACAAGGCAAGTATTACATAGTACACTTCAAAGAACTATTTGCTTTAGATGGTAAGAAAGCAACCTTAACAGACAATGATATTCAGCGTAGAAATACTATTGCAGTATTACTAACAGATTGGAACTTAATTACGATAGTAAAACCAGAGGCTGCTGAAAACAAAGCACCACTATCACAAATTAAAGTGCTACCTTTCAAAGAAAAGAAAGAATGGAATCTTTCTGCCAAGTATAATATTGGTAAGAAGTTAGACGAAAAAACCGAAGACAAAGTTTCAAATGAAGGTAAATAATGCAAGTAAAACAATTCAGCGACTTCCTATCTGAACAAACATTAGATAGAGAAAACAAACCAATAACTATTGCAGTTATCACAAAGACAAATCCTAATCTCAAAAAGAGAAAGGTTGGTGGTAAAGAAAGTAAAGAGTTAACGGTTAAGTTGATTGATGAAGCTTGCCAAGCAGTAAATCTAAAGTGTGTAGTTATTGAAACTAGACACGCAATTATCACAGGTAAAGACGAAGAAAAGAATACTTTGACCGTATATAACTATGACGGCAAAGATAACGAACATACATTTATAGGTAAAGATACCGTTTGTATTACTAGAGCAGGTTCTGTAGAAGACGAAAGTGGTTTATCAATCGTTTCTGCTTTTCAAAACTCTGGTTCATTTATGTGTAATACAAGAAATGCAATGTTAACTTGTAATAACAAATTGACTACTGCTTTATTATTTGAAAAGTTTGGTATACCAACACCGAAGACAGCGTTTGTATCTAACGAGAAAAACATAGATGACGCTTTAGAACTAATTGGTGGTGTAGATAAGTTTCCAGTAATATTAAAAACACTAACAGGTACACAAGGTATCGGAGTTGTAAAGGTAGAGAGTTATGATTCTCTAGTTTCAACTATTCAAGCATTGTGGAAACATAATGCAGAATTACTAATACAAGAATTTATGCCTAGTGATTTTGATATTAGAACTTTCGTAGTAGATAACAAGATATTTGCAAGTACAAAAAGAATTCAAGGCTCAGACGATTTTAGAACTAATACTCATAGAGGTGCTGAAGCAGTACCATATAAGTTAAAAGACGAGGAAATAGAGGTCATACTCCGTGCTAGCAGGGCGTCAAAGGCGTATCTTTGTGGAGTTGACCATATCATACATAAAGGCAAACCTTATGTATTAGAAGTAAATGGTTCACCAGGAACTGGTGCAGAATATGAAGGATATATCTATAAAGACTTCTATTCGGATCCAGAAACAAAAGGTTCAATTAAAGGTGCTCAACTTGTAAAGAATTTAATCAAGTGGGTATCAGATAGAAAGAATTGGGATAGACAATCTATTGCTGAAGTAGGTTGGTTAGAAACAATAGAAGTCGGCGACATTGGTAAAATGAGAGCGAAGATGGACACTGGTAACGGTGCTCACGCTTGTTCAATGCACGCTGAGAATATTAAAGTAGAAGGTAAAAAGGTAACCTGGAAGTACAACGGCAAGACATATTCGGCACCGAAGTACGGGGAATCAAAAGTCTTTCGTGCTAACGCAGAAGGTGAAGAACCATCAGAAGTTAGAACAACGGTACTACTTGACCTTACCTTTAACGGTTTCACATATCCTGATATTGAATTCGGACTTGACCAAAGACCAAGGTCTGGTTCCGATGTTCTACTTAATAGAGAAGTAATCAGAATGTTCAATGCGTCTGTTAATCCTAATAGAACATTTGTACTATCAAAAAGATTACCGCCTATTGACAAAGACTAACAATTAACATATAATGGAGATATTATGAAAAAAGATATAAAAATTGTAAGAATAATTACAGGTGAGGATATCATTGGCGATTTTAGTCAAGGTAACGGTGAGGTCAAAGTCAAACAACCATACATCATTTATCCAACATCAGCGCCTAAACCAGGCGAAGCAATTAAATTTGGTATGTTCACATATATTCCATATGCTGAAACAGAAGAAATAACTTTTAAAGACGATAAGATTATAACGGTAGTAGAACCTAAACAGGATTTACTTGCGTCATATGAGCAATCAGTTTCTAAAATAATTCAAGGACCAGGTTTAATAACTTAATGAGTGATAGTGTCCAAACAAAGGATACTATAACAATTCATTTCATTAGTAAAGACGGAAATAAACAAGAAGTTATAGTACCACCAGGTTATACAATTATGGAGGCAGCAAGGACTTTTGCTGAACCATCAATTGATGAAATACCAGGCGATTGTGGTGGGTGTACTGCTTGTGGAACTTGCCATATTAATATTAAAGAGGACATTGACAAAGTGGGTCGGGTAGAGTATAATAGTTTAGAAAATGAGATATTAGAAACAAATATGGAATATGATAGAATGTATTCCAGATTAGGTTGTAATGTTATGTTAGAGAAAAAACATAATGGTTTAAAAATATATTTGAGAAGTATGGAGTCCGTATAGTGAATTTTTATAAAGATGTAATTGAACATAGAGGTAAGTTATTAGTCCGTGGTATACTAGACGGCAAAGAATTTAAAGAGAAGGTAGCATTTAGACCAACTCTATATGCACAAACACAAGAGAATACAAATCATAGAACTTTACAAGGTAACAATCTAAAACCTATTACCTTTGATAGTATCAGGTCAGCAAGAGATTTCAGAAGAAACTATGCAACTTCTAATAGTCCGTTGTATGGTAATGATAGATGGCACTTTCAATATATCAGTAAAGAATATCCAGAGAATATTGAGTTTGATAAGAACTTAATTAAAATCTTTACTATTGATATTGAGACAACTGCTGATGGTGGTTTTCCTGATGTAGAAAATCCGACAGAAGAGATACTATGTTTGACTATTAAAAATCAATCTAACAAACAAATTATTACTTGGGGTACAAGACCATATCTTGCAAAACAAGAAAATGTAACCTATATAGAATGTAAATCAGAAAAACAATTACTGATGGAGTTTTTTAAATTCTGGATGAAGAATTATCCTGATGTTATTACAGGTTGGAATACTAAATTTTTTGATATACCATATCTATGTAATAGAACTAAAAGACTTGTAGGTGACAAAGTTATTAATAAGTTATCGCCTTGGGGTTTGATTGAAGAAGAGAAACTAACCGTAAGAGGTAGACAACAAACTATATTTAAGATTATGGGTATATCTAATTTAGATTACCTAGACTTATATGTAAAATTTATTCCGACTAGACAAGAAAGTTATAAACTTGATTATATCGCAAAGGTAGAATTAGGTAGTGATGGTAAAGATAATAACCCATACGATACTTTTAGAGAATGGTATACGAATGACTTTCAATCTTTTGTTGATTACAATATCAAAGATGTTGAACTCGTTGACCAACTAGAAGATAAGTTAAGATTGATTGAACTTATCTTAACAATGGCCTATGAGGCAAAGATTAATTATACAGATGTATTTTCAGAAGTTAGACTTTGGGATACATTGATTTACAATCATCTATTAAAAGAGAATATACATATCCCACCTCGTACTGATAATGTTAAAGAAGAAAAATATGTCGGTGCATATGTTAAACCACCACAAGTCGGTCAACATAAATGGATTGTATCTTTTGATATTAACTCACTATATCCTCACTTGATTATGCAGTATAATATTAGTCCTGAAAAGATGATTGGTGTTAAACCTAATGGTATATCTGTAGACAAGTTATTGAAACACGCTACACCTCTTACACATTTACAAACACAAGGTGCAACTATCACACCTAATGGTGCAATGTTTAAAACAGATAGTCAAGGTTTCTTACCGAAGATTATGGAAAGTATGTACAATGATAGAGTGCATTACAAACAATTAGAATTTAAAGCAAAACAAGAATATCAAAAAACAAAAGACCCAATCTATGAAAAAGAAATATCTCGTTGTCATAATATTCAATGGGCGAAAAAGATTTCTTTGAATAGTGCCTATGGTGCAATCGGTAATCAGTATTTTAGATTTTACAATGTCAATCAAGCGTCAGCGATTACAACTGCTGGGCAGTTTATTATTCAGTATGTTGAACAAAAAGTAAATGAATTGATGAATGATATACTACAGACAAAAGGTAAGAAAGATTATATTGTTGCGTCTGATACAGATTCAATTTACCTTTGTTTAGATAGATTAGTAGAAAAGGTATGTAAAGATAAAACAAAAGAACAGAAGTTAAACTTTGTTGATAAGGTTGCAAAACAAAAGATAGAACCATTTATTGAAAAATGTTTTGAAGAAGTATCTAGTTATACAAATGCCTTTCAACAGAAGATGGTTATGAAACGAGAAGTTATCGCAGACAAAGGTATCTGGACTGCCAAGAAAAGATATATGTTGAATGTGTTAGACGAAGAAGGTTTTAGATATGAAGAACCTAAACTAAAGATTATGGGTATTGAGGCAGTAAAATCTTCAACACCAGAAGTCTGTAGAAAAGGTATTAAAGAAGCAATCAGAATTATTATGAACAAAGATGAAGACGCATTACATAATTATATTTCAAACTTTAAAGAAGAGTATTTGAAATATGAACCTGAACAGATTGCGTTTCCTAGAAGTTGTAATAATTTAAGAAAGTATTTTAGTCCTAGTGATATATTCATTAAAGGCACACCTATACATATTAAAGGTAGTCTGATATATAACTGGCACTTAAAAAATCAAAACCTAGACCAGAAGTATCCTTTGATACAAGAAGGTGATAAAATTAAATTTATATTGTTGAAAGAACCTAATCCTTTCAAGTTTAATGTATGTGCTTATCTATCTACATTACCTAGAGAGTTTAATCTGAAAGACTATATAGATTACGAGGTTCAATTTGAAAAGACTTTCCTTGACCCAATGAGATTTATACTTGGTGCGATAGGTTGGAATGCAGAACCTCAAGCAAGTCTGGAGGCTTTCTTCGGATAATGACGACATACGATTTATTTACAATCTGGTTGTTATGTCTGATAGGTTTTCAGATAGGAGAAAGGATAGCACACACAAGAATATCTTTGGCGACTTTCTTATTATGTGTTATATTAACTAAAATATTATTGATGAGTTAACATATGAAATTATTTAAAGACAAGACAGATGACTTTTTTAGATGGTTAAAAGGAACCGAACTAGTTGAACTAGATGATATAGATGTATCAGAGGATCCTGTAAGACCAGAGTTAACATTAGGTTGGCGTATCTCTAAAGGTAGAAAAATATTTGGATTAAAGTACGAAGAAAATATAGAAGGTATAATTTGTATTGCGTTTACAAATGACATACCATCAAATGTAAAAGAATTAGATATGATGTCTGAACTTGCAGACCTAAAGAACGAGAAACGAATTGCAATTGCATATACGGTATGGTCTCGTAAGAGAGGTGCAGGTAAAGAGATTATCAGTAAGGTATTAGAATATGCAAAAGCAAACTATATTGAAAGAGTGATTACATTATCACCTCTTACACCTATGGCAACACACTTTCATATTCGTAATGGTGCAAAACAAATATCAATCAATAAGGAAACGCAGAACTTTGAGTATAAACTTTCCAGTAAATAAAAAGTATAAGGTAATATATGCTGACCCACCTTGGTCATTTAAATCATTTAGTCCTAAAGGTGATGACAGAAATCCTAATCAGCATTATCAAACATTAGAACTTAAAGATATAACAGACTTACCTGTAAAACAAATTGCAGATGACAATTGTACTTTATTAATGTGGGTTGTAGACCATAGTTTAGATTTAGCGTTTGATGTTATAGACGCCTGGGGTTTCCAATACAAGACGGTAGGATTTACTTGGGCAAAAACAAATAAGAATAAACTAGGTTTCTTCACAGGTTTAGGATACTGGACAAGAGGTAATCCTGAAATGTGTTTACTTGCAACAAAAGGTAAACCTAAAAGAAAATCAAAATCAGTACCACAATTAGTCGTATCAAATAGAGAACGACATAGTAAAAAACCAGATATTATGTATCAACACATAGAAAATTTATTATCAGGTCCTTACATTGAACTTTTTGCTAGACAAAGAAGAGAAGGTTGGGATGCCTGGGGAAATCAAATAGAGGCTTGACAATGGCGATATTTTATAGTATATTACTCTTAACAATTATATTTTTAATACCAATAAGTTTACTAATAATGTGGAATGATGAAGACCCTAAACCTTAAAGATTACGCAGATGAAAATGGTTTGCCTATTATGGACACTATCCAGTTTGATAGATGGACAGAAGAACTAGGTAAAGAAAAATTTAGAGAATTACTAGCAGAATATATTGCTACTGAAAGACCAAAGTTTCCTCTCAAACAAATATCATATGAAGATATGAGAAAAAGTATTATTGACTTATCAAAGTTTGATACTTCAAAGATATGTACGCCTAAAGAACAGATTGAAAAGAAAGTATTTGAGAAGTATGATGATTACGAATATGGTTTTGATAAGTATGGTCTAGGATTGATTGACGCTCCTAGTACATATAATATATCATCTAATTATTTTCATCAACATTTAAGATTAAATTGTAGTAGTTATGGTTTCAAAGCACCTATAGATGTATGGCAAAATGGTAATGCAAAAGATGTATGGCGTTGTCTAGGTCCTATATGGCGTGGTATTAATAGTGAAAGACATTTAAAAGAAGGTACTTATATTAGTGCATTTAGATTAGGTACATATATTGCAACACAATTTAAACCTGTTGTTGCGAAAACTTTATATGATATGACAAATGCAAGAACGGTATTAGATACCTCTTGTGGTTGGGGTGATAGACTTGCAGGTTTCTTTTCTAGTAGTGCAGAAGAATATTATGGTTGCGACCCAAACCCTAACACATATAAACAATATATGAAACAGATTGAAGAGTATAGTAAATTCTTTCCTAATAAAAAAGTTAAGATATATAATTGTGGTGCAGAAGATTTACCTTATGATGAATTACCAGATATAGATTGTGCCTTTACAAGTCCACCATACTTTAGTACTGAACAATATAATAAAGGTGGTGATAAAGAAGAAAATCAATCGTGGTTTAAATTCAACGAATACGAGAAGTGGAGAGACGACTTCTATTTACCTGTTGCAGAAAAGACTATGAGTAAATCAAAGTTTATGTTAGTCAACATTATGGATCCAAAGATTAAGAATGTTAGATATAGGTCAAGTGATGAATTGATAAATAGTCATAGAGAAAAGTTTTTAGGTCAAATTGGTATGGTTATTATGCAAAGACCTCAAGGTAATGCTAAGTTTAAAACTAAAGAAGAACTGAACGAATTTATGGCAATGAAATATATTGAGAATGTTTGGTGTTTCGGTCCTAAAGATTATGATTTCTTCTCTTCTAGTAGAAAAGGTACATTAGAAAACTTTTTATGATAGGAATGATAAAAGAAAAAGAATATAACGATTTAAAACCATACTGGGATTATCAAAGAAAAGTTGCATACAATAAAGAACAAGTGTTCAAAATGGTTGCAGGCTTTGAAGGTAGAGTATTATCCCACGATGGACCTGTTTCATTAGACGAGTTTAGAACAAACTTGTGGAACAAGATACCATCAGAAGAGTATGAAGACCCACCGAAAGATTGGGTACCGGAAGATGAGAATTTACGATTAGAAAACGAAGTATACAAGCCTGGTCGTAAAGTTATTCTCAAAGCAAAACAAGCACAGGCTGTTGACAAATAAGCAACATTAGTATAATATGGAGTAATTATGAGTGATTTTTTAAAAGATATAATTAAAGAGACTGGCAACGAATATGCCACACTTGCAAGTGAAGGTGTGGATGCTGGTGATGTATCAAACTTTGTTGATACAGGTTGTTATTCATTAAACGCCTTATTATCTGGTACCATTCACGGTGGTATGCCTGGTAATAAAATTACAGCAATCGCTGGCGAGGCTGCAACAGGAAAGACTTTCTTTGCATTAGGTATCTGTAAACATTTTTTAGATAACGATAAAGACGCAGGTGTTATTTACTTTGAAAGTGAAAGTGCCGTATCTAAAAATATGATTGAAGATAGAGGTGTAGATAGTAAAAGATTTGTCGTAGTACCTGTAGCAACCGTACAAGAATTTAGAGCTCAAGCAATCAAAGTTGTAGACAAGTATCTGGAACAACCAGAAGATAAAAGAAAACCTATTATGTTTGTATTAGATAGTTTAGGTATGTTATCTACTACAAAAGAAATGCAAGACACAGCAGAAGGTAAAGAGACTAGAGATATGACAAGGTCTCAAATTGTGAAGTCTACATTTAGAGTATTAACTTTGAAACTTGGTAAAGCAAACATTCCTATGATTATGACCAATCACACCTATGATGTTATTGGTTCAATGTTCCCTCAAAAAGAAATGGGTGGTGGTAGTGGTCTTAAATATGCTGCCTCATCTATCATCTATCTTGGTAAGAGAAAAGTAAAAGACGGCACAGAAGTTGTCGGTAATATTATTCATTGTAAAAATTACAAGTCAAGGTTGACAAAAGAAAATGCACAAATTGATGTTATGTTAACTTATGAAAAAGGCCTTGACAAATATTATGGTCTATTAGATATTGCAGTTGAAGAAGGTATCTTCAAAAAAGTATCTACTAGAATTGAAACGCCTGATGGTAAAAAAGTATTCGGTAAGAATATAATTGAAAATCCTGAAGAGTATTTTACAAAAGAAGTATTAGAGAAGATAGATGAAGCAACAAAACGAAAATTCCTCTACGGATAAAAGATACACCTTTGCACAAAGACCAGGAGACGATTATAGTTGTATAAAAATCGTTGAAGGTAAGTACAAAGATGTCATATACAAGTATGGCAAGGTACAATTTGCGAAAGATGAAAACGCAGATGGTAAGTTGCCTTTGCAGTTTGAATGGACTCTATTAAAGAAACCAGAAGAACTGGACTTGGATATTGACAAAGAAGCATTTTTGCAGTATATTGGAGATATATTAGTAGAACTTTTAGAAGAGAGAGTAAATGATGGAACAATCCTTGATGACAAATAGACTTGAAGACACAATCTTAACAAACTTAATATTCAATGAAGAGTATAGTAGAAAAGTATTGCCTTTTCTTAAAGATGAATATTTTGGCACAAGAAGTGATAAAATTTTATTTGCCTCAATTGAAGAGTTTATAACTAAATATAATAATCTTCCTACAAAAGAGACCTTGATTATAGAATTAAACAATCGGAAAGATATAAACGAGGAAGAGTTTAAGGCTATACGAACAACGATAAACGGATTAACTCCGCAAGAAAATGATATACAATGGTTGTTTGACACTACGGAGAAATTCTGTAAAGACAAGGCGGTAAACAATGCAGTACTTAACGGCATTAAAATCTTGGATGGAAAAGACCAGAAAAGAACTCCAGAGGCCATTCCTTCAATTTTATCTGAAGCTCTTGCTGTGTCTTTTGATAATCATATTGGGCACGATTACATTGGGGATGCAGATGATAGATTTGATTATTACCACAGGAAAGAATTAAGACTTCCTTTTGATTTACAATATTTTAATCGTATAACTAAAGGCGGTGTTCCGCAGAAAACTTTAAATGTTTGTCTTGCAGGTACAGGTGTAGGTAAATCTTTGTTTATGTGTCACCTCGCCGCCTCTAGTTTACTTGAAGGTAAGAATGTATTATACATTACACTTGAAATGGCAGAAGAAAGAATTGCCGAAAGAATTGACGCAAACTTATTAGATGTAACCACAGACGACTTACACGCTTTACCTAAACAAATGTTTGATGATAGAATTGAGAAGTTAAAGAAGAGAAGTCCTGGTACATTAATTGTCAAAGAATATCCTACAGCGTCTGCTCATAGTGGACATTTCAAAGCATTATTAAATGAACTTGCATTAAAGAAAAGTTTTAAACCTGATGTATTGATGATTGACTATCTTAACATATGTGCTTCTAGTAGATTTAAAGGTGGTAATATATCATCTTATTTCTATATCAAAGCAATCGCCGAAGAGTTAAGAGGTCTTGCTGTTGAGTTTAAATTACCTATATTTACTGCCACTCAAACAACTAGAAGTGGTTTTGTATCTACAGACATTGGTCTGGAAGATACTTCTGAAAGTTTTGGTCTACCGGCAACTGCTGACTTTATGTTTGCTTTGATGTCTAGTGAAGAACTAGATAGTCTTAATCAGATGAAAGTAAAACAATTGAAGAACAGATATAGTGACCCAGCAATCAATCGTAGTTTTATTATCGGCGTTGATAGAAGTAAGATGAGATTGTATGATGTAGAGCAAAAGGCACAAAACATTGTAGACGCCAATCAGGAGAAAGATATTGCTGAAACAGACCCTTACGACAAGTTTTCAGACTTTAAAGTTTAAACTTATGCCTAGAAAATCAACTAAACCTATCAAACAAAAACAAAGTAGAATGCTTGAGAAAGGCGAGAAACTTCATTACACTAAAGTAATGATTAAGAAAAAAGGAAAGATTTACTGGAGAGTTATAGAAAAACCTACCAATGTAATAGTAAAAGATTTCTTTTTTGAAAAAGACGCCAGAGCATTAGTTAGATTTCAAAACAAACACCGTGTATGGGAAGTCAATGGTGGTATCCCACACTTTCTTTGTGAATTAAATCCAAAATAATTTATTTTTTGCTCGTTTTTTGCTTGACACTATGCTGTATGCGTGTTATAGTATACACATAATCAAACAGAAAAGGACTAAATTATGAACTTTCCACTTAAAAATACTAACGACCAAATCAACTTCTTGTCTGCTGACAACGGAGAAATTCAAATACAGACCGAACAAGGTCTTATCTACAACACAGCGAAAGTAGAAACTATCGCTAAAATCATTAAGAACCATACCATTCCTATGGACGGTGTTATGTCTTCTTCATCTATGGACTTTGCAGATGAATATGGATTTAAGACTTGGGACGGCGCTCAGAAGTTGTGGCAAGCTGCCTGTGATATGGTTGCAAACGAAATACTAGAAACAGCATAAAGGATAATCCAAGTGAGGCCTCGTAGCTCAACTGGATAGAGCACCAGTCTTCTAAACTGGATGTTGCAGGTTCAAGTCCTGCCGAGGTCGCCAGCTTGACAAATCCATAAATATGTAGTAGTATTAATCATTATATAAACTTTTATGGAGATATAAATGGCAGTTTTTAAGAAAGACGACTTTATCAGACAAGGGCAACCTTACCGTGCCAAAAGTGGTAAGTATGCAGGTAAAACTAGGTTTGAAATTGTTGAGTTAATGATTAAGAACAAAGAGAGATTTGTAGAAGGTGCTACTTCTTCTGGTCGTAAACTAGAAGGTATGTCTGTAGTATCTAAAAAAGGTGAATGGCCTTGTGTGATTAAAGTTAAATCAGATACAGGTAATAAGTCAGAAGAAATCTCACTTACTAAAGTTTACAAGTCGCCACTCTTCGGAGGTGGTGGAGGTTCTGGAGGTGGTGCAGCTGTAACCGCAGTAACCGAAAGTGGTCAATGTTATTATTGTTCACTAGCATTTAATGTAGTACGAGGACCTATTAAATTAGAACATTGTACAGACGAGAACTTTACAAAGGCTGCTCGTTATGTTCAAGCAACCGTATCGTACAAAGCATTTAAAGATAGAGTACCATCTGATTGGATTGAAAGTGGTACATTTATAAAAACAGCAAATGTAGTTTATAAAAAGTATTCAAGTAAAATTTCTGGTGCAACATACTTTCATAGAGGTAGTCCTTTTATGGCAAAAGTATATGCAGCCAAAAAAGAAGTAGTGCGATTAGATAAAGCAATGGCACAAAAAGATGGTAGAGCACCTGCCGCTCCTGGTAGTTTTTCAGATGACAAATGGAATCCAGGTGATATATGGATGACGACAATGAGTCCTGGTGCAGACCCATTAATGCAGTTTAAAAAAGATTGGGGTGTATTAAATCAAGCAGTACTAGATAAGGCTGGTAGATTGAATACTCCTAGAACTTTCTTATTAGGTATCTCTCTAAAGAAATTAGGTAGTACCGTTAAGTTAGAAGAATACAATGCTCCTGATAGAGTGAAGTTAGTATCACACCCATTTAAGAGATTTGTATTTGGAAGAAATAATGATTTCTTTTCGTCAATTGATATGTATATGTACATAGGTCAAGCGAATGTTCAGTTTAGAGCATTTAATTCTACTTCAAGTTGGCAAGGAGAAATAAAAGGATTGAGTGCTGCCGGTGGTAAAATCGGTGGTGGTAATTTGAATTTTTATTGCGAGAAACACATACGAAAATCTATAGGTCAACAAGGCATAATGAACGGTTGGAGAGAAACACCTAGTAATCAAGTCAAGTTAAATGATATGTATTACCTATATAAGAAGTATGCGAAGAATCCTTGTGATGTAAAACAATTTATCAAACAATGTTTAGAAAAAGGTGGTAGTTTTATATTCAGTAAGAATATGTGCCTTCTCTTTTTAGACACAATGATGTCGGCAACCTCTACACAAAGAAATAAAGTATGTACAGATATTATAAAATATGCAGCTTCTAGTACTGATTTATCATCTTTTTATGTGAAGGTGTCATAAGACTTATAAATATAAGAGACGAAGTGAGTATTATATTGATGGATAGTTTATTTGTATATGGAAAAAATGAAGGACAACAATGTTTAGTTTTAAAGGATATTCTAGCTCAGGTACGAACACACACCTAGAGCATTTAGAAGACGAAATTATTAATAACGGAGCCAAAGGCGGTAGAAACGCAATAGCATTTTTACAATCTTTGCAGAAAATGTTAACAGGTAATGTTAGCAATAGAGTAAATGTAACCGTTAAGTGGGACGGTGCTCCTGCGATAGTATGTGGAATCAATCCTGAAAACGGCAAATTCTTTGTCGGTACAAAATCTGTATTCAATAAAACTCCTAAAATCAATTACACTTCAGCAGACATTAATAGAAATCACCCAGGTGGTGTCGGTGCAAAATTACAAGTTGCATTGAGAGAATTAAAAAAATTGGGTATAAGAGGTATCGTACAAGGCGATTGTCTCTTTACCAATGAAGATAAGAAAGTGGCAAACATAGATGGACAATCTATGATTACCTTTACTCCTAACACAATAACATATGCTATGCCTGTTGCTAGTGCTGTCGGTCGTAAGATTGCTCGTGCTAGAATGGGCATAGTGTTCCATACACAATATACAGGTTCAAAGATGTCTGAACTAAATGCCAACTATGGATATGTTAAAGGTATTAGAAGTGGTAGTGTATGGGTACCATCAGCAGAATATAAAGACGCAAGTGGTAGTGCCAGTTTCAATCGTGGAGAAGTTGCCAAGTTTAATGCACAATTAAGAATGGCACAAGGAAGTTTATCTAAAGCAGGTCCTATGTTAAATCAGTTTGATAGTAGAGACCCGAATAGTGTAGGTTTTAAATTAAAAACTTATTTCAATAGTATCGTAAGAGGTACACAAGGTATGGGAAGTGTTAAATCATTAGTAGATGGTTTTGGTCCATACTATGAGAATTTTATCAATGCAGAAATAGACGCAAGAAAAACAGCAAAAGGTAAAGAAAAATTTAAACAAGCAAAAGAAGAGAATATGAAATTTATTGCAAGAAATAAACAAGCACTTTATTTTGCAATTGCAACATATGTAACCTTACAGAATTGCAAAAACATTGTACTACAAAAACTAGCACAGATACAATCAATCGGACATTTTTTAAGAACTGATAATGGTTATAAGGTAACATCACCTGAAGGTTATGTTGCAACAGATAAGATTGGTAATGTAGTTAAACTTGTAGACAGATTAGAATTTAGTAGAGCAAACTTTACTATTGCAAAAGATTGGGTGAAAGGATAATATGGACACATTTAAACAATACCTATTTAATTATTTAAATGAAGCAAAACAAACCAGAGTTATCATAATGGGTGGTCCTGGAAGTGGTAAATCAACTTATAGTGAATACATTATAAGACACTTCGGTATCAAACATATTTACCCAGGTGGTTTATTAAGAAAAGAAATTGATAAAGGTGGTCCTGAAGGACAAAAGATTAAGAACTTATTAGACCAAGGTAAGTTTGCACCTAACGAAACGGTATTAAAATTAGTTAAGAAAGCATTACAAGAGAAAGACGCTTCAAAAGGTTATGTGTTAGATGGTTATCCTAGATATATGCAACAAGTAAGAGATATGGAACAAAATGGTATCGCTTATGATGTTGTTGTATTCCTTGATGTGAGTAAAGAAGAAGTTATTAAGAGACTTACAAAGAGAGGAAGAAAAGATGATAAGCCAGATATTATTAATGATAGAATCCAGTTATACAAAAAAGAGACAGGACCTGCCATTGAACATTTTAGGAAAAGACCTGGGTTTATATCTGTCAAAGCAGAAGGAAAAGAACCTGGCGATATTGCGAAAGACATTATTAAGGAGATAGAAAATGCAATTTAATGAATATCAAACTCTCGCTGCCAACACAGCAATATATCCACTTGCAAGTAAGGTAACTTATCCTGCATTAGGATTATGTGGTGAAGCAGGTGAAGTCGCAGAAAAAGTTAAGAAGAATATTAGAGACGGTGCAAGTGAAACATTTAAAGAAGATATGAAAAAAGAACTAGGTGATGTACTATGGTATGTATCAGCACTCGCTAGAGATTTAGATATTACACTTGAAGATGTTGCAAATGCAAACTTAAAAAAATTAGAAGATAGAAAGAATAGAAACAAAATTAAAGGTAGTGGAGATGACCGATAAGTATAGACCTTTACCAGATAATATTACAATTAAATTATCGCCCATAGAAGGTTTTGGTTTATTCGCTACAAAGAAGATTGATAAGATGACAGATTTAGGTATATCTCATTTAACTATGGGAAGAGAATTATATAGAACACCACTTGGTGGTTTCTTAAATCATAGTGATAAACCTAATTGTCAAAAGATAGAAGTTGATGGAAAATATTATGTACAAACACTAACAGATATTAAAAAAGGAGAAGAGTTAACTTTAAAGTATACTCTATATAAAGTATGAAGACTTTTAAAGCACTAATACAAGAAGGCGTTTACGACCCAGGTATATTCAAAGCGTTCTTCCTTGCAGGTGGTCCAGGTTCTGGTAAATCATATGTTACCAATAGAACAACTGGAGGTATGGGTTTGAAGTTAGTAAACTCCGATATAAGATTTGAAAAATATTTAACAAAGGCAGGTCTCTCATTGAAAATGCCTGACAAAGAAGCAGACGCTAGAGACCCATTAAGACAAAGAGCAAAACAGGTTACTGGTGACCAGATGGACTTATATATTAGAAATAGATTAGGTCTAGTCATTGACGCTACTGGTAGAGACTATAACATTATTAATAAACAAAGAAGTATGTTAAGAATGTTAGGTTACGATACTTATATGATGTTCGTAAATACTTCACTAGAAGTTGCATTAGCAAGAAACAAAGTAAGAACAAGAAGCGTACCACCTGAAATCGCAAAGAAAAGTTGGTCTGTCGTACAAAGTAATATCGGTAGATTTCAAAACTTATTTGGTGGTCAGAATATGATTGTTGTTGATAATAATAACGCAAGTGAAGATACATTAAATAAAGTATACACACGAATTAGAGGTTTAGTTAACAAACCTGTCCAGAATTTTGTTGCAAAAAGATGGATAGAAAACGAGTTATCTAAAAAGAAAAATGCCAGATAATTTTCAAAAGAAACATAGAATGGACTATGTAAAAGAATTATTGAAGAAGTGCAAGTCTGTAGCAGAAGACTTGAATGATTTAACACACCCTAAAGTAGAACCAAAACCTGTACAAAATATTGTAGGTGATTGGAAGAAAATAGATGTAGCACCACCTACAGAAAACGATAGTCCAGAAACTAAAAGAGAAATGGAAATGATGACTGAACTATTTAAAGAAAGAAATAGTGCAGTTGAGAAAAGTGTAGAGAACCACGACCAAGAAGTATTTTATGGTATAGAAAAATACCTAATGCAATACAACCTTGAATATAATATGAAAGATATTAAAGAGTTGAAAAAAGCAGGTAGTGGTGTAGTAAGACATTATAAAAACAAATTTCAAAGACCAAGACCATATGAACTTGCAGAAGCAATGAATATGAAGTTTGATAGTATGGAGTTAATTTCAGATAGTATGAAAACTCCTGCGTATCCATCTGGTCATAGTTTACAAAGTAGACTACTTGCAGAATACTATGGTAAATTATATCCTAAACATAAAGATAATCTAATAGAACTTGCTGATGAATGTGGTTATGGTAGAGTTGTTGCAGGTTGGCATTATCCATCTGACCATTTAGTTTCTGTAAAAATTGCTCAGGAATTAATCAATATGGTTAATATTCAGGAAAGTATTATAGATATTCCTAGAAAAACATATGCACCAGGTGTATTTGATGACGAAGATACAAACAATCCTAAATTAAAACCAAGTGTAGTAAAACAAATACAAGACCAAATTAAAGTATTTGCAAAAGATTATCCAGTAATTAAGTATGGTTTAATCGGTTCTATATTAACAAAGAGATATAGAAATGACGCAGATTTAGATATTAATGTATTGTTTGATGTACCAGTAGAAAAAAGAGAAGAAGAAAGAGTTAATCTTTCACAAAAATATTTAAGTGCAAAGAATCCTAATAGTGTGAATGGTAAATTAATACCAGGCACAAAACATCCTATTAACTATTATTTCTTAACAGACGAAGAAACATATAAATCACAAGAGAAGAAAGCAGACGCAGTATTTTCAATTACTAGAAATGTATTTGTAAAAAGACCAGATGACTTTACTTTTAATGTAAGTGATTATATTGATGACTTCAATAAGAAAGTACAAGAAATAGATGTAGTCAAAGGTGAATTAAAAAGAGACATTATTGACTATGACGAATTACAAGAATTAGGTCCTAACGATATAGAAAACTTACAAGGTAGAATAGAAAGTAAGTTAGAAGAAATAGAAAACGATATAGAGGACATAATAAAAATTGGTGACGGAGTTGACGCAGATAGACGAAGTGCGTTTGACAAAGATATGTCGCCAGACGAAATCAGAAAGTATGGTATAAAAAATAGATTGCCTAAAAATGTAATCTATAAGATGTTAGAGAAATATCATTACATTACTTTCTATAAGAAGTGCAAGAAGATTTTAGATGACGGCGAGGTAACAGACGCTGAAATAGATAGTCTAAAAACTGAAGCAGTAGGCACACCTAAAAAACATATAGCATTTACATTTGGTAGATTTAATCCACCAACGATAGGCCACGAAAAGTTAATTAACAAAGTGGCGTCTGTAGGTGCTAATGATTATCTCATTGTGCCAAGTGGTTCGCAAGACCCAAAGAAAAATCCATTAAAAGTTAACGACAAGATTAGAGTTATGAAGTCTATGTTTCCTAGACACGCAAGTAAGATAAAACAAATTACTGGTGCTAGAACAGCGATTGAAGTTGTTAATAAATTAAATGGCAAAGCAAACGAAATAACAATGGTAGTTGGTTCAGATAGAGTAAGAGAATTTGAAACACTACTTAAAAAGTACAACGGTGTACAAGCAAGAGGAACTAATTACGAGTTTGATAAAATCAATATCGTATCTGCTGGCGAAAGAGACCCAGACGCTGAAGGCGCTATGGGAATGTCAGCAAGTAAAATGAGAGACGCTGCCACTAAAGGTGATTTAGTATCTTTCAAAAAAGGTTTACCAACTACATTTAGAGACAAAGAAAAATTATTTGGTCTAATTAGAAAAGGTATGAACTTGGCTGCTGGTTATGGTCCTGGTTTAGGAACATATAAACCTATGACAAGTATTGAAAACTTTACTCAATGGCAATTGAGAGACTTGTATATCCGTGAACAAATATTTAACATAAATGATATGGCTGAAGACCAAGAACAAGAAATTACAGGTAAAGTAATTCGTAGAAGTACGAACTATATTGTGTTAGAAGATAATAATTCTAACTTACATAAATGTTGGATTTGGAATTGTATTCCACAATCTTTCATAGACGAGACTAAACTACACGAAATTAATTTAAATGTTGATTATGGTTTTGAAGCCGTGTCGGAAACGGAAGTCAAAATGAACAACGAAGAATATGGTAAGAAATTACCACAAGATAAAGATGTAAAAGATAAGAAAGGTACTCAACCGAAGAAGTACTATAAAGATATGAAGAAAGGTGAGAAAGACAAAAGAGCTGCTCACTTTGCAAAACAAAAATATAAGAAGTCTGATGGAGACAAAGATTATAAGGCTGCACCAGGCGACAAAGACGCAAAGACTAAAACTAGTGTACATACGAAGAAGTATCAACAGATGTATGGTAAAGAAGCGTATGAGATAGGTAAAGATTGGGCTAATCATACTAAAGATATGACACCTGGAGAGACTAGTCCAGAGCGTCCTATAACGGCAAAAGAGCGTGCTGAACAAAGTCCAGAGAGAATTAATGCAGAAGATATACAGAAATGGGCTTCTTCAAGTGAGACTATTGATAAATATAAGAAACGATACGGCGAAGAGTATCAAAAAGAATTAGATGAAGCTGTGAATAAAATGGAGGAAAGATTGAAAGTACAATCTTTTAAAGAGTATGTTAAGATTTAGTGATTACGCAAACAAGATAACTACTAGTTTACACTATCACATAGAGAACAACATACCTCTTGCTGAAAACATTTATAGAGTACACAGCGAAGAGTTTTATGCCTTGTTTAGAGAAGCAAGACACTTATATAATGAAGGCCTTTTACAATGCGATAGTGAATGGGATGTAAAATTGTTAGAAACTAATATCGGAGAATTTGCCGATTACGAAGGTATGAAAGTACCTTTAGATTGTCCGATACAAGAAGAAGACGAAAAGAATCCGCCTTTAAACAAACCAAAAAAAGGTGGACCTAAAAAGTTTTATGTCTTTGTAAGAGACGGTGAAAAGATTAAAAAGGTAACTTGGGGAGACACAACTGGTTTAAAAGTCAAATTGAATGACAAAGAAGCCAGAAAATCTTTTGCAGCTAGGCACAGATGTGACCAGCAGAAAGATAGAACAAAAGCCGCATATTGGGCTTGTAATCTTCCGAGATATGCGAAGTCATTAGGACTATCGGGAGGTGGTAACTTTTACTGGTAGGAGGTGACGATGGAATTTTATGATATGCGACCAGATGAAACGGCGACGGAAGATGTATTTCAACGAAGTTTCAATCAGGATGCCAAAGAAGAAAATTTAGTTTGGCATAGAGATAAAAGAGATAGAGAGATAAGAATTATTGCAGGAGTAAATTGGAAATTACAAATGGACAATCAACTCCCAGTCGTTATGAAAGTCGGAGATGTTTTCAACATACCTAAGGAAACATTTCATAGAGTACATAAAGGTGAAGGTAGACTAATAATAGAAATAAAGGAATCTTAGGAGAATAAAATGACAAGATATACGCAATCAATGAGAGCCGCATTAGAAGAGGTGTGGGCAAATGATATTCAAATTGATGAAGGCAAAATGAAGACTATCGCAACTCTCTTTGACCAGGGTAAATCTGCCGAAGACATTGCAAAGAAAATGAAGTTGCCACTAGCAACTATCAAAACAATTCTAGGTGAAGAAGATATTAAAGAAGATAATCTTTTAGAGTTTACAGACGCTCAAATTGCAAAACTTAAAAAAGAATATTCAGGACTTGCAGGTAAAAGAATTTCACTTGCGAGAGCAAACCAATTAAGAAATATCTTTGATAGAATTGCAGATGTTCAATTACCTAAACTCTTCAAAGCAGACATTCCTTTTATTAGTGCTATGGCAGTATCTCGTATGATACAAAAAGGTATCAAAGTACCTAAAGGTGTTAAACTAACAGCATTTGAAAATAAATCTTGGGACCAAGTTATTTCAGAATATACAGAATATGTTGAGTATATGGCAAAGAACTCTGGTGAAGCAAGTAAGATTGCCTCTATGTTTAAAGGTAAAACTGGTGGTGGAGAAATTTCTAAATCTGGTTCAGAAGTTAGAATTGATAGTGCAAAAGATGTTGAACCTATACACAACACGGTAATGAAAAACTTTCCTGATACTAGAATACTTACAAAAGAAGATGACGAATTAAAAGAAGGTACTGGAACTATCAAAGGTTTTAGAGACGACAAAGAAAAATCAAATATGATTTCACTTGCGAAACAACACGGACTTAAAGTTTCAGATGTTGCAGGTGGTATACAATTAAAAGGTAATATGAGAAAGATATTAGATATGCAGTTGGCTGCTGGTTCACACTTGAAGACAGAAAGTTTAGATGAAGCAGTACTTGCTGGTAGAGATTACAAATATACAGGTAAAGGTCCTGTAGAAATCAGTAAAGCAAACTTTAAAAAGATTTCAAAAGACTTTAAGAAGACAACACCAGGGCAAGAAATGATGGTAGTACTTGACCCTAAAACACACGGCACGGTACTTGCACCTGTTAAGTTTACAGAAGAAACAGAAAACGGTGAAGTAGATAGTGGTAAGATTAAATTAAAAGATTTAATTGGTAAGAAAGAAGACAAGAAAGAAGATAATAAAGAAAAGACTAAAGATACAATTGATGGTTTAAAAGACCAAATTCATATGTTGAAAACAAAATTAGAAAACGAAAAGAATAAGGCAATCAAACCTGAACCAAATCCTGATACAGGTGAAGTTCCTCTCCAAGTTGGTATTGCACATAAGATATTAAGAGATAAAGAAAAAGCTGAAACAAAAAAGAAATCTGTAGATGAAGGCTTCGCTTCAGACGCACAAAGAAAAGCTGCGTTTGCAAACGGATATAAAGAAAAAGGTAAAGACAAAAAAGAAGATACAGACTTAACTAAAGACCAAATCAAACAAGTACACAAAAAGGCAGATGAATTACCGAAGAAGAAATTTAAAGACGCTTATGGTAAAAAAGGTGATAGTGTAAGATATGGTACAGCAACTAATATAGTTAAGAAGAAATTAAATATAGAGAATAAAGACCATCCTGCTAAAATGAAGTACGAACAGATAGAAGGTCTTAAAAAGAAAGCAGAAAAATCTGGAATGCCATATGGTATTCTAAAGAAAGTTTACGATAGAGGAATGGCTGCCTGGAAAGGTGGACATAGACCTGGTGCTAGTCAACATCAATGGGCATTTGCTAGAGTAAATTCATTCATAACAAAATCAAGTGGAACTTGGGGTGGGGCAGACAAAGACCTTGCCGCTAAAGTAAAAGGAAAGTAATATGTCATATTTAAAAAGTAAACCTGGTTCAGTAGAAGAAGCGATAACAGCTGCAGTAATGCAAGAGAAGTTATCTCCTAAACAACAGAAACTAGATAAGAACAATAACGGTAAGATAGATGGTTCTGACCTTGCAAAATTAAGAGCAAAGAAAGAAGATAATACTGGAGATACGGTATTACCTAAATCACAGGAACCAAAAGACCCTATGAACATCAAGTCTAAAGAACCTGAAAAGAAAACTACTGAAAATCAGACAAAATCTGACAAGATAGATGTTAATCCAAAGATAGATTATCAAGCATAATCGTATTTTTTTTCATTTTTTTGCTTGACAAGGCTGATTTTTTATGTTAGTATAAAGCATAATGAGAAAAGGATTAAACACTATGAAATACAAAGAACTACGACAAGATGTAGTACATCAAGTCAAAAAAATATCACTTACAAACGAAGCATTTAGACAAGACAATAAGAAGTTGCCTCGTATCTATTGTGATATGGACGGTGTTCTTTGTAATTTTGAACAGGCTGCTGAAAAAGCAGTTAAAATGCCATTATCACAATGGGCATTAGAACCTAGAAAAAAATTTAAAACAATAAGAGATAAGTGGCAACCAATAATGCAGACTAAAAATTTCTGGTCTACATTACCTTGGAACCCAGGTGGTCAAAGACTATGGTCATTTATTAATAAGTATGACCCACATATCTTATCTGCTTATGTAGAACAAACTACAGACCCTAATTGTATACCTGGCAAAAGTAAATGGGCTAGAACAAAATTAGGAATGTCTGGTAGTAAAGTGAATTTAGTAAAAAGAAGAGAAAAACAAAACTTTGCTAAAGTTGGTGGTATGCCAACAATTCTGATTGACGACTATATAAAAAACATAAATCAGTTTAGAAGTAGAGGTGGTATCGGTATTCATCATACAAGTACTGCTAAAACTATCAATGAACTAAAGAAACTTGG